TTACGTTTCGGCTCTTTCAGCAACCTTGAACGTATCATTTTGTTGTTGGAGATAGGAAGCACCCACTGTTCCGGCAACGCCGAATAATAGAACTGCACAGATAAATAGTTTAGTTTTCATATTGCTTCTCCCCTTTTGATTTGTCTTCTTGCTTCATTTGCCAAACGATAAAATTCAACTGCACCCCAAGCATCCTGTTTTCCAGTGAGAAAATCTGCTACAGAGACACCATAGCTTTCCATGTCAGGGTATATACTTCTTTCTTTGAAGAACTCGAATGTTTTCCTAACTAAGTCTAAATCATAGTCCAAGAAAAGTCCTTTAACCATTTTTAACTTTTCAAGTACCATTTCATTGTTATGCCGTTCAGCCAACTGTTTGGCCTGTTCATAAAATTTTTTTGCGTTTTCAATGTCATTTTGCCTTCCCTTTAAGAAGGAGATAACAAATAATGTTTTAGCAGCGTAATCATGATTTTCCGGCTCAATGATTTGAAGTGACTTATTAAAGTGAAAAAATGCTTTATCAAGTTCTTCCATTTGATTATAACATAATCCAATATTAAACAGTGCTGAACGCATCAAATGCCCACGATTCTTTTCACTTTTGTTTAGCTCTACTGCTTCCTGATACGCTTTGTATGCTTGCTTTAAAGCTTCATCAAACTTCATACTGTCCAATAAATTACCAAATATGACGAATTGACAGCGTACCTTTTGTACCCCGTATGTAGGGCTCCCGTCAATAGCAGGTTGCTTTTTAAATATATCGTAAGCCCTCATGGCATAATTCATTGAAAAATAAGTCTGTTTCATGTGGTAATACACTTCTGACAATTTAAAATAAAATTCAGCTTTTTCAACTTCAATATCTTCGCTCTCAATTGAATCCAAATATCTCTCAGCTTGTCTATAGTGATTAAGGGAGAATGCCAACTCCTTTTGTCTAAAATAGAACATGCCCATGAAAAAATAATAGTAATATTCGAGCATTCCTGTTAAGTTTTCATGGCCTTCATATGCTTTTAACTCACCATAATTTTTCTCAATGTCTTTTATAGCGTTAGGATACATATATGCCAACATTAGCTTATGTCTAAACTCAAGTAGGGAGCAGTATAGTAAAACATCTTGGTTTTCTTCCATAATTTTTATTTCCTGCATAACTTCTTTACGCATTTCTTCTGCTCTACCGACCCAATTCTTTTTAATAGCCACATACCAATGATTCATCTTTGTTGCTACTAAATCATAAGGAATGACCTTTTCGTTCTTCAAGTCCTAAACCCCTTTCAAATCCATTTTATTATATAGTTGCACTGGAGGAAAGAAATGTAAAGGGAATTTGAGTGAAAATTAAAAACAAATCAATAATTTGATTATGAACGAAACGAAAAAAATACCCTCCTCGTTAGAGAAGGGTATATGATCAATTTGCTGTTGCTTTTAGAGAAGCAAGCCACTCATCTAATGTTCCAGAGAAACCTTGTTGAACGGCTAATTCATATGCTGATTTTCCATCTTTACCGGCAGCGCCAGTAGCACCTTTAACCCCGGTTGCACCTGTAGCTCCAGTGTCGCCTTTTTCACCTTTTAATGATGCTAACCATTCCTCTACAGTTCCTGAAAAACCATTGTCCACTGCAATATCATAAGCAGATTTCCCAGTGACAATTGAGACATTAACCATTGGATTGAAGAAACTCATTTATGCGCCCCCAAAAAGTTATATATTATTCCTGACTCAGAAATTTTAAAGCTTGTGATAGGTGAATCATGAGCGTCCATTTGAAAGCCTTGTCCAGCTCTTAAATAGATAGGATCGCCACCATTGATTGATACGTGGCATTCCTGATCATTCGAAAAGCTGAATTTATAGAAAGAATATTTAATCGTCCAGGTTGCAGGTGGGGAAGGGATTACTTCATGGTTAGATTCTGACTTCTCAAGCATTGGACTTCCGATATATCCAGATCCTATTTGCATGATCAAAAATCATTCCTTTCTTCTTGAAAATGAAAAAAAGGGGAGACAAACTCCCCAAGTTATTTTGGTTCTGTGTATTCCATTGCTTGATCGCTGTCTGAGATACCTGTAGTGGTTGGATCCACTACAACCCCCATTGCAGTTAGAAATGTAAGCAAAGCATTAAATTTCTCAGTAAGATCATCGCTAAATACAGAAATATCGTATCCAAAAGCAGATGCAATAGCTTGTGCAAACAAAAGAGTTGCAGAGAAGATTGCAACCAGGAATGTTTTCTTTTTTAGTCTTACTTTCCAGTTAATTTTAGTCATTAAATCGTCTCCTTATAAATTAGCTAATTTAGTGATATCAACACCAGCGATCTCTGCACCAAGCAGTAAGAGAATAATTAAAACTAAAATCTTTAATGTCTTTCCGAATGTTCCTTCTAATAAGTTTTGAAGCCACTTTGTCTGCGACTGATTAACTTGCTGAAATTCATTTCTTAATCCAGCTATCTCAGTGGTGAACAAATTTTTTGTTTCAACAAGGTTTTTTTCCTGATTCTCAACAACAGTTGTAAGCCTAATGAGCGATTCACTTGTTGTTTTTTGTGTTTCTAACATGATTTTTCTATCTTCTGCTTGTTCTTTAAGACGTTCTTTAATATGAGAGACCTCGGTCTTTAAAACTTCATAATTTTCTTTTTCAGCCACAATGCAATCATCCTCCATAAAAAATAGGAGGTAATGACACATCACCTCCTAAATAATTATTGATACACTTTGAGCTACAATCATCCTCAAAGATATTTAAATATATTTAGATTTTTGACCCAAATTGTCCTGAGATGTAGCCGCGTTTACCTTTGTAGATAACTTCCCAGTAACCCTTAGCATTGTTTGACCCTTTCACTGAGCCAGAAATGCTGAGTGTGTCACCTAGCTTCACAGTGCCGAGATTCTTCGCTTTGTTTTTATCGGGTCTGTCCATAACGATTGCAGCGCTTTGTACACCGACAATTTTAATTTTGCCTACAGATTTGATACCACTGCTTTTAGGCTTAGAAGTGGATTTAGGCTTTGGGGTTGATTGTCCAAGTTCAGCATCACTTTTAATGTATTTCACATTTACGTAACCGCTGTATGTAGCACCTTTAGAGTTTGTATATTTGATATATCCCCAACCATTTTGAGTTGATCCTTTTTGGTATTGGACAGTGGAGCCTTTAGGAAGAGCGAGTACAATAGAGGAGTTTGCATTGCGTTGGGTTCTCACATTAAGACTGTCAGCGATAACTGTGTTTTTAACATAAGAACCATTTGTTTTAACAACGTTTGTTGGCTTTGAAGATGAGGAAGAAGTATTTCCGTCCAGTGTTTTCAATTCAGCAGCAATAGCAGCTTTAACAGCATTCCAACGACCTTCATCAAGAACTCGATGCGGGCAGTACTTGCCAGACCATTCTTGATGCTTTTTAACTCGATCCACACCCCAGCCACGTTCTTTAAGGAGTTGTGCAATAAACTTAATAGCCAACGCTTCAGCTTTTCTGTAGCGCTCTCCACCTGATTTGGAGTAGCAAACCTCTACACCAATAGAAGTACGGTTTCCTGAATTCGCACCTGATCCATCACCAGTGTGCCATGCGTTTCGATTTGTAGGTAAGCCTTGGACGACCTCTTCATCATCAACGGCGAAGTGATAAGAAACTTCATTGTTGTTGCCGATCATGTAGCGAATTTCAGCGTCTGCAGATGCATCATTGGCTGTGTTATGAAATGTAATATAAGAGGCTGATAACGTATACGGACACTTAATAGAGTATTTGCTGGTTGAGACAAGATTTTCTCTTACTTGAATAGCCATATTAAACATCTCTCCTAAAAATTAAATTTGAGCACAAAAAAGAGAGAAGGGGACAAATCCCAATCTCTCTTTATCTCACATATGCTCTTGTTATCTCTGTTTTTGAATGCTGTAAATTGAATAAAATTTATATTTTAACTAGAACATAACCACCTCCTTTAAAGAGGGCAAACTGTGGGTGTTATTAAGCAAACAGCGACACCATATCCTCTTTCCTTTGTATAAGGTGTTGTTATTTTCATTACCGGATAACCTGAAGCATCAGAGGATTTTGATCCTTTGCCGGCTTTGGGTACAATTCTGTCGCCGTCTTGAACTGTTTCATCAATGCGAACGAAAATTTGTCCAAACATACCGACTATATTCCATTCAGGACGTTCAGATCGTGGAACATATTCTTCATTGGCATTGAAGTTGGGATTTTCTTTTGGTAGCCTTCTTATTTCTGTTCTTTGCATACCTTCCGAATCCACAAATGTCACATCCCTATCTTCATAAATAAGACCCCCGAATTCATTTTTGAGGTATCTTCCTTGCCAATTAAATAAAGACTCTCCGAGCACAATACCAGCTGTTTCAGATATAACCCCTAATACCTTGTCACCGAGATTCGCTTTCTTAATTTTGTCCCCATCAAGTGTGACCATATATCCGGTAGGAATTGCTCTTCCATCTGCAGATTCGAAATACTCCGCATAATCAGCAAATGTTGAAGCGCCTTTAACCTGACCGGTTAAGGCAATATTTCCTCTCATCGCATCATGTTCTATCTTAATGTTCGAGATGGAAGGGGTATCTGATGTTCCGTATCCCCATATAGTGGTATACCCTTTTCTGTTTATTACAGATTGTGATCCAATAACAACCCTAGAAGATCCTGATCCTTCAATGGAAGAATTATTTGATGCAACAACCAATGAGCGACTTCCTTCAGCTGTTGTTTTAGATCCACCAGAGGAAGCAATAACTGCATTACGTGGCCCTTCTGCTTTAGAACCGCCAGTTGTAGCAATAACGGCAGAAGCGTCACCAGTTGCTTGTCCGCCACCTGAAGATGCCATTACGACGCTAGTATTTGTTTTAGCGTAGCCGGAAGTCGTCGCAATTCGTGTACCACCTTTGAAATTATTCGGGATAAATGCGTAGGTTTTCCCGGCAATTTTACTGGGAGTAGCGTATTGTTCACACATCGTAGCATTAATATTGGCCTGGGAGTTAGTACAATAAACGCCAATTGAACCTGATTTGTTTGTTCCCGTCATGTTAACGTTGCTGATATTGACTGAGCCAACTTTACTTCCAACAGCAATACCCACTAGTGCAGATTGATTAATGGTTACATTCGAGATGTTTACATTGTCTGATTTTTGAGCTCCACCGATTACATAGATATCGTTACTTGCTGTTGTAAACCCCGAAACAGTGATGTTGCTTAGGTTGATATTTCTGCTCTTATATTGAGTAGAGATTACTGTAGTATTCTTATAATCATACGTCGGATCACCAATTGCATTGAAGTTTGATACGTTGACATTTCTATAAGCGGAAATAACAAGTGCTCGAGGATTTAAACCTTGGTAAAGGTCACTGAAAATAGGGTGTTGTGCAGTGCAGTTAACGACATTAATGTCAAAAGCACTTGTGGAGATTTTTTCGGAGGCTAGGTGGAAGCCAATATGTCTAAAGTCGAAAGCGCGGATATCATTTTCGGAATAGCAGTTAATTAGGTTTACGTTTCTTGCTGCCGGTGCTCTGTTGTGAGCTTTGACTTCAAAACCTCTGCAGTTTTTTCGGCTGTAACAGTTCACAAGCCACACATTTTTAGAGCCATCATCAATTTCAAAACCATTTGAATTTGAAGCTCCTTTACTGTGGGCGGATCCATTAGCGTCATAAGCATAACAGTTAGTGAAGAAGATGTAGTCTGAATAGTGAGTTGTGAAGCCATCATCACCATAGTTAGTTGCAGTACAATTTTCAATCCAAACATATTTGCTACCATTTGGCTGATAATGATCTGCTCCATCAGAAGAAGAGTTCCAAACAGGGGAGCTTACATCAAAACCGTGTACACCTGGATTACGAGCATTGACGTTTCTAACCCGAACAAATTTAGAGTTAACAATACCCACACAGTTTGCATTTGTTCCATTTGTAATGGTGTTGTCCTTTTTGTCTAAATTCCAATCGAGGTCTAAGTCTTCAATTAAGATATATTCGTTTCCGTTTGTGTAGTCGCTATTGGTTAACACACAAGATGTTCCGGTAGCAGTTGGGTGAAGTTTGATAATAGATCCTGATCCAACACCGTAAAGTCTGACATAAGAGGGGATATGTAATCCTTGAACCATATAAATACCCGCGGGTACAAAAACCTCTCGTTTCCCACTTGCAAAGGCAGCTTTGAAAGCTTCAGTGTCATCAGTGACACCATCACCCTTAGCTCCAAAATCCTGAACATTGACACTTCGTCTGATAAATTCATTTAAGACTTTATCAACAATTGTTGCACCGGATGCAGGGATTTTTGAAATGTCTCCAATAGTGTTTGTGATATTTGTTAAACCAGAATCGACTGTGTTTATTACGTTTTTAATATCCTTAGAAGCTTTTTCAAAAGCCTCTTGAATATCGTCTGCAGTATATCTAATATTATTTGATTTTAACCCTATAGCATCAATGGGTATCCATTGCTCTGTTTCTTCGTCCATATAACCCATTGTGTTTACGGGAATTAAATTGTCGTTCAATATATACTCCTCCTTATCCTTTTCTAATCCAAACCATGCTTCCGTCAGGGGGTTCTACAGATGGTTTTATCCTCATCTTTTTGGGAGCATTATTCGTTCTCAACCATACTGACCTGATGTTGTAAGGCTCTACATAGCTAGAAACAATGTTGAAACCATCATACTTATCTGAGATGCTAATATTTATCCAGTCGAAACCATCCCATCTATATTCAATACCTGTTTCTTTTACAGTGACAGTCCAACCAATTTGAGGGGAAGGATAAGTGTTTAATAAATCCTGATAGGTGTACACAAACGGCAAGTAAATCTTCCTAGTGTTTTCAACTACATACTCATAATCTGATGTTGCTTGTCTGCACCAATTTGTTATTTCAATACATCTCTTGGTGACACGTTCACATTCAGCAATACGTTCGTTGATACGAATAATGGCATCTTCAGCATCATCAATTAAGCCTTGAAGTGTTTCAATGACCATATTTCCTTGCCGTTTAATCCAAATTCTTGAGGCAGGGAAGAAGGATGCGCCTTCTCCTTGATATGTAAAAGTAAGTGATTTGCCTTCATTTGAACCATTGAAAAAGACAACTCCCATAAGGTAATCAACCTTAAAGTAGTTGTCTTCTAATTCACCATCTTCAATTTCTCGCCATTCTTTACTGTCACCACTAACCTCGACTCTGTACTCACGGTTAGGCACTTCTGTAAGTAAGACTCGACCATTGTAAACAGTTAAAGTTTCACTATAGCTTAAATAAGGGTCATTGATTGAGCCCTTCCTTTTTTGAGAAAGGGTGGGATCGTTATAGAGCTGAGGAAAATCCAAACTAAATTCACCGTCCTTTCTTATTGTGTAATTGATTTGAGCAATTCTTCTAAGTGCGCGACTCTTTCTTCTAAGCTCTGTAGTCTGCCTTTTGTACCGCCTAATGTTTGTCCTCTGATAATGGATTCGGCTTTCTTGCCAATTACATTGTACACAGACTTCTCATCTGAAATTGCATATACAGAATATCCTTGCCACCAATCTTGAGCTTGAAAAACTCTAACCCATGCTTCAAACCAATTCGCCTGAATTGATTCATTGTATTCCCCTAGGTCACCGAATGCGTTATGGGGCTGTTCAGGAGAGTTACTGTAAGGTGGGATGCCAAGTTCACCAAAGAAGATCGGCTTATTCCATTTATCATAAAATGCTTTGATTTCCTTGAATATATTCTGTCCTCGCCCGTATAACGGTACGCTATAAATAGCATCAATTAACTGATCGACAGATGGATTTCGATTATCAGTTAATTCAAAGTAAGCTGCTATTGCAATAATATCGACTAGTCCAAATATAGGATTGTTCAGCTTTTTGTTATACGCGGCAATCGTTTCAGGAGCCCACTCAGCGGTTAACCAATAATTTGTCCGGTAGAGTATCTTGCCAGAAAATAAACTCCTTAGGCCTGTAATAACTGATTTCCACTTTTCTGTTGAGTCTTCCATATGAACTAAGTTTGAAGCAATGTATAAGCCGTCTAATTTAAATTGTTCGCATTTTTTAGCGAAGTCTTGCAGGATGCTGTTCCATGCTGCGAACCATTGGTCTAGATCAGAAGGTGCCCAATCGGTTTCAGCTATCGTTCCATTTGCGATGAAGGGGTAGGGTTCTAAAATAATGTTGTACCCGTCATTTTTGAGTTTAGGGATCATATCCCACGCTTCGTTATAAGTGTAATCCACAACAGTTGGATTTGAGTCTGAAGCATCCACTGCATTAATAAGGATAGGAATAGTGATTGTATTTAAGTTTAAAACAGTTGAATCATAACTGACATCGGCATAGTATTTACGGCCAAATGCTGAAACATTTCCGCCTTTCCATTTCAAGGGGTTGACCAAAAGGTTATTGAGTTCAATGTTTTGAACGCGACTATCGTAGTCGGACAGCTTAGTGTCAACTTGTGCTGCTGTGGTTTCAACTAATTCAGCAGTTTTTTGATCACTGGAAACCCATTTTTCGCCGTCGTAAGATGAAACAACACCTGTAACCGTATTAGTCCATAAATCGTTTGCTTCTGGTTCCTCAGGCTCGGTTGAGGAGACCGTGTATTTCGAGCCATTTAGCTTTCCTTTAACTTCTACAGTAGAAGAAGGGAGGTAGGGGTTTTCGTTTGGGTGAAGGGATTTTACGATGTCAGATCCAATGAATTGAGTTATCTCTATATCTGCATCAACTCTTCGATAGGCTTGAATACCAATTGTGTAGTACATATTGGAAGGGAGCCCTGTAAATGTAGTAGCTCGTTTGTCATATTTTACATTCTTCAAGTCTTCACTTGCCATTTTTGAGCCAAAAACGTACTCTTCATTTTTGTTGCTTCCATGCAGATAAATTTCAAAACCATCAATATTGTATTGATCTTCGTCTGATTCAACATAGTCCCATTGGAAAGTTACATCAACAGAACCATCATCATTGGTCGTATGAGAAATAGCAGTGCCGTCCTTTGCAATAACAGGGGAGGCGGGTTTAACCGCAATCCTGTCATTACGTCGGTTGAAGTTTTCAGTAACCTCATCGTACTTGATTTTCCTTTTGTTTGTCTCAGTGCTGATTTTATTTGTTCGATAAACTGTTTTCAGCATGTTCTCAAAATCCGATGAAGCGCGCTTACCATTTGAAACTGTAACGCTCAAGTTAGACTGTTCAAAATCAATCGAAATAGCTGTTATTGTTGCTTTTACATCGGTATAGAAGCTTTTCTGTTGCACCCTTACGATGTCGCCAAGAGAAAACCTGTCCCAGTTATGTTTTTCACTAATGCAATTGAAAAAGTTCACTAAACCTAATGCCAGATTAACAGCTGGTGCATTTCGGTTTTCAAGTTCTTCGTTTGTAGCGTCATATAATTCATTCTCATCAAAGATACTGTCATTAGACCATTCGGCTGTAATAATGTATTTTGAAAGTTCTTTTTGGAGTTCAGTGCTGAAGTTCTTTTCAAAAGACAGTTTATCTTTAAGGTCGGTAATCTGTGTTGAAATTTGTGTAATAGAAGCTTGTATTGCTTTAATTTCTTCTTTTTTTGATTCAACTTCTTTTGATTTAGCATCTCTTTGCTTTATTAGATCAGTAGTATCATCGCCGGCTTTACTTGCAACTGTAATTCTGTCCAATATCTTTTGGAAATCAAGCTGCAACGTATATAGGTCATTATTCGATGCTGTTTCTTTTTCCTCGGCTTTCTTTTTCTCATCTAAAAGTTTGTAGAAAGAACTGCCTTCATTATTAACCAGGTCGTTGTAATCTAAAATTGCATGACAAAGTGCATCAGACATGTAGTTGCTTCTTTCGATTACATTTCGTTTCTGGTCACGCTGAAAAGGGTAGAGGAAGTACGAAAAATCGTCTATGTATGATTGTCCGGTTGGATTTACGGAGTTGATGCTTAATCCATCTTTGCCTGTAGCATAAATCCTTGTAACGACATCATCCATATCCTCAATGTCATCCAGAGAAATCATATATTGGGCAGGAGTTATTTTGAGTCCCTTATATTTAGACACATCGGATTCTTTGTAAAAATCAACTGTACAGTCAATTGTATTAAAAACAGGAATCGCTTCGAATTTCTCGCAAATCGAATACATAAAATCAAGCTTGTTTGAAGAAGAAATATCAAACTGTCTGTATTTTAAATTGAAGAGGGGATCAATGAAACCGATAGACCATTCAGTATTTTTTAGGCAGTCGGTAGCGGCCTCTTTAAGATTTTTCGAAGTTTCTTCATACTTAATGACACCTTGCTTAGAAAGTACATATTGAAGTGATTTGCATTCAACCTGGATAGTGTCCATATCATTGCTGTATGATTTGGTTTTCTTGACTACTGTAAACCAGATTGTAAGTCCATAAAATTCTGATTTTATTAAGTACCAGGGCCTCAATAGATCAACAACATGATTCCGTTTATTTACACCATCGTAAGTGGCAGTTAAAGGGATTGAGAATGTTAATTCGTGTACATTGCTGCCGTGATTGAGCGTTACCATAGGATTGATTACTTCATCAATATTTGCGATCTTTGTTTTATTTGGTTTAGCTAGGGAAAGACGAATATCTTTAATTTCCGTGTCTTTACGAATTGTAATCAAATGTCTAACCCCTCCTACAAATACTTGTATCTAAATGAAAATCTTAATTTACAATTCCCTGTAACCTTTAATCTGTTCCTTCCAAATCCCAATCTCAAGTACTGGTCATTAAAATCGTCATAGCGCTCATTGCCATAAAGATTAGACTCAATAATTTCTTTTTCGCCGTTTATTTTTAAGAGCTCCTTATCTTTCAAGTTGCTGAATAATAACGGTTCGCTGAAATCACTGAGATTTTCGATTTTTATGTCACCATCACCAATTTTCAATATTTCTAAAGAGGGGAAGATGTTTACATCGCCTTTATTATGCAACTCAACAATTTCAGTACCAGAGGATATATCAAAGGCATGAGTAATTGCATTTCGACTGTAAGCGTAAGGGGAGTTGCATTTCATAGTTAACCGGACGTAGCCATTACGAGCGGCATTATGAACTAAATCAGCTGTATCTACTGGCATTGCATAATAAACGATATCAAGGTTTTGGCTAAACGCAAAAGGCTTGTAATCATCTACGCTTAACCAACGTTTAATTGCTCGTACATTCTTTTCATCAAAGTGATCACCGAGATAAAAATTCAATGGGAATTGCTTAGGTTCCTGTTTAACACCTTCAGTGTAGGGTTCAGGTCGACCCTTTACATAAGTTTCATTGACTGTTCTTGAGCCTAAGAACGGTTCCTCAACTAAGCCTGAATCAGTATTAACATTTGTGACGCCATAGTCACTAGATTTTTCGTTATTAAATAAAAAATAGAGGCTTTCTCTAATCAATTTTTATCACCTCAAAAATAAGAAGAGCCAGCATATACACTGGCTCATGAGTTGTTGAAATTTATGCCCTTGTTTTTAAGACCATTTGCAAATTTATTGAATACAAAATCAGCTGTTTTCTGAGGATTTTCTGATTCATTAATGTTAAATGTAGCTTTAAAATTATTGTTGTTTACAGTGCCGTTTACTGACTTAGTAGCATCTGGTGGGGAAGAGAGGCTTTGAATACTCGGTATCAAACTATTAGAAAGACTGGATTGATTAATATTCGGAATTATTGATGGAATAGAAGTAATCCCTTTGTTAATCAAGGCTGCTAATTTCCCATCTTGACCCCATTTAGGTGTCTCTTCTTTTGGAGCATTGTTCTCACGTACAGTTTTTACTGTATCCAAGATATTTGCAGTGTCGGTTTTATTAAGGATGAGCTCTTTATCGTGTAGGAAGGCGAGCTTACCTGCACCTAGTCCTGTTCCTGTATATCCGCCCGATGCAAAAGAAGATACCTTTTTTCCAGTTTTATTACCCTTGGTCACAGTATTAAGGGCATTAGAAGCTTCTTTAAGCTTATCGATAAGGTTATTAGAGATGCTTTTCCCAATGGACTCCATATTGCTGTTAATGAACTTAGAGAATTCATTCAGTTGCTTAGCAATATCGGTAATTTTGCCATCCATTAGCTTTTTCTCAAGTTCCTTAAACCCACGCTCATCATTAACGAGATCATCGTATTTCTTGTTAATTGAATCTTCATCTTTTTGAAGCTGATCTTGTAACGATTCTTTTCGTTTACTGTTTTCACGATCTTTAAGAAACTCATCTAATGCTTCTTGCTGTTCTTGAAGTTGCTTTTCCAAGTCTTTAACCTGTGATTTTGCTTCATCAGAGTCATCAAGGGATAGTTTGTTTAGTTTATCTTTGGTTTCCTGAATAGCCTGATTCTTTTCTTTGAGCTCTTTTTGGTATTTAGCTTCATCATCAGTTTTATCAATCTCATCAATCAAGTCTTGCGTAGCTTTTTGATGCGCTTTTAATTCAATATCACGCATCTTTTCGTACATCTCTTTGTAGATGGAGACAACTTCATCAGCAAGAGATTTGTACACATCTTTGATTGATTTCTTTGTGTTGTAAAGCTCTAGGTTGTAATCCTTCTGCTTATCTTTCCAATTTTCAATCTCCTCTGTGATTTGTTTCTGAATATCTGGGAACCCTTTAGCAGCTTTCTTTTGTGCTTCCAACTGTTTGATATACTTCTTCGCTTCAGTCTGTTGTTGCTGAATAAGCTTAATCTGTTGGCTATAATATTTAACCTTGTCTTTATCTTCCTCGGTCATGGATATTTTGTTTCCAACATCTTTAAGCTTGGATTCAGTTTTCTTGGTTGATTTCTCTATGCCGTTAAGCGTTTCATCAACTTTGGATTGGATGAGCTGTCCCTGAAGTTCTCTTACTTCTTCTTGGAAATTGATGAGATCAATCTTAGCTTGTTTTAATTCCTCAGCAAGCTGTGCTCTTTGAGCGGCATTCAGAGTTTTGTTTGTTTTGATTTCTTTTTCAATAAAAGAAACCTTCTGACTCTGAATCTTTTGCTGTTCAGTTAAAGCTTTTTTCTGATCGTTTGTATACTTGCGGAATTCTTTACTGTCGCTCAGATAATGACTAGCGAGGGCTTTGTCTTTAGCGATTCTTACATCAAAATCACCAATGCGCTTGTCATACTCATCAAGTTTCGACTGAACGATTTCATATCTGAGTTCTTGTATCTGATCGTTTACTGAGTCAATGTCGCCTTGGAGGGAGAGGAGGTCGGATTTAGCTTGCGCTATTGCTTGTTGTCGTTCAGCTTCGGCTTGGGATGCATCTGAAATAGATGTACCGACACCTTTTAAATACTTCTCAGGGTCAATTGTCTTTCCGTTTTCCTCAATTTGAAGATGAAGGTGATTTCCTGTTGAATTACCCGTACTGCCAACTTTACCGATGGTCTGACCAGCTTTAACAGTTTGACCGGCTTTAACAGAAGGGGTATTAAGCATATGCATATACTTAGCAACTTTTCCATCATCCTGCTGAATGACAACCCAGTTACCGGCAGTCTTGCTATAACCAGCAATTTGAACTTTTCCACTCTGAACCGATTTAATTGCGGTTCCAGCTTTTGCTGCGAAGTCGATACCTTTATGTGGAGTTGATCGGTAAGCGCCATCTTGCGCATTATATTTAGAACTTATTCTAAACGCACTGTTCTTCGTGTAGTAGCTTGCAATGGAGGAATTAGCAGAAGTCATTGACTTGGTGTAATTTGACATGATCTTCTGAACATAATTCTGAGTTTCTTTGAAGGGAGGGACTCCACCATATTTAATTACATTACCAGGCCCTGCGTTATAAGCAGCAAGTGCTTTTTCAACATTGCCACCAAATTTGTTTAGTTGTTGGGCTAAATATTTCGTGCCACCCATAATGCTCTGATAAGGATCATAAACATTGTTTACGCCTAAGCTTTTAGCAGTGGAAGGCATCAACTGCATTAATCCGGCTGCGCCTGCTCCAGAACGAGCTCTTGAGTTGAATCCTGATTCTTGTTGGATTACAGCTGCAATTAGAGCTGGATCGACACCATATTTGCTTGCGGCAGAATTAATGTAGCTGGAGTATTTACCGGAGTAAGACCCACCGCCAGAAGTGTAAGAACCACCAGAAGATGAACCAGAGGAAAGGGAAGAGGTAACTATACCGTATTGTGCAATGTTCCCTGACTTAATTTGATCCTTGAGGAGTTTGGCTTGCTCCTGCATAAGTTTTTTCTTTTGTTGAAGAGCTTTAATTTCTTTCTGCAGGGCATTTCGATAACTTTGGGAATACTTTGGATAGTCGTTTACTTGCTTATTGTACTTTTCGACTTCAGCATTAACTTTCTCCAGAGCTTCCTTGTATTTATCAGCCACGTACATGGACGTTTTGGTTTCTTCATTTGCTTTCTCTTGCTCGTCTGTCCATTTTTCAAGGGAAGTACCTGATTCTATTAACGCTTGTTTGTTTGTTTCCTGAGTAGATGTAGCTTCTTCAGATGCTGAGATGTAGGATTTAAGAGCAGCTCTAACGCTATCCATTGCAGAGATTTGGCTGTTAGAAAATCCACCAGGTTGCAACATTTTTTCTTCAATCTTATGTAATTCTTTCTTCGCATCAGCTACATTATTAATTGATTTAACTTCGAGCTGAGACAATTCTGCCTCGGATATATCGAGCTTACGCTCTCTCCGAAGCTTTCTAAGGCTGTCAATTCGTAAAGAATCAGCGTTTAAGGTTTTAATGGCATTATTGACTTCAGTTTTCATTAGCTTATTGCTATATTGAACCATGTCATTATAGGCATCGAGCTTAACTTTTCGCTGACGAATTACTTCATCTCGGTTAACCTTTATAACACCATTTTCATAACTTATTGCTTTGGCTAATTCTTTATCTTTTTGGATTAGAGCATTAGCTTCATTGGCAGAAATGCTCTTTCCTTCAGCCATCTTTTCTAAAAGTTCATTTAAAGGAGCAACTTGTTCTTTGGTGTTATTAAAAATATCCCCGTTAAGAATGCCTTGAACAGAGTCAAACTGCATTGATTCTGACATGCCTTTGATTACATCTTTAATCTGACTGATATCATTTGCGTCAAGTGCTTCTTTGAGCTTTTGACCAAAATCTTCAGCTTGGTTACCTGCCTCAGCAAGAGTTTCCCCTAAATCACCAACTTCCGATTTAACAGAAGAAATGGCCTTATCTCCATCTTTAATGTTCTTTTGTGCCTTATCAAAACTCAACTTAAAGACATCAATAGAAGAACCGGATTTTGAATAGGTCTCCAAAAGGGTTTGCAGATCCTTTTTCGCGCTATCAAATGCTTTTTCATCGTTTGAATTCAATGCCGATTGCATTTTCTCTTGGAGTTTACCCAATGCAGAAGAGAATTTATCGAGATCATCAGGATTCAAATCATCTTTTAAAGTGAGTTTACCTACAATGTCATTGATACTCGTTTTTAAAGTATTGCTGATATCTATAGAACTGTATGCTTGGGCGATTGAGAGAACACTGTCTCTAACCTTTGCATTTCCACTTGCTATGTCAGATTGTGCTTTAAGCATACCTTGCTTCGCTTTATCTGCAGCGATTTTATAATCTTCATCATCAGCAAGGAAGTCCCATTTTGGTCTGCCTTTATCATTATAATCAGCAATTTGTTTGTATTGCTTCAACTCATCTTTAGACTTTTTAATTTCTTTAGAAGCGTCCTCGAAAGTTTTCTTGGCGCTGTCTTTAGTTTCCGTCTTTTTAAGTTCAAGGTATTCTTTAGTGTTCTCAATAGCTTCTTCTAAAGCTTTATTACTTTTTAAAATTGCATTTCCTTGAGAGTCATAACCTTGAATTAAAGCGGGGAATGTCTGAGCCAATTGCTGAGTAACTTGAAGGTATTCTTGTTCTTCGTCTGATGAAAGGGTTCTTGATTCCTTAGCTTTTTGAAGCTCTTTGTACTGTTTGATCAGTTTATCTGTGGAGTCTTTGTTGGTTGTAATTGCTTCAACATTAGTCTGTTGACTCTGTTCAAAATCATCTTTAGCTTTTTTGGCATCTGCGAATGATGAAACTACGCTTTCTAAAGCAAAGCCCAGTGCAACAAATGCAACCCCAACCACTGAGGAAACCAGAAGCCCTCTAAGAGCAGTTTTCAAAACCCTTGATGCAATAGCAGCGCGGGTCATACCTGCTTCTAATCCGATGCTAGCTAATGCTTCTTGTCTCATTGCTTTTGAGCCAAATATAAGAGTAGTAGCTAAAGTTCGAGTGTTTTTACTGAGTAACAATGTAGCGGTGCTAATCGTTACAAAAAGAGGGGGGAGGAAACCAACAGTGTTTATTATTCCAGTAGATGCTTTTAACAAAGAACCCAGAGCTTGAGTGAACTCAATCAATCCGTCGCTAATAAAGGCATCCGATGAAGCTATAGCCAATTCGGTGAAATTGTTTTGAAGTTTATTTAATCTTGCTTGTAAGCTATCTGCGTATTTCTGTTGTTCGCTCCAAGCGCTACCTGCAGAATTAGAAGCAGTTGTTGCGGCATTTTGGGCGATAGAGAAGTTGTTCATTAAGGCATTAAATCGAGACAATTGATGGATATTCGCAACGCCAATAGAAGTGTTTTGTCTTTGAGCATCAGTTAATGTGTTCCATTTGGCTGCTACCTCATTAATCAACTCACTCGCAGATTTTGCTTCTCCACCTGCAGTCTTTACAGAAATTCCGATTTCATCCAACGCTTTGATTGCGCTTCGGTTGTTTCCTATCCGGGCAAAAATAGTTTTAAGTGAGTTACCAACAACGTTTCCTGATTCACGAGTGGTACTTGCAATTGCTGTAGTATAACCAATCAGATCGTTTAATTCAACGCCGAAAGTCGAAGCGGTGCTTCCTGCTTTCCGAATAGAATTGGCCAGATCAAGAGTAGTTACTGCGTAATTGTTATCCACTTCATTTAGCTTGTCTGCAATTGAAATTGTATCATTGGCTGCAATATTGAAGTTTAACATGGCGGCAGTTAAAGTGTTAACTGTGTCATCAGGAGTTAAGTCAGAGACGTTTTGTAGAACCTGGGCGGTTTTTGTTAGAGTGGACAATTCACTTTCATCGAAGCCCATACGCCCGAAATCACCGGTCATTTGGAGAATGTCAGTGATTTTGTTTGAAAGTGTGTCACCTAAATCGATTGACTCTTGAAGAAGTTCATTGTACTTGTAATCAGGCTCATTCATCACACGTCTGATGTTTGTCATTAGAGTATCAATTTCAACAGCCTGAGATACCATTTCCTTGAGTCCAGATATAGCGCCGTAGAACAAAGAACCAGAGATTAAATATGTAGACATACTTTTGAAAGCTTGTGTTAGCTCCGCGCCGAAAGAAGAGGCTTGACTAGCTGCTGATTGCGCATTTGAAGCCAATTCCCTGAATTGCATGTTCAAGCTTTGCATTTGAGATCTGATATTGCTTCCGCCGACACTTACGTTAAGACTATTAACTTCATTCAGATATTCTTGGATAGCTTGTCTACTTCCAGCGCCCATCGTATCGCCATAACGCGTATTAAGGTTTTGTACGTTTACCTGCGCTTGCCGTTGATAAAGCTCAATAGTTTTTCGGAGTTCATTATTTTTAGCTACAGCAGCAGACTTATCATCGAGCATTTTAATTCTGTTTTGTAATGCTTCAATTTGTTGAGCTGTTTGAGCAGTGTTTAATTTCCGTCCAAGAGAAGAGAGGGTGGTGTCAGTTACAATTCCTTGCTGTCTAAGTTTTTCTAAATCTAGCTTTAATTGTTCAATAGCTTTTCGTTGTTGATCATAATTCGTTGTTACTTTTGACGTAGTAGCGTTTGTTTTTGGATCAGTCGTATATGTTATATCATCGAAGCCATTGCGGTTCTTTTGAGTAACCCTCGTTGTTTGTCCTTGAGAATTCTTCTGTTCTGTTCTTTTCTGTACCTGACCTAGTTTTTCAGTCGCTTGAGCAAGCCTGTTAACTTCTTGCGTTTGTTCTCGTAATGATTGATTGCGATTGTCTATGGTCTTTGTTTCACGCTGAATGATTTCGCCATTTTTCTTATACTGCTGCGTAAGTTTTTCAACAGTACCATCAGCATTTCTGGTAATCATTGTAGTTTCTTTAATTGTTTGATTGAAGGATTTGAGATGTTTTTGGTAAGTGTCAACCGCAGAGGAGAAGTCGTTGAGAGTCTTTAAAGCAGAGGCATCAATATTGGTCTTTAAATTAAGGGAATTAAGCTTTTTCTCTAAAGATTTAATTTGCTGATTTAACTGTTCGACAGTCTTTGAGGAGGTATCAGCTTTTGGGGTCAATATTATTTTTAAATCTTGACTCAAAAATAAGTCACATCCTTTCAAGTGGGGCTAATCAGAGCAAATAAAAAAGCCACTCAAATTATTGAGCGACTGTACTTGTTTTCTTGATAATTACATCCATAACACTTTGCCAATATTCGGCGTTTTTCAAAGCCTGTTGAATTATATTACCGTCTTTTTTATAACCTTGAGGTTCATATCCATCATCCTCACGAGAAGGAAGGAAGTGGATATAGTGTATAGGATTTTTGAGGTTTTCGACTGTAATTTTAAGCGTAATTGACTTCACCATTTCTGTTTGAGTAGAGGAGGCTGACAAACCGCCAATTGCTGCACCGATTCCACCACCTAATAATCCTCCAGCAATAATCCCTGATTTGGCAACCTTCGAAATCACCTGATCATCCAGTGAGATTTCAGATTGAATAATTTGGTCAAAAGGGATAACATACTCGTTTATTTCTTCGCCATTAAGCTGATATACCTTAAGAATACTCTTATCTTCATTATAAGCAATTTTGGTTTTATAAGTGCTAAAGAAATTATCAGGATTAAATTCGCTATCGTAGGCCTTTAGCATTTCAGCATTTTTTCTAATCTTATCTGCAAGTGCTGCGGATTTTATCCTGTACGGTTCAGTAGCTAATATAAGTAAGCCTAGGATTGTCAAGCAAACTCCCAGAGGTTTCCAACCATCCATTAAACAGAAGAAAAGGCTGAATAAAAAATAGCCGCCATAAGCCATAATCTTATAACCCATCCAACCACCACCAGTATTATTTTCCTACATTATATCATGGTTTCCAGTAAGTTAGAATAACCCAACATTAATCCTTATCTGACTTAATTTGAATCAACAATTCCTTGAAAAAGCTTGCCGTTACTACTTTTTTTCTTTCTTTTTGCATACTTAATAAGAATGATAAACACACAGCCATAGCCAACAAAACATAGTACAAAGCGTTAAGATAGTTGTCTTTATCTATTTTTGTTATATTCACTTTTAATATGATTTGTAGAGCAATAAAAGAGGTGGCTACTAATAAACTTCCAACAGGCCAAAGTTTGGTGTGATCGTGTATATTTTCAATATTGGTCATTCTAGCTATTGCTAAATTTAATTCTGTGTCATCTAAGGTGCTCAGTGCCTCTATTTTTTGTTTGTAAGTATTATAAGAACTGATAGGCTTTCTAGGGAATTCTTCTTCGATAAATTTAAGGAGCTCTTCATTACTGGAGCATATTAATTTTTCAGCAAATTTATGTTTATAAATATTCTTATAGGCCTTAACTGCTTCCATACAATCACCTCTCCATATTATCGTCAAATATGGAAACATGTTTAAGTTTTATCCATAAGCAAAATCCCTCAATTGAAGGATTTTGATTCTGAATAAAAGAGGGATTTCATAAAGAGTGCTGCCTAAAGCAAATCAATTGATATGTCTCCCAGCAGGCTTTTCTTAATCTTTCCGTATTCAAGTTTACCGGTACTTCCGTTGTAAACAAGAACCTTACCATCACTGATTTTGGATTCATCAATCTGTTTAGACCCGAATTGATTCCTATCTGCTTTAGTATCAAGCAGCCTAGTTAATTCAGCAACAGCTTCGGCCAATTCATCAATTTGCTGTTGCATATTCTCAATTGAACTTTGGTGAGGATTGAAGAGACTCATAATGTTTACGAGAAGATTTGATTCTTTTCTTCTTTAAAATCACGAAGGTCGTAATGCTTAATTGTTGTAGACACATCATTATGCTGTGCAACATATTTACTCACGAGCTCAATCTTAATTTTCTTGACTTCAAGAAGGTAAGTAATACAGGAGGCTTTAAAGAGGTGAGGGTTAATGCGGCGGCCAAGGATATCAGAAAGAACATCAGAACAAAAATAGTCAGCCCAACCCTCTGACATTTGTCTTGGTTGGCCACCGTACTGTGTAGTAAATAGATATTCATGGTCATATCCCCGTTGTTCGTGCCAAAGCTTCAAATATTCCAGTGCTTCTGTGTTAATCATGTAGTCGAGGGGTTTTCCTTCGCCTTTTCCTTTTCCAAGAACTTTGTGAGCCATGACATAAGATTGACCTTCAGGTATCTCATAATTCAGGATTTCGGTTTTAAACTGAATAATTTCAGCTCTTCTGGCACCTACATTAAAAGCAGTAGCTAACCAAGCCATCCCCAAATAGTTCTTATCTTCTTCAAGCACTTTCATCATTGTTCTGTATTCATCGTAAGTAACTTTTACTTTTTCATACGTAGTTGTTTTAGGGATGGCAGGAAGACCTCTTGTGAAGTTCCTGAATGACTTATAATTATCGTCATCTTCAGCAACAACATTCTCGATATAGTTATTTAAAGAAGATACTCCAGCCTTTTTTAAAGCGATTCCACTTGAAGACATCCCTCTATTTTTCAGGAAGCTTTGATATCTGATGAAATCCCTTTTGGATATTTTGTAAAGCTTCTTCCCATTCAAGGAATTATGCACCCACCAGAAGAACTGACGAAGAGAGGAGTTGTATTGCTTCCTGGTTTTATCTCGGAATGAGTGGGCATCAAGAAATTCTTGTGTTAAGCTTCTATGCTCGTCATCAACCTGACCCCACATTTCATCCGTGACTTCGGGCAACTTTTCGGCTCTAGAGCGCATCATGTTTTGTTTTATTTCTCTGGCCATTAATACACCACCGTTATTCTGTTTTAATACCACTTGCATTTAAATCTTTTTTCATAGCAGCAACTAATCGTCCATCTTTTAAGGAGTCAGCAGTATTCTTCATATATGGGCGTGGTTTTCCGTATCCATAATCGTATTTATCTGGATACGTGTACCCTTGACCAGTCTCAACAACCGTGGCAACATTCTTACCGTTGTCTCCACGGGTATTGTCTAATGAAATTCCGTTAGATTCGTTTTGAATGACAAAGGAGTCCTTCAAAAGAGATGTACGTTCATATTCTAGGGGATTGTAGGCGTCGTACACATCAGATTGCACATGCTCTTGACCTGTTTTAATCAGCGTATTTTTTGTGTTTGCCTGTTTTTGAACGGCTTGCTTCGCGGCATATTCAATTAGTGCTGCTATATCTTTTATATTCTTGGCCATTATTCAGCCTCTTGTTCATTTTCAATCTCTTCGACCTTATTAAGGATAAGATCATTTATTTCTTCTTGAGATATGTTTGACAGTTTGTCTAAATTTTCTTGCATCATCTTTGTTGCTTCTCTAAATTTCTTCATGCTTTCCTCAGGGAAACTACTGATAATCAATGGGAAAAATTCAGAGTCCACAAGCTTAACAAACCACTTTACTTTGTTTTTGATATCACTTGGAATACCCAAGTCTGTAAATTCTTTAATTAGTGAAAAGAATCCCCATTGAACAGGATTTATGCTTTTAAAGTCAATGTTTTTTTCTTGAGCATTTTGTGGATCAGTAATTAATTCAGTAAGCATTTTGGTTAAGCGGGTAGGGGAGAAGTAAGGGTAAATAAAAACATGAACGTCATCAGTTAGTTGCACTCGTTCTTTCTTGTCATATTTACTTACACTTTCTTCGATTAACCCAAGATTTAATTTTTTCGATGCCATCTCATTTCCTCCTTATATATCCTCTGCACACATTAAAAAAGACACCTCAATAGGGGAGAGGTGTCTAAATAAAACTTGTATTTTATTTATAATCTTCTTTTAGAACTTTTTCTGTATAAGCTGGATTATTTGTGAATAGTCCATCAACTTTTAACTTCAGCATTTTGGAAGTGTATGTTCTTTCTTTATCAGTATCAAAAAACACATGTACTTTCATATGGTTATTGTGGACTTTCTCAACAAAATCTTTATCAACCAATTTGGCATTAGGGCCAACAACATTAGAATATTTTTTTATTTCTTTTAGCTTTGAATTGCTCATATTCTTTACGTCTTCATCTTTTAAAAGTTGAACAAGAGGCACATGGCTGTTAAGCTTATGTAATTTCTTTAGACTTTTGTCACTAAATGATTCTAGAACAACTTTGTTATTAGCGATTAGTTTATTTTTAGAGAGTATGTCAATTAACTTTTTCTCCATTACTAATTTGCCTTTGTTGTTTGTTCTAGTCTCGATATAATAGTTTGTAGTTTGTCCAAACTTTTTAATGATTTCTTCAATCGTTAAGATATTTTGCCCTTTTTCAGTACGTAGCTTTTTAATCTGATCTAATGTAAGATCCTCAACTTCTCCTTTGCCGTTTGTGGTTCGATCAACAGTCTTATCATGATTTGCGACTAGATGACCGTCTTTGGTTTGTCTTAAATCAATTTCAATGTAGTCTGCTTTGTCTTTTATTGCTCGTTCATAGGAGAGTAAGGTATGCTCTGGCTCAATTTCTGATGCGCCTCGATGTGCAATCATTAACGGCTCATATTTTTTACTGTTTCCTTTTCCATAGCCTAAAGCTGATGAATCAACTTCGTTAAATGAACATCCTCCTAGTATGACTAAAGCAACGGTTAATGTTATAAAATTTATTATTTTCATAACCTAAAATTATCATAATTAGGTAGTTGGTTCAATATATATTTTTCCAACAATTTCTTCGTACTGTTCTGGTGTAATTTTGCCTTTGACTACAGCTTGAGCTACACGATATTCATCCCACACACCATTGCCATCGTTGTAATAATCTTTTATAAGTTCATACCAATTCAATTAAAGTACACCATCCATCATTAGTTGATATGTTAAGTCACTTAATTGTTTTTTAACCTTTTCAGCTTCCGATGGCTCGGGATCAAGTGGTTTTAAACTGTCAATGTATTCTTTTGAGGCGGACTCAATCCATTTTTTCGTTTTAGGACTGAATTTGGGAATATAAAGACCATCGGATGGAGCTATAGTAGTGCAATTATCAGGAAGCGGACTATCGTCTTCAAGTACAACAGGGGATTCATAAATATAATTTTCGTCATATTTGTATACTTGCATCATAATATTCTCCCTACACGGCTTTAAAACTAAAGCCTAAGCTAATGTAATCATTGGGTTTGGAGGTGTTTGAGCTATTTTCTATAATAACTTTTCCGTCAGTGTCAATAAGCGCTCTATAAGTTTGCGGTATACCTGACATTCCTGATTGGGAAGCCACACCAACCCATTGAAACGCCCGTCCAGGCCTGTATCCTTCAGGCAAAGTGAATGCTGCTACTTCAAAGCCAATTGTTCCTTTTGCTATAGCGCCCTCTACAAAGACAGTTCCTGTAGCGTCCTTTGTGTATCGAGTTTTATATATTGTTTGATCTGTAGAGTTAGCATCAGTGTAATTAACCCATCCATTCTGCAAAGTAGGAGTGTACCATGTCATTGAGGAAAGCTTGGTATCTGTATAGGTTTTAGCTGAGTTGAGTGCAGTATTAGCTCTGACCTGTGCTCCATCAGTCGTTTCATGTGTTTGCCACGTAGTCCAAGTTAAATCGCTTTTCCTAAATCGGAAATAAGTATGCGTTCCGTAATATGCTTCTAAAGCAAATTGGGCTACTGTATCACCATAATTCATGACAACCAAATAAACATTGGACAAGTTAGCAGGAGAATGGAGCCCCTGGTTGCCGATTAAATAAAACCCGGTGGTAATCAAATCGTTGTATTCTGTTTTTTCGGTACTGTTTTTGTAGATTACTTTCCCATCATCGCCTGTAAGTTTGAAGAGTTGAGCGGCGTCCCATTTTTCTCGATCAGGCTTGCTTATATGAACATTGGTATCGTTCAGGTGATTATCAAAATCACTTTTAGCAGCTTGCTTTACATTGTCCACACTACCAAGCCCAACCTGTTCAGCAGTTACCTTGTGAGGGTTTGATTGATCGTTTGTATGTTCAGCTAAAAAAGACTTTGACCTTTCATCGGAGCTGTTCCAATAACTGCGCTCATCCTTTGTGATATGTCGATCGAGGTCTGCATCGTGAGCGTCAAAATCAATTTTCGCTGCTTGCTGAATGTTATCAACCTTAGACAAACCAACTTGGCTTTTAGTAACTGAATGGGGATTTTTCTTATCGTCAAGATGGCCATCAAAAGCCACCTTTGTGGCTTGCTCTTCATTAAGAACATTTGATAATCCAATTTGTTCTTTTGTAACTTGATGTGGATTCTCATTGTTTTGAATGTGCATTTTGAAATCGAAATTCTGCTTTTCCATGAACTCATCAACTTTGTCATTCAAGCGTTTTTCATGATCTGACATATGAGATTCAGTTCTGAAAAATTGATCTTTAAGATTATTAATTTGCTCATTGTTTTGTTTAAGCTGACCTACAAATTTACTGCTACTCATTAACTCACCGCAATTCCTTTAATCGTTACATCTCCATTTACGGAAACAACCTCAACCATGAATTTGAAAAGCCCCGCAATATCGAAATCCCAGTTTTCATTTGTATTCAATGTGCCCGTACCTAATTGAAAATCAGTTTTGTTTGTTCCAGCAATTTCTGTCTTTTCACCATTTTCATCTACGGCAAAGAATTTTATTTCTCTTGAAGTTGAGGAACCAGAGATCTTAACAGTAATATCCCGATAATGTGATACTACAAATTCTTCACCTTCAGACGGGGCAGTTGTTGCTTCGTGGAATGTAAAGGTTGCTTTATCTGGAATGGTTTTTAAAATATTTTCATCGGTTTCTGTCAACAACTCCACCTCCTAAGTCTGTTTAAAAACTGACTTTTATTTAAAAAGGAGAGGGGATACTTCCCCTCTAATTATTTAGCTTCAAATACTCTTACATCTCTGTCAGTACCGTCATTAATCACATAGACATAAAGTGTTTTACCCGCGGCGACAGGAACTGAAAAAGGTTTGTCACCGGCAGTCAATGGGATACCCGTATCAGCAGTTACAGTTGAGTTCCCAATGTAAACCGTGCCTTCTGCGGGAGGATAAATAGTAAGCGCTGTTCTGTCAGTGATACCTGCGGTAACTTTTTGGGCTGTTGAAGTAACAGTGAATTTATCCGTTTTAAAAGAGGAGAAACCAGGATCTCTTTCATTCAAGGTCACGGAAGGGGATTGTACTTGGATGCCTTTGATAGCATCTAAACCAGCTTGAGGGAAGTCAACTTGTAGAGGCTTTTCTTGTGATTTGAGATGAATGTCAGTTACTAAACCACCGTTTCCATCATCTCTAGCTGAAGATTTTATACCATCGAAATCATTAAGTTTTGCTGCCATTAAAAATCACTCCTGTAAAATTAATTGCCAACGTCTACGGATTTAGTTTGAGTTTCTGTATCAGGGTCAGGATCTGGAGTGGCTACATTATCATCTCTGCTCGCTTCAATAACAACGGCCATCTCGTCTGTGTCAGTGTCGGCTAGTGCTTCAAATTTAATTTCTGGAGCTAATGCATTACCGTTTTCGAGGGACATTTCAAACTCACCTGAAGGGGATACGTTAGGGAATTGAATGTAGATATCGCTATAGACCTCTTCGGTATCAGGGTTATACGCAATTGTACGGTACTCAACTTCATATCGCTCAGAGAATTTACTTGCTTTAATAGCGAGCCGTCTGCCGATTTTGTTAATCTGATATACAGCTGTTAATTTCTCTTTTGTACCAGCAAATCCTGTAGGGATTAAATACGTGCCATCTGTAGATACAGGCGTCTTATAAGTCAATCCTTTTTTGTTGAAGAAGGTTACATCACTTACCGGTTTACCTTTAAGTGTAACCGCATTTTTGTCATCAACAATTAGACCATGTTCACGGTCGAAAACCTGAACTTTTGCTTCTTCCTCAATTGTTTCACCTTGTGTCATTGCTAACCACTCTAAGTCGAAATATGCATTCTTGACAGTAAGATTGATTTCTTTTTCAGACTTCAAGATATAAAGCGGTTTATTTCCGATACCACCACGAAGTTTTTCTTCGGAGATGGCTTGGGAGAATGAAGCTGTTTGTGCTTCTGCTGTGAATACAAGCTGACCATCAGATTTTCTTCTGAAATAAACATCAGCTGTATCTTGAATAACTGTTTTCATCTATAGATTTCCTCCTTAAAATAAAAAAAGGAACAGCTTTTAGCTGCCCTTAGAAAAACCTTTGGTCTCTTTCATAAATTTATCTCGGCTTATGTAATGTTTCTCTTCCTCAAATAAGTCAATGTGTTTATCCCAGTTCACAATGTTTTTACCTGCTTCTGGTGAAACTGTGGCAAAGAGGGTAGAAGTGTCATATTGCTTGAATTGAGCAATCCGGTGATAAGTCATATAAAGTTGAAACAGGGTCATGTCATTAATGTCTTTATAAAGATAGCCTGTATAAGTTGATACTGTGCTAATGATATCTGCCATATCAACTGGATCCACATCTTGACTCTTAACTCTTTTGCTTCGCTCATTAGCTTTTTGAATCTCAGGATTGGAGCTTATTTTTTCTTCCTTCAAACAACACATTTTTAATACAAGTTCTCTAATGGAATCGAAGTTGTCTGGAGTAAGCTTATCCAGTATTTCTTCTCCATTGAACATTTTAGAAAACACTGTGCTATAGGCTTCTTGAAAATTAGGAAGGGTGTCCGAAATTTCATAAAGAGTCATTTTTTTCAATTCAGCAACAAGCTCATCAAGTTCCCCAAAACGATTAACATCTTCTTTGCTATAAACATAAATGATCTCTTTTTTGGACATTTTGATTAGCCTTAAATAATTGGCTAACTGACCGTACTCTTTAACTTTAATGAATCTGCATTCACCAAGTTCTGTAGAGATAGGTTCTCCAGTAATGAAAAACTCCATATCAATCATTTCATAGCTCCGAAAGTGAATATTAATTTGTATCCCAAGTACCCTTCAGGTGCATTTGATATGAGCAACCTTGTATATTTAACATTTTTACCGATACCAGCAAAATTTTGATTGAAAAGCATGTCACAAATACGATCAGTAATTTTCAGGTTCCTGAATTCAGTCTCTTCATAGGTGTTAATGTGTGTATAAACATCAATCATCAAGTCTTGATCTAGCAGCATCACACTTTGGGTAGAGGGTTTAGGAATTCCATTGCCAAGATAAACACACAGCCTGCAAATTGGTTGATCGGTTAAATCATCAGTTTTGGGAGCACGCTTAATTATGGAGCTTAATATTGATGGAGCATCATCAACTGGATCATAATAATTTTCCAACATTTGAACGTCAGGGAGAGAAGAGGAGAGAGGGTCATCTTTATAATATAAAAGACGATTCAATTCTGTATCATTCATAATAGTTCTAAATACAGTTGTCATATGTTCAACCATCATACTCAATCGCTATCACCTCCAACTTTCTTTTTGGCTATAAGTCTAATTGTTCCATGGTCTCCATAGACTTTGGAGTAGTCTATATCATCAACACGGAATTCCTCGCCATAAAAAGAAAGAAAAAGACCCTTCTTTAACTTTTCATGTTTTAAAAAGGGGATGGTGACATGTGCTTGTCCTTCAGGAATGTTTATGGCCAATTCTGATCCAATTGTTGAGGTTGTCCGTTCTAAAACACACGGGATGTCAACCTTCTCACCGGGTACTTTAATCTTTATCGGTCTCCCTGTAACTTCATCAATCTTTCCAGAATCAATAAGTTTGTCAGAAGATGTAAGACTGATTGATGAATTGCAAAGCCGCATAGTAGCACTGTCATTCATTTTGTTATCAGTGGGGCGCGAATTAACTAACCAGTAACTACCGTCATACAAAATCAAGTCTCCACGATTTAATAAGCCTAAAACTGTAAGGACTTTTTTTGTTTCGCTGTCCTGAGTGGTTTGAATTATCACCTGTTCTGGCTTACCATTCAATTCAATGTCGTAAGTTTCAGGTGAATTTGCTAAGATTTCTTTGAAAATTTCATATTTGTTTGAATTAAACTCTTCGTTTTCCCAGCCACTCAAATAATTTGAAGAAGAGGTTAGATACCAATCTATAGACATCTAATCACCTCAATCAAAGTTATTCATTTTTAATTTGCTCAACTTTTTTTCGATATCATCGATTAGGTCTTCGTATGCCCTGTTAACTTGAGCTTTTGTGTTTGCTAACCCCGTCAATTGAATATCTCGACCCACAACGTTATTTAATTTTAAGGCTCTGTCACGGTATCTTCCAAGATAGCCTTTATACATGAGCATTCCTAAAATCTGAATTTGAGGAGATGTAAGGGGATCTTTAAATGTATTGGACTCTTCATCAAAGCCAAGTTCCGTTAGTTCAGTTTCATATTCACCCACGGCGTTAGTGAAAAATTGCTGCTCAAGTCCATCGGGGAGAATTTCATTAGATTGAAACATTGAGTGGAAAACGTTAATTACTTTTTCATAAGGAGTCAAAATTTAACCCCCTTATGATTGAGTATCAAATTTAAATCCAGTGTATTCTTCTATGAACTTAATCTTAGCGTAATCATTGATCTTTTCTTTTTTAGCTACCTCAAACAGCTGAGCTTTCTCAGACTCAAGTAAGATTTCCTTTTGAACATTTTCTTCGAAGGCTTTTTGTGTTTTATACCCCAAGATTTGTTTAATTCGTTCTACAGTAACAATTTCTTGCTTGTCATCTTTATCTTCAGTCTCAAAGCCTAAGTGCACACGGGTTTCTTTGTCATCAATATAGATTTTGGCATGAGTACCTTGACCGTCAGTTCCAGTGAATAGTGAGGTATTGTCATAGACTTGGGATTGCACTTCCCCAGCTGTAATCTGTCTAATTCCATTGGCCGGTAATCTGAAGTCTCCGTGAGTGTCAATCTTTCGGAAATATAAATCCCATGGACATAGGTTTTTAATTGTGATCTTTTTATCTAAATTAAAAGACATGTAATCCCTCCAAAAATAAAAGGAGGGACACAGCCCTCCTAGATTTTAAATTGTTTAAATTTGTGGTAATTCATATTTTGTGTCTCTGATGAGACCAATTTGATGTTCTTGTCCTTTTGCTACACCAGCTCCAATTTCCATATCAAAACGAGTGATCTCAGTTCCAGTGATAATGTCGTTACCATTCATTGATGTGAGTCCGCCTTTTTGGAAAACTTGAAGAGGAGACTTTTTACCTTGAGGAATGAAGAAGAGAAGTCCTTCAGGAAGATATGTTTTGAAGTTGTCGCCGGCTTTATTTAATTCAGTAAGATTATAAGCATTAGGTAATTCTACAACAGAAGAACCTTTATAAGTGTTAAGCAATCCTGTTCTTCGGATTTCATCCATAACAGACTGAGGGAGCTTAGTGCTTGAAGCATCTCCGGCTACAGCCTGAAACCCTACAAAGTCATTTAACTGAGAAACAACAGAAAAGTCACCAACAATAGAAGGTTGTCCAAATCGGCGAATCTTTGTGATAATATCGTCTACAGATGATTTGGTGATACCTTCAGTTTCAGCAAAGTATTTAACGCCTGTTGCATTTTTAATTGCATTGAACATTTCATTTACAACATAGTACATTGCTTTGTTCATCATATCTGTTTGAACTTGCTCCATGCCTTCTGCTACTTTATCGAGGTTTCCACTTTGAATCTCACGATAGTTAACAGCATAGCCAGAAGAAATGGTATGAGTTCCAATTGGATATTCGCTCCAAGTTGTAGTAGCGAACGGTACGTCACCGCGGGAAGCTTGGAATTGGCTTCGGATGGATTCATGCGCGTATGTTGTCATCATTGGTTGCTGATCATAGCCAATAGTTCTAAATGTGCCCATAAAATCAAATAGCTTAATTGCTGAAATAAGCTTAGGCTCAATGGCATAACGCACAATTGTGTTGATCTCGGCTTTAGCTACAGGGTTGCCCATAAGAGCTTTGGAAGCTAGTTCCTTCACATGGGTCATAGCAGCATTGGCTTTTGCTCCAAACTTGGAAAGATCTTGACCCGTTGCAGCTGCAGAAAAGATTTCTACAATAGGGGACTTAGCATTCAATTTAGCATTTGCATAATGGTTTGAGTCTTTTTGAACATTGTTTAATTCAACTGTAAACATTAATAATTACCTCCAGAATATTAATTAAGCCTGTACTGTTAGGCGCAAACCTTTTCCGCCAAATGTATTTTTCTCTAAGACTTTTAGAGATACTTTAAACTCCGCAATGTCATCGCCAGCTTTAACCCATTTACCTGTTTTGTCCGCAGCAGGAACCAATACGTCATCTTTAACAAGCGCATCATAATCAACTACCACGTCTGAGCTGAGTTCAATTGGCAGTCCTTTTAAGTCTGCTAAATTAAATGCAAGGACATATTCACCTTTTAGGACTTTGAAGTCTTCTTTATTGCGAATTTCAGGTTTATCAATAATGTTTCCAACCACATATACATCACCTTTTGCAGTAGAAGATGCGCCTGGAGGGAATGCGTTACCAGAAGAATCGTTAGGGATTACGACTAGACCAGGGACTAAATCGACACTAGCCTTGCAGCGTGGATTATTTCGTACTTGTTTATAAGCACCAATTGTTCCGAATTTGAACATTGAGTATTCCTCCTAAATTTTATAAAAGTGTTATTTTATCTTAATAAAGATCATCAATAGTCACTGAACTTTGTTGCCCAGAATCACGAACTTCTGAATAAATATCGAAATTTGTGCTATTAGTCTCAGAGGCTTGCTTCTTTGAGCGTGCAGCTATGAAGGTTCGAGCGATTGCTGAGTTGATTTCAGAAATAATTTCGTTTTTAAGCTCGACAGAAGGGGACTTAGAGAACATTTCAATTTTCTCTTTTGCGACATCCTTTTCTTCAGGAGAATATTCCTTTAAAGCTTGGTTAAGCTCTCCTTGCATCTTTTCGGCTACCGCCTTGTTTTTGAATTCCTTTAGGGAATTAAGCTCTTCATCTGCCTTGGCTTTTTCATCCTTAGCTTTTTGCGCTTCTTTTTCTTTTGCGTCAGCCTTAGCTTTTTCATCCTTTGCAGCTTTAACAGCGGCATTCAGTTCTTCAGTTTTTTGCTTTAAGTCCTCAGTAAGTTTCTCAACTTTTTGATTTAACTCTCCAATTTCTTTATTCTTATTATCAAGTTTGTTGTTTAACTCAAGGACTACTTCTTCTTGAGATTTTGACATTAAATTATCCTCCTTTTTGTTACTGTTTAATTCAAGTAAAATGGCAGCGTCATCTGCAGGATCGATACCTAAAATTGCATCACCTGTAAAGTCAAACTTCATAGGTATACGCCCTTGCTCTTTCCATCCACCTTCATATTCAATTGCATCTGAGCCTTCTACAGCTGCTATTTCAACCGAGGTCTCAGGGAAATCACCATCAAACATTTTTGATTTTAACCATTGGACAAATTTAGGGTAGCGCTGGTTGTATAGAAAACCTTCGGCTATTAATACTCTTTTTGGCTCACCATTAACATCTATAGTGTCAATGTAAGCATTGGTAGTAGTACCAACCACTGCGCTGTTTTCAAAGAGAGGGGTGCCGTCCTTGACTTCTGTTAAACCGTGTCCGAATGGCTCACTGTTTTCATCATCCAAGAACTCTGCGCAAATTGGCATTAACTTGATTGATTCAAGGTTAGCGTTTATGTATTTCTCCAGCCAGGTAATACCGTTCTTGTTAAACTGAGTATTGTTTTCATGAATTTCAAGAACGACCCACTTGATGTATGTTTGACCACTGGTTTTTTTCTGATTATTAATTTCTAAAATCGTGCTTTTCAAATATTAATCACCTCCTCTCAAGAGCCAGAAGGCGTTCCGTTACTGTTATTTGTCTTCGATTTAATCGTGTTTTCATTTTTGGGATTATCGATCTCAGGCGCGCCAGCTGACTTATCGTTATTCTTACTCATTGTGAAAGAGGTCGCATGAACAGGGAATTTTTCATCAAAACCTTCGTCTTTTTCATATTCCATTAGGGATAAGTAAGCATCAGGATTCCATCCAGTAGCGGCTATCCAAGCAATGAGGCTGCCTCGACCACTTGTATAAAGGTCTTTCATGTTTTGGACTTTTTCTTTCCTGTTAACGTGGGTAAGAGGGAGGTAGTAAACCTCAATATAAGAGCGAGGATCTTTGATGATATTGGCATTTATCACCTTGTTAAACTCACTTTGAATTTGTTCTAACCAGGAGAATATTTGGGAAGAAACCATCTCGATATTGGTTTGTTGAGAAGAGTAGTTACCGTCTTGACCATTGAGAGCAGATCCTGCAAATCCTAAATTTGTAGTGATTCGTTTAATGAGCTCGTCTTCACCTTTAACCTTCAAGAAATCTACATTAGTTTCCAACTTGTCTAATTTTGTTCCAGAGGCCAAAGAAAAGAACTTAACACCTTTAACGCTTCCTTTAGCAACTAACGCTTTTTTTATATTCTCATGCTGCTGTTCCTGTTGCTTTTGAGATAAAGCTGATTTCCCTTTTTGATCGCCTTCAGGGAAGGTCTGGTAGATTAAAGTACTGTTAAGTTCATCTAAAATGTTCCGTTTAGTGTCAACAAAGTATTCATCATAAACCATATCAATAAATGCAGATAAACCGATTGGGCGTCCCCATTGATCTTCAATGTCGCTACTTCCTTTAACAGCAATGGTCTTATTGTTATCAAGAACTAGCCATTTTCGATTTTGATCTTTCTTATAAGCTCTATAGCCTTGTCTGATTTCTTCTGGCCAGCGTCTAAGCTTTAATGATCTTCCGTTACTTGTGAACTTGTCAAAATAGGAGACATCAAAGGCTAACTGATAAGAGGAATTTTTCCTGCCGATAATTTTGCAATAATCGAGGGGAAGGGGGAGGACGGAACAATTAAAGTCATCAATAGCATTTGATTCTGTTATTGATCCGATCTCATTGTCACTTAGAGTGGCGGGAAAAGAATCATTGGCTACAGAATCAAAATAATAAAAACCAGTTCCATATTTGCTGAGTTTCCCTAATGCATCCCTGACAACACTTTTGTCGCTGATTTTCCTTAAAGCCAGATTGAACTTTTGTTTGTTCAATTTGAAATCAGCTACTTTACTTGATCCCAAAATAACTCTGTCTAAAGTAGGGAGGGCTACCATGTAGTCAATAACGTTTCTATACACACCATTTGCGTTATAAAGCAATTTAGAGGCATCCCTAATCTGTTTATTGTAAACGTTGTGGTCTTTCAGCCATGATTTAACTTTGTCGTAAGAAATGCCGTTAAATAAATCATTAAAGAACAACGAATCAAGCGGCGCTAAATTTGTATTAAATTCATATGATGACTGTGGTTCAGATGTAGTCATTATTCACCTCCTCAATTTCTAATTAAAAAAGAATCCAAATGAATATTCATCATCGGATTCTTCCTTTTCTAAAAATAAAGCTATGTAATACAGCGCATAAGCAATAGCACTGTACCTATCCTTATCAATTCTTTTTACAACTTGCTCAACAGTGAAAGAATTCTGTGTCTTTTTAATTCTGAGGTTTGCAACTTCGTCAATGAACAATTGAGTTTGAATACATGCTGCTTCAATCATTACATCATCAGATATGCTTTTTTGGTTCTTGATGTCATCATAGGACTTTAGCAACTTCAATTTTCCGGACTCAACATAATCCAGGAATTGAGTAATAATGTCTTGGTTAATACCTTGGGATTTAAGGTTGTAAACGATTTCTGGAGAATTTGGGACATCCGGCTTTTGATCAGTGTTTATTGTAGCCCAGCATCCAAGTTCTTCATTGGTCTCCGGATCCGTAACATCCTCTAATAACCGGTCGATTAAACCGCCACCGACTCCGTTTCCATCGACAATAACAGCTTTAACTCTCGAGAGGGAAGTATCTTGATTTCCTCCATAGTTTTTGAAAACTCTTTTTACCATGATTGATTGTTCTTTAAAACTCAATCCGTTTGGCGGCTCTATGATATTGACTACTTGAACTTGTCTAATGAGGTTGTTGCTGTTTCTGATAATCTTCAAAACGACGATAGCTGTTTTATTGTTTGATTCAGCTGCAGAGCGGGCTACGTCAACCCCGATTACATATTCATGTAGCAAGAAGTTCTTATTTTTATCTCTAGGACAAGAAAGTTCGGGGTGGGTAATTGTCCTAGCTTTGATCAATTTACTGATATTAATTAAAGCACCGTCACTTGCGCCAATCCAATCACAAAGATAGTTCTGACGGAATCGAGTTACATTCCCTTGTCGTGCTTTATTAATAACAGACATTTTTTGACGGCCAAAGTGAATAGGAATGCGCCAATCTGATCCGAATACAAAGGATCCTTTAAGATCACCAGTTTCCTTAACCATCGTAAGGATTTTTTCGTACTCATCTGAGTTTTTGTATCCAGATGTAGAGAATCGGTTAATCTGACCATTTAATTCAGCGGGATCAATTTCGCCAGTCATGGTTGTACGAGGGATATTAAAAATCGGCTCGATAGCATCATCGTATAAATCTTTATCAATCAAGGCAGATTCCTCTAAGGAGCCACGTCTTCTACGTAAACCCTTAGAGGATTGGGCGTTTGCCAGGTTATCGATGATCGCCCCGTTTTGAAATTCAACTCGCCCACTGTCTTTTGAAAAGTTTTCACTCTTGATTTCATCTTTAATGGAAGGGTAAAACCTTAAAATTTCCTCGTGCTTTTCTTTCCATATTTTTACCGCCGATTCCTTTGTGGAAGCGGTAATGGCTAATGTTACATTAGGGAAGCAAATAGCTGTATGGTAAGCAACCATGATCTGGGTAAGCGTTTTTGATCCGCCACGTGGAATACAGAAGTAGTTCTGTGGGAAGCGACTGAGTGTTCTCATCATAACTCTTTGGTATAAATCCAGCTCAATTCCGCCGACTTCGGGTTTCAACATATCGTAAAAAATGTCTGGATAAAAACGAATAAATGAGGTGAACTCAGCCCACTTGGAGATATTCTTGCCAATGAGGTTTGAATTGTCATCGGGATTCAGAGGGGTTTCAAAAGCTGCGTCGTAAATATCTGTTCTGTCTTTTGTGTGCTTCTTGTTTTTCGAGGTGAAGTTTTTATAACTAGCCATTAATCTTCATCACCTGTGTCATAAAGAGGTTCTTTGTACACATTCTCCAAGTCTCTGAAAACATTGTTGCGAGCACTCTTTAGTTTATCAATTTCTTCAGGCGACAATCCTTTTGATTTGAAGTCCTCTTCAAGCATTTCATCATAAAAGTGGTAAATGTCTTTGTAATCGACTTTTTCCTTATCTTCGAGCCTTCTGTAATAATTTATAATCGCCCAAATGATTAGATCAGCGTCATCATATGGTTGGGCTGCTAAACGAGGGAGAAGGGGGATAATGCCCAATTCTGTTTCAACGGCTTCAAATAATTGAGAAAGTACATCGACTCCACCACTGATATCGCTCTTACTTAACTGAGATACATTAATTTTTGCATCTGTAGCTGCCTTTGAAGCTAATGAACCCCATTCTTTAGCTTCTTTTACATCACCTTTAGCAGTTGCTAGCTCCTCTTTTACACGAAAACGAATATATGAAAGCAAGCCTTCAGTATGAAGTGTGGTTTTTTCGCCGTAATTTCGAATGAGTTTATTGTATTTTCTTTCAAACTGACGGTACTCATCGGGTGTGTAACCAATTCCCCATTTATCAATCAGGTCATCTGAAATTTCAGGTTGGCTAACACCAGAATTGTTTGTAGGCGTAGATTCCTCTATAAGTGGATTCTCTGGTTGTCTTTCAAAAACACTGTCTTTATAACCAGTACCGTTAAATTGCTTCAAGGAATTAGCCATTGTCATATAAGCGCTAAATGTATCTGTTTTTCTCTTTTCAGCTTGTTCCCAATACAACGGATCAAATTTAACATCAATCTGTTGTAAGACTGTATATATTGATTCAATATTGTTGTAATCAATGTTTTTCTTCAAGCAAGTCTTACAAATAGGGACTTTTCCAGTCTTCTCATACAGACTGCTTCGTGAATTATAGAACCCTGACTCTTTGTCCTTTTCTTTTTGACAAGCAGCACAGATCAATTTTTCCTTTTCTTTAGCTTTTCTTGGCATTGGTTCACCTCCAAAATTTTGGTTCAAAAACACGTTTTATAAAACGCCCAGCAATAGAGAGGGAGTCGAGATTTCTCAAATCATCACTGGACGTTCTAAAAAAGTATTTTATTTATAAGTTAAGGCACCATTTTCAGACAAAACAACCTTGGTTCCTTTTAAGGTATCAGCAAGAGCATCAAGCAAACCTTTTCCAATACCATTTGCATCAATTATTAATTTACTCGGTCGTTTGTCTATAATTATGGCTTTTATTTGACTAGCCTGATGTTTAAACGTTCCATATTCCACTTTCTTTGAGATGTCCTCAACACGGGAATTGTATAAATCAATAATTAAAAAGGTTGTTTCTTCTCTTCCAGGATTAATTACAGCAATTCTTTCAGGAATATAGCCCGAGCTCAATGTGTGGCTATTTCCGTTTAAGGGTTTAGTAGAGAATTTGACATCTTGGTTCAATTGTTCACTTTTAGTGTTTTTCTCAAATCCCAGGCTTTTATGCAGACTTGTTAGAGCGTCTTTTAATTCCCTATTACACAGATAACCACTATCATTAATTTCTTTTAGCAGCTTTACATATTCCCAAAGAATTTTAGTTTCTTCTTTCAATCTTCCTCATCCTCATCTGAATAAAATTAAAGTTTTATATTAATTAACAATCAAATTTACTAGAGTGTTCTTGCTTTCAGGGGACAGGTTGTCCCACTGTTCTACTAATATTTCAATAAATTCATTGGCAGACATAGGATCATTCCTTTAACTTTTTATTTTAAAAGCGAATTATGTATGTAGCCTCAATACCTGCTTCATCAAAAACCATAAATTTTTGAGAAGGTTTTGTGCCAAACCGACCTTGCATAGCATAATCATCCGCACCGACAAGTGCTCCATTTACAACAACTGTTGTGCTACCGTACTCTTTTTCGTAATTGTGATGAATATGACCACCGAATATGTAAGAAGGGATGTAGCCAAGTAATTGAGGCAATCGTGTTACGCACTGATCAACACGATCGTAGTGTCCGTGTACAAACACGACTTCCTGATTGTTGATTTTAGCGGGGATGAATCCGTCTTGCTCAGGTTCAATGGAGATGTTCTTTATGTTCTTCAATCTGGCTTCGAGGTACCAATTAATGAGGTATTCAAAGTTTTCTTTAATCCCTACATCATTTTTAGAAGGGGAGAGGCGACCGTGATTTCCTGCTACGTTGTAGAACTTAACTTCTTGAAACTCACTTGCCAACATCGCTAAAACCTCAGCAAGCGTTTCTGATACATATTTAATTTGTTCTACAGCATCTTCATTGGCCTGAACTCTTGTAGACACATGAATAAGACCTCCGATTAAATCACCGAGATTTGCTACATGTAATGTGGAGACATGATTCTGCTTACCATACTCAATCACTTTGTTGGTGAGATGTTCTACACGCTCATTGAAGATTTCTTTATTAAATTTATTAATGCGGTTGTCGATTTCCATTCCGAAGTGCCAATCACTGAATAATGCAAGCCCATGTTTTTCAGCAATAGCGGGGGATGGGAAGGTGAAGCGAAGGGGTCTTTTTGACTCTAGAGATGCAATAGCTTGTACGACATCATCTTTAATTTGTTCAAACCGTGCTTGATTGGCAATGAATTTCCGGTATTCTCTTTTTTGATCTCGTGCTTTGATTGTTTGTTTTTCGGATTCAATGCGAATTTCTTCATGTTTTTGTTGAACTTCTTTGTTCATATTCTTTGAGATAAAGTAATCGTGCCAGCGCTCAAATTGTTTAAAGTCTTTACGCCATTTGCTTTCATCATAGTTGGTTCCCTGATCCTTGTTTAAAAGGGCAGCAATTGTTTTTGTGTCAATGTGATAAGTGTCTTTGTTTTTGAAAAGTCTAATATGATAATCAGTGAACGATTCGTCTTTTTCTCGCTGTAAAACAGGATCTAAAATAGCTGTCATTTAGTCACCGCCTACTCAGAAAGTCCTTCAGTTTCTTGAGGAACAACATCACTGTCGCTTTTTAACGTGAAATCAATTGGATCTGTTTTGCTTTCAAGCTCTCTTAGGTATTTAGATAGTGAGTGAATGTGTATACCATCACCTTTATGTTCAATAATTTGATCTTCATCAACATTTACAGTGCATTTTTTTAAAGAATACTCTTTCTTGCCTTTAGCCAAATTAAATTCCTCCAATATTTGTTTTATTTACGTACAATAAGCTCCTTCGGAAGCCCGATGATCCGAAGCATCGGTAACGTCCGAAAAGGGGATATAAAGGAGATGAAAAGATAAGTCGGATAGGCGTTGGGGAAACGCCCGAAGGAGACTATTGATAACTTGCGTAACGGAAGGCTCGTAAGCACATTCCGACCGATCCATAAAGTAAAACGCAAGCACAAAAAGACCTCCACCGTAGGGTGCGGAAGCCTTGTTCTGACTGCATTATGTAAAGAGAATTAAAAGTCATACAATTTCAAAAGTACTCCACCCATCTCTTCTCTTATATCCTCTAATTCTAATAAAATGCCCAGTAATCCCTTAGCCTCTTCATATAGTTTTCCGATATTTATTGAAGTTTCGAGATGATAAAATACTTTCTCTGTTGATACATAAAGTCTTAGTGGATATACCGGAGGATCAATAGCTTTCATATGAGAAAGAATAGTATTATACGATACAAGTGCGTGTTTATGTTTTATTGTTGAATTTTCATCTTGAAACGTTGAAATTGCTTTATCTAAGTACTCATCAAAGTGCTCAAGCCGATTTCTGACATTCGTCTTTTTAATTTCCTCTAGATCTAAATCACCTAGAATTGTTTTGAAAATCTGCGCTCTGGCTATGCGAGCATTATATACCTTTGCTGACTCCTTTTTCTTTCTGAATTCTTGGGGATATATTAACTTCTTAATATTAGCTGCATTAATAACTATTGAATTGATCTTCGAATGGATTTTTGCTGAAGACTCAATTGCATAATATCCTTTTTCTGAAGGTATCTTAACTTCATTGAAAACTTCCTCGCAATCTCTTTTGATAGCATCTGCTAAAGAGTACAACTCTATTATATACAGATGTTCAAAATCCGAAATAATCAGTTCTTCTTTTTTGATCTCCATGTAACCCCTCCTTATTCCATTATAGGATAAAAAGGGTATTAAGTGTAATTTTTCTAACATTCCATCCAATTAAAATTTACAGAGTCTTCTTGGCTGTTGCAAGTCTTTTTTCGAAAGTATCCTGTTTGCACAAATATAACTTGTCTTCTTCACGGATTATATAATCACCTACTTGTGCGATATTGTTGCCATGTAATGTTGGGATTGTTACTGTCGGACAGCCTATCTGACAACTGATGACAATCGTCCTTTGGCCGACCAAGTTCGAAATATCAGCGATTGAGTGCGCCGTGTTTTCAAATTTTACTGCTTTAATCACAGCCGGCTTTCTACGATTCTTCGCCATCCTTTAACTCTCCCTTTCGTTTTGTTTAAGCAAGCACGAAAAATCTGCCATAATAAAACCCTGATGGGATAAAGTCGCAATTTGCATTAATGCGTTAAGTCTTACCGACATTTTTAGCCCGATAATAGCCATTTACCTGTCTCTTTTTAGATACAGACATCCGAGTTAACCTCGAACCCTCATAAGTGACCATTATCCGACTAACTACAATGACCAGTTGTAGCTGTAAAGTCGAATTTAATGCTTTTGTTCGTATGAAAGTGAGAATAGACATGTTTAGAAAAAGCTTAGTCCACGATGGGGCAATACCCCGCTAATATCCATTTATCTGAAACCCTGGCATTCCAAGTCCTCAAACAAATGAATATTAGCCGAGAACTGATATCCCACATATCAGTAAACAGCTTATTATTGACGACACCCCCATGCCATCAATAAAAGAACTCTAATTAATTAACCTGGAGATGAATGCGGGAGAGGATTTGCACCTCTCATGGATGACAATTCGCCAACTATTAGTCTTCTCTTGAAGGTTGGCCTCGAGATTCCCGAAGGTCAGTCATACCACCTCGATCTACGCGTTTACCTTTTTCGCCACCGCATTCTAGGGAAAAGGGAGGAAGGATACTTTATTAAGCTTTCACTGCGTCTTTTAGAGCTTTAGCAGCCTTGAATGCAGGCGCCTTTGTAGCCGGAATATCAATTTCCTCACCTGATTGTGGATTTCTCCCTTTACGAGCTGCACGTTCACGAACTTCAAACGTTCCAACTCCAGGGATCTTGATTGATTCACCATTTGTAAGTGTTTCAACGATCACATTAAATACTGCTTCTACTTTAGGCGCAGCTTCTTTCTTAGTAACTCCTATTTTTTCAGCAACTTCTCCAACAAATTCTGTTTTGTTCATGTTTTAATTCCTCCTAGTGATTTTGTTTATTTTTGTGTTAAAGTATAATTACGGTAACGTTTGTGCTTCTTTTGAAAAATGGGAGACGTACTCACCCTTATATGTGGAAATTAGCTTTCTTTCTCCCTTATGGCGATTATCTCAAAAGGGGCTTTCAGACCAGTCGTATCAAGGGTTCAAGGCACTTTTTTTGTTATACTTTTTTCGGTAAAATCGCTGTACCCCTTGGGGGAGTAAGGCTCATGGTACTTTTATTACCGTTACACATTTTGATTTCTAAATCGGATGACACGTTCCTTTGTTTTTTGTTTATTCCTCTTAACTGTACATTTCCCACAGAAAAGTTTCTTGCTTGTTTTAGCCCTAAATAGCGTTTTACAATCACTGCAAACTCTTAGTGTTTTCAGGTTGTGTGTTAGATTATTTAATATACAAGCACCGAAACATTCCCACAGTGTCGATTTGAACTTACTCTTCTTTTTATACAGATACTTAATCAGAACATCAGCAACATATTGTTCGTCTTCATGTATCTTCAGCAATCTGTCTTTGATAACCTTATAAACATAAAGTTTTTGTCCAGGCTTAATGTCTTCATCATTCATGAGCCATTTCTTGTTTTGGTCTAATCGTTTGTACTCACTAATAATTGCCTCGTCCAACTTAATCTCCTTGTTCTTGAGCAGAAAACGATAATCAAACTTTCCTGCCACAGCTGCGAAATTAATTCGGTCAGAAGGGATAATGGAGTCTAACTTATTTACTGTGCTTTCATTAATTAACTCAACACTATGTTCTTCTTTATCCTTTGCATTGATAAAGAAGTGGGGCACTTTATTTTTTACGTAATCTTTAATTTTTTCATCAACATGATCAGGTCGGGTAGGCATGAATAAGGTTTTTGCGAACTTTGATACCCTCGGTTTCCCGATATTTTATTAGGGAATAGACCATATCATCATCTGTGCTAGACAGATGGTCAGCGCTTCATAATAAGGAATTTCACCTTATTATTACTCCATAAAGGATGGTCGTTGCACCTTCATTTACAAGTGCTTCCCAGCATGATGTAAACGCTTGGCACAGGGTTTTCATATAATACATTCTACATTCATTTTACATTTTTATAGGTTCTTCCTTGTTTAATTCCATAGACAACATTGGGTTTTATGTTACACTTTTTTGCAACATGGGGTGCTGATAACCCTTTTTTAAGAAGTTCTCTTATGCGAAATACTTCTTTTGGAGTAAGAGTGCTTTTCTTCTTGCTTTTGTATTTAAGAATAAAGTCGTCCCACCCAGTAACATGAATATGATTCCATACTTTACACTCTAATATTGATTTAACGATGGGGTAGGAAACACACATTGACTTTGATACTTCGGACATCTTTTCTCCATTAATCAAACGAACTTTTATCTCGTATGCTTTCGTTTCATTTATTTTTGAGGATTTATTTTTTGACCCTAAATGAGACTGACGCATCTTTAATCTAGATTCTGGCGAATGCCTTTTATTCATTCTAGATTGTAAAAGCTTTTCCTTATGTTGCGGAGAGAGCTTTCTGCCAATTCTCGCTTTACTCATTTTGGCTTTAGTCTCATCACTAAGTTTTCTTCCGGTGTTATTAATCCTATTCTTTTCCCCAATAATTCTTTTGGTGGAGTCAGACATCTTACAATTACTCTTGCCCTCTCCGCCGGTGGTCATGTTAAAGCCATTTAAATAGGCACCTAGTTCATTTATGTAGTGAGTTTCTAATTCGTTCATATCTGAGTTTGGATCAACTGTTTGCAATACATGAAATTGGAAATCGTTTTCTCCATATTTATTCCAGGTATTCTGCAAATGTCGATTACAGTGCGAATTGTTTTTCAGCTTCCAAGTGTGATGCCAGTAACGCTTAATAAATTTCATCTTAGTTTTCCCCACATATATTAAGCCGGTGCTTATCTGCTCAATCTTATATATCCCACTCAAATATTTATGCTCATCCTCATTTATAAACTTCACTTTGTCACCCCCTTGTTTTAAATATCATTGTTCAAAAATGTAAAATGCATTAATTAGAATTCCCCTGTTAGCACACTCATTGACGATCATTTCCTATCGCTACTTTTCGCTGAATGTACACCCTAGATTTCTAGGTTCACTGACTTTTCATCCGCATATCGCTATGCGACGCGACTATAAATTTAATCGATAGTAAAGTTATTTTCCATACATAACCATTTGATCACGTCCAGGTTTATATTGTCACTGTTCCATATTTTAGTGATGTTGTTGCTGTACTCCCCGATATTGATCCCATAAGCAAGAGTTAGTGCTTCATAGATGTTCTTGCTATTAATCTTTTGTTTCTGGGCTACAGACATTTCATAATACAACGGAACGATGTTTTCCATATTACGCTTGGCAATATTGACGATTAACTCATCAGAAATAATTAAGGCCTTATCCCCGTCATTATCAAACTGCAGCAACTTAGATATCGGATCATGAATGCTTGTGTAAACACCTGGGGTAATGAACCACTTTTCATATTTCTCATCTTTTTTGTTCCACCTAACACCATGCTCTCTGAATAGGTGAGGGGAGCGGAGGATGTCAATATACCCTTCATCATATAAAGAACAATGGACATCACTTCCTGAAAGCAGTCCTTTTGGGTTCTGGATGTTCAGAAATAATTTTTCGCAGAAAGCATACAGATCAGGGCATAAATATGTATAACGAGCACCATCAACAAGCAATTTTCCTGATTTGGCATCTTTAATCATGCTTTTCTTTTTATTTTTAATAATTTCTTTCGTGTGATCATCGTTAAGAAGTTCTGGATATAGAAGTAAAGCGTCCTGAAGAGCTGTCCGATGTTTCTTTTTCTCTGTAGCTCCAAGAACTCTTAACATGGTTTCTTTGTCAGTTCCCAATGTGGTAATCTCTTTTACAGTCTTTGAGCTCATTTGAATTAATTCTTCATCGGAGATATCTGTAAGTGTCTGGAGCATTTGATAAGTGAGCTTCCCTTCAACAGAAGGATCTTCTTCGTTGAGTTTTGCCCCTAAGCATCCATATTTTTTATAATTGCCTTGATATTCTTCCCACGATGAATAATACTTCCACATTTTAAACTGGCTCTTAGTGAAGATAATTTGAACATCATCTTTCATCACGTCCCATTCCTTGCCGTATATATCAGTTACTTTAAAAGCTTTGTTTTCCTCAGCAAATTTACGAAAATCAAAAGGGACTAATAAACCCTTTACCCATGGGAGTCTTACCATGAAGCTTTTACGACTTAGATTAGGGAGTATCATTCCGCAGCCATCTGTATGTTCAATGGGAATGTTCATTGTTTTTCGTGTGATCTCGTAGGTATCTCGATCAATGTAGTCAACGAAACTCGACACATCAGTTTCTAAGTCGTTGACAACAATAGCTTTATCAATATCAATCTCCCAAGGGCTACTGGCGCTGTTAGATAAGGCCATATAGCTATTCCATTTGTTAATGCTGCTACCACCAAGGGAGTTAATCTTTTCAATACTCAAGCCGCATGTCAAAGCATCCTGATACTTATCGTAGGTGCTTTTTTTAATGAAACATGACTTCTTTGTACGAATTTGACCGGCGCTGCTCGTGAAATAAACGTATTTTTCTTTGTTATGTAAAAATCCCTGATCAATAATGTCCTTCAATACTTCAAAATGATAAGTCTGGACAACCATGATTTCCTCTGAAAGGGTGTTTTCTTTAATCCCTAATGTACGGGTCAACACTGAATCAAATAAAGAAATCACTTTATTATCCCTTAAACTATCAGTTCGAAGTGTTCTGATGTCATTATGTTCTTCAAATGCGGAATAAAGGCATTCTTTAAGGTATGTAATCCTTTGTGATATGTATTTCTTATGTTTATGATTTACATTGTCTAATGTCTTAAGGTAATCTCTGTATCTATAAGACTTCAAAATCTTATTATGTAATGAATTTTCTTTGTCATTATAAAATGCCGATGTGTCTACACTGTAGATGTGAACTTGCTTAGACAATCCGTCTTTTTTTCTTTTCAATCAATCCCCTCCGATTATTTTATTTTTACTCTATAAGTGCTTAATATTCGCTATTAAGATATTGATTTACTAAACTTCGATATGTAAAGCTTTGCTTATTAATCTTTCCGTACCACTTGTAATCCTGATAAAGGTATTCTTCTTCGGGTGTTGCTGTACCATCGACTACTTTTCCCTCAATAAACCCCATTAAATGACTAAATAAATACTGCTTTTTCATCTTACACCTCCATACTATTTTATTTTTACTCTAAAAATGATTAAAATAAAGACCACTTCATGTGGTTGTGTCTTTATTATATATTTTATTTTTACTCTTGTAAACATAAAAATCCAAAGTTAATTGGATTTAATTTCGATTAATTCAAAAAGATCGTCAACTTTACAATTTAGAACATGTGCCATCAATAAAAGATTGTATGTACTAGGGAGGACGGTTGCAAATCCCTCGCTGTCATTTTTACACCATCTAGATATACTTGCTCTTTCAGCTTTTATTTGCTCTGCTAACCAGCCTTTTTCGATACCTTTGCTGCTTAAAAATGAATCCAACTTACTTTTAACCCTATATTCCATTTAAATCATCCTTTTGCTGTTTGAATAAATTTTATAAAATGACTGGTTTACATACAAGCAGAGTATAATTATTTGCATTAAGATACAAAAATATTTGCATTTAAATACAAATAGACAATATAATAATCGTATATCAACCAAGATACTTCAAAATCATCAGATATTAAGGAGGGGTTACATGGATACTTATTTTGATTCTGTAATTGACAACTTAACTCGAAATGATCTGTATATTCTAGGCTTATTGAGTGATGAAGGGGCTGATTTAAAGTTTAAATCAATTAGGAAGAAAACCATTCAAGCAAAAACTCAGTTAACTGATGCTACCTTTAGAAAGAGCATCGATCGGCTGGAGGCCTTGCAATTTATTAATATAGTGAAAAACAGTAAAGAGCATACAATTTTTATTACTCAATATGGTCAAGAAGCTTTGAGATATCAATTAGAAGGGGAGAGGGTTTAATGTTTGGATTTATTGGAGTTGGTCAGGCCGGTGGAAGTATAGCGGATGAAGCAATGAAGAGAGGATTTCATTCTGTTGCAATAAATTATTCACTTTCAGACCTTAATTCATTAATCAATATTCAAGATAAGCTTCATCTGGTAGGGACAGAAGGAGTAGGTAAAGACAGAAGCGTAGCAGCGAAACATATGAAAAATAACTGGGAGTCCTCTATTGAGTTTATAAAGAACACAATGGAAAAGCCTTCAGTTCAAGTTATTTTCGTAGTTTTCTCTGCAGCTGGTGGAACCGGTTCAGGAGTAGCCCCTATATTATTAGAATTGTTAAACGAATGTCTTACACATAAAACAATAGTTGCTGTACCAATCCTTCCTGACAATAACGAGGTATTGGTTAACCAGATGAATACACTGGAGTTACTTGATGACTTATCTATGCCAGAGACCTGTGTCTTACCTTTGGATAATCAAATGGTTTTGAGCAAATATGAAGGGAAGATTTCTGAAAGCAGACTATACAAGGAGACAAACAAGATGTTCCTTGATTTAATCGAAGTCTTACTCAATTACACGGACAGAGGATCAAAGATCAGCACATTAGACAGGAAGGATTTAAATCAGCTTTTTGACACACCAGGAATCATGACTATTGCTCAAACAGACCTCAATGAATTTACAAATGAGGGTAAGTATTTTGATAAGCTGCATGAAGATATACAAAAGTCGTGGAACAATTCGATTTTCACTCCTGTTGAGTTTACAAATGTGATGAGAGCTGGAGTCATTCTGGATGTTCATGAGTTCTTAACGGAGCATATATCGTATAATGAGCTGTTTAATGTCTTTGATAACAAGATGCCCCTAGACTTATTTAAAGGGCATTATGATAAAGGTAATAGGGTGATAACGATTCTTAGTGGATTAACCTGGATCAATGAGCGAATGAAGCAGTTAGATGATTTAATTGAAAATGGGAACACTGAAGTTAAAGAAACAACTGTTTATAAAGCGAAGAATCGCCGTAGAGAGGATTTATTTAAACCGAAGAAACTGGAGAACAAGGAATCGAAAAAGACCTCGTATATGGAGGCGCTGAAGAGACTAAAGCGCTAATTTTAAAGGAAAGCTGCCAATTAAGGTGGCTTTTTTATTTTGATTTTTAATGACCCCCCTTGGGTGATCGTGAGCTAAAAAAAGTGCTTATCGTAAATGAAGGTCGGAAAGGGTTATTTAGTTGATATAGCAATGTTTTAGAGCTGTCAAAGGGGATAATAGGTGTTTTGTGATCGTAAAACGTAGGCAGGAGAGAGGAAAAGTGGTCGTTGAGTTAAAAATCTGATGAAAAAGGGGAGAATAAGGGGTGGAAAAACATTGATACTATAGGCTTTTACGATAGCGATTACGATGCGAAAATAGGCTGAAAAATGGGAAAGTGGAAAAATAAGTTGGGTGTGGAAATGGAAGTGCTAGGGGTACGTTTGTTCCTGTTTTTTTGCCTTTAGATGTTATTATACCCCCTATATAATGGTAATGAATTCCCTATATAAGATACGTTATGTAGGGTTTTTATGATTTAACTGATAAATTTGCACAGCTAACACAATTTCAAATGAAAAACAATATTTATTTTTGAAAAAATAATTAAGCGGTCAACTTAAAAGTGAATACCCATTCATTAAAAATAATCGTGTATATAACGAAAGGAAGCAAATCGAAGTCTTATTTTTTATCTATACAATTTACTCATCTAATCCACACACCTATTTTATATTCACTCTAATCATATTCCTTCATCTCGTTACATCCACCATTACATATCCTCATCTTGCCTAATCATCTCTATCCGTTTCCTTCACCATACATTATATATCCATCCTATACACACTAATCACACATCATTAGAAGCCTTATAATACACCTAGAATCAATTTTAATTTGATCATAGTATCATTGGTATCCAATCCACATACACGCCTCATACAGCCTATACACACATGAATAATAGTGCCAAAATAATTTAAAAAAATCCATTTTTAGAGTAAAAATAAAATGACTTTGAAGGGAAAATGTGCTATAATAGAGTTATAGGAAAGGAGGTGTACATAGTGCTTGAGAAAGTGGGTATAACAATTGCTTTCCTTATTCCTATCACGGTTTTAATCATCAACTGTTTAACGATAGCTGAGAAGATTCAAAACCTGATGAAGAATAAAAAAAGCAAAAAGAAAAAGCGTACACGCAAGCGCCTCCGTAGCAAGAGACAACGCAAACGTATACGCAGATAACACGCTAAAGGGGATTAATTCCCCTTTAGTCACTACCCATATTATAACATGGACAAGCACATTGTAAACATGAAACGAATTTCATTATGGTTTACGAACATAACATTTATTGTTTTATTCTTATTGTTCCTCTTCATCAAAGATTACTTCAGTAGCGGAATACAGTCGCTTATTACGGCTATCTTCATAGTAACGTGTATCATTATCATTTTGTTATGGATCGCTTACTTTGTTATACGCCAAAAGAAGGTAAACAAATCTAACTGACATCATGCTATACTAAGCTTAATAGAGGTGAGCGGAATGGGAAATCAGATCCTTGAAGCGATACAGCAACTTTCCAAGGATATTAACACAATTAAGCAGGACGTTAAGGATATTAAAGAAACGGTTAAACGGATCGAAGAAAATGAACCTGAAGAGGTTGTATCCATGCTTAAGATTATTAACAAGAATATTGAAAGTGATCACCGATACAATGATAAGAAATTCTCTGGTCTTGAAAGACGTATTCATGGTCTTGAAGAAAGAATCAATAATTGAATTTCATATATGAGAAGGAGCGGTAAAACATTTATCCGTTCCTTTATTTTTAATATTAAAGGGGAAGTCTGTATACATTATGAATAAAATTAAAATAATTGATTCTATAATGGGATCAGGTAAGACAAGCTATATGATTCAAAGGATGAATGAAGCACCTACAGATGATAAGTTTATTTTTATTACACCTTATCTTGATGAGGTAAAGAGGATCAAGGAAGCGTGTCCAGAAAAGAAGTTTATTGAACCTAAGATACACAGCGTAAACGGAGAAACATTTTATAAACTGGATTCATTACATAAGCACCTTTCAGATAATAAGAATATAGCAACTACACACGCACTCTTTAAGATGGCAAATGAGACAACAAAAGAACTCATCTATTCAGGTAATTATACTTTGATACTGGATGAAGCAATAGAGGTTGTAAAGCAGTTAAACATATCTGCAGATGACCTGGATATGTTATTTAAAAATAACTGGATAATTAATAAAGACGACCGAATAATCTGGAACATGGAACAAGAAAAGAATATGCAAAGGGAATATGATGGAGAGTTTAAACACTTGAAACAGCTTGCATTAAATAACAATTTAATATTACATAATGATTCAGTCATACTCTGGAACTTTCCTGCTGACATATTCAAATTGTTTAAAGAGGTATACAACTTAACTTATCTGTTCGATGGACAGTTACAGAAGTATTATTATGATTTAAACAATATTTCATATGAGAAATATATGATTAAAAAAGATAAGGGAAAATATAAGTGTGTGCCTTATGATTCAGCAGCAGACAAGCATATCAAGAATAAAATTAAAATCAATATAAATATATATGATGGTGATCTTAATAAAATCGGTGAAGAACAGTACTCCTTATCAAAAGGATGGTACAGAAATAAGAGGGTTTTACATAAACGACTGCAGAATAATATCCTGAATTACTTTCAGAACATATGTAAGTCTAAATCAAACTTTAATATGTGGACAACGTTTATTGATTATAAACCAAGGCTTTCAGGCAAGGGATATACTAAGGGGTTCATACCATGTAATATCCGGTCTACAAATGAACATAGTCATAAAAATACACTGGTTTATGCTATTAACCGTTATTGTAATCCATTATTAGTTGAATATTTTAGCTCTAAGGGTGTTAAAGTTGATGAGACTTATTTTGCCCTTTCAGAAATGATTCAATGGATATGGAGAAGCAGCATAAGAAATAATGATTCGATTTCAATTTACATTCCATCAAGAAGAATGAGGTTAATGTTTATTGATTGGTTAAATAATGATTTATAACCCTTATTGCAAATAAAGCAATAAATCATAAAAAAAAGTCAACTGTCCCAAGGGTTTGAGGGGTGTGTCCCTTAAAGGGGAAGAGGGGTAATAATTAAATAAAAAATAATAAATTCGTCCGTAAAGAAAGTGCCTTTACGGCCGTCTCGTTTCAGCAAGCTGAACCTCGATAATATGTTTTTCTTTTTTAGAATAAAAATAAAATAACTATTGAATATTTAAAGTGATCATGTTAAAATTAAATCAAGTCAAAGAATTACATACATTTAGAGTAAAAATAAAATTGTGATAAAGAATGGAGAGGTTGAAAATGACAGCTGTTTTAAGAATTAACGAAGAGTTAAACGGAATTGAACTTTATTTTGATAGTAAACCAGAACAAGAGGTTTTAACTCATCTTAAATCAAACGGTTTTCGATACTCTGGATTCAAAAAATGTTGGTGGAGCAAACGGACAGAAAAATCAATGCAGGTCGCTAATGGTGTCACTAAACAAGAAGTCTCATCTTCTAAAACAATCACTAAAACTAAAAAGAAAGCTAAGGGTGTAAAAATGGGTCTGTGGGATGCAACACAATGGAGTGAAGTAGAAGTAAATAAGGAACAAGAAGTAAAAGAAATGGCAAAGGAAATAAGAAAGCATATAAGACAACGTTTCCCACAATGCAAATTCTCTGTTACTACTGGGGGAAGCTATTTACATAGCACTATTAACATCACAATCAAATCAAGTCCATATGAAAAAGGGTCAGCTTATTTGACTGCGATTTATGGTTATTGCAACAGTCTTTTAAACAATTATCGCCATTGCTACAGCCCAGCAGATCCATACACTGATTACGCAGGTAGTTACAACTTTTATGGTCGAGTTTCATTGGACTGGGAATACACAGTGACAGAACAAACAGAAGAAATTAAAGAAGATATGGCACTGTTTGATTCAAAGATGGAAGAATTCGAAGAAGCCGAGAAAGCGAGAAAAGAAAAAGAACTTAATGAGTATTTAAAAGAGCAAGAGCTTAAAAATGCTGAATATAAGAGACGGCAAGAAGAAGAAAAGAAACAAGCCGAAAATATCTATAGCAGCATTGTAGTAAAACAACTGAATGAAGATCAAGAGTATTTTGTTATTGATGCACAGTTTGCCAACTTAAACAAAAATCAAACACTTGATCAATACAAAGACGAGGTTGCTAAAGGTGACTACAGACTTGAAAATGTGAAAATTACAAAAGAAGTGCATTTCAATACTGAAGAAGCTTTAAACAACTTTTCTAACTTGCTTTTAAATGATTTTGATTTTCTTGCGGAAACCGGTGGAAGTTTTACGGAAGACAACAGGATCAACTCAATGATTGATTATTACAATATGGACGATTTAGAAAAGAACACAGTTAAATGGAATTTATATGGCGTAGGTGTGTACTACGGTGGGAAATTGCAATTTATTGTAGATGCTCAAGGCTATTCTTATGCAAGGTATGTTGGTTTAGTGGACAATGCAAAAACTGAAAAGTCAATTTCTCATAAGCAAGCGTTAAAAGAAGGAGAATTAGAGGAGTTAAAATATCAAGCAGATGTGTTGGAAGATATTTCAACTTCGGTAATTGAAGAATTAAATATACATAAGACCTGGAAAAAGGAAGACTGGAACAAATATAAATCTTTATTTAAAGAAAAGTTGAAGTTTAAAAGTTTGAAGTTGAAGAAAAAAATTATCCAACAAGTAGATATAGAAGAATTGAAAATTTCGTTATACAGAATTCTCCATGAAGTTGACAGCATTCAAGAACAATTTAAATATGCTGATCTTGAAAAAGGTGAAAAATATACTCTGTTTTACATATCTGATCTTGGATCTTTAATTACTGAAAGAATAACGTATGACAGTTGCCAGTCAACTAAATATGCTCAATATGATAATGCAGTGAAGTTGACATACAAGCCTGAAAATAAAAGAAATTTATATTACCGACACTTCTATTCAGAATTATTGATGTTCAAAGGATGGCACTCGCTGCCCGAAACTGTGTTGAATAATGTAGAGGTTAAACCAGATGGGACTAAAATAATTCACAGTAAGTACTACTCGTGTGACAAAAGACAATTTGACGAGGTTCTAAATTACTTAAATAATAAAAGCTTCAAGCCTCTAATCAACACATATAAACCTAGTTTATAAAATAAGAGGGGATGGGAAAACATCTCATTCCCTAAAAAGAAGGGGAGTTTAAAATGTTTAAAGATAATCCGGATTTTTATCCGACACCACCACAGTTAATCCGAAAAATGACATCTAAAGTAGAATGGAAGTACATTAACTCCGTTTTGGAGCCGTCAGCAGGTAAAGGAAACTTAGTAGAAGCTATTCACAATCAATTTAAAAACACCAGCAACTATAGAAGGAATTCGAAATATGACATTGATGCAATTGAACAAGATGAAAACTTACGACACATACTTAAAGGCAAAGATTACAGAGTGATTGCAGATGATTTTCTGACGTTTAACACTTACAAGAAGTATGATTTGATTTTTATGAATCCACCTTTTAGCAGTGGTGTTAAACATTTATTAAAGGCAATTGAATTAATTGAAAAGCAACAAAGATCCGGCCAAATTGTTTGCGTACTAAATGCCAAAACATTAAAAAATCCGTATTCAAATGACAGAAAATTTCTTATACGAAAGCTAGAGGAAATAAATGCAGAAGTTGAATACATTCAAAACGCTTTTTCGAACTCAGAGCGAAGCACAGAAGTTGAAACGGCGCTAATATACATAAGCATTGAAAAACAAGAATATAGCAGCGTACTAATAGAAGAATTGAAAAAAGAAGAGCCCCATAAAATTAGTGCCGATTATAAAGCAACACAGTTAGTGAATGCAGACTTTATAAAAGGGATTGTAGAACAGTTCAATTATGAAATCAAAGCGGGTTTAAAATTAATCAATGAATATAACAGTTTAAAACCATTAATTCTGCATAGTTTCAATGATGACAGTACTCCAATATTGAAACTACAAATTGATAAGAATACCGAAGAAAATGACATAGAGAATACATATATAAAACAAATTAGGGCGAAGTATTGGAATACGTTATTTAACAATGATCAGTTTATGGGGCTCTTTACAAGCAACCTGAAACAAAAGTACTTGCAGCACGTTGAGGAATTAAGAGATTATGACTTTTCTTTGTTCAATATCTATACATTAAGAATTCAGATGAGCAAAGAGATGACGCAGGGCGTAGAAGATACAATACTTAATCTTTTTGAAGAATTTAGCCACAAGCATTACTATGATGAATCATCAAAAAATGTGCACTTATATAATGGATGGAAAACAAATAAATCATATAAAATTAATAAAAAAATAATTATTCCACTAAACGGGTATTGTAGTTGGCTCGGTCACTATAGTCCAACAGACTACAAGGTCTTAGAAAAGTTGAAAGATATCGAAAAAGTTTTCAATTACCTTGACAATGGGTTAACAGAAGACATAAACATAGATGAATCTCTAAAACTGGCTAAGCATTACGGTGAAACGAAAAAAATAGAATTAAAGTACTTCTATGTAACTTTCTATAAAAAAGGAACATGTCACATCGAGTTTAAAGATATGGAAATTCTAAAGAAATTTAATATCTTTGGCAGCCAAAAGAAAAATTGGCTTCCTCCTTCATACGGCAAGGTAAAATATCAGGATATGACGGCAGAAGAAAAAGACGTAATCAATGATTTTGAGGGTGAGCAATCTTACAGTGCTACGGTAAACAATGCTTCTTATTATATCCTGGATACATCGAAGCTTCTCATGCTTACATCATAACAAAATACGCACTTTAAGAATAAAAATAAAATAAGTATTGATTATTTAAAATAGTCATGATATACTTAAATCAAGTTAAAACAACAGCGGAGCATACATATTTTAAGGGTAAAAATAAAATAAAATGCATATTTTAAACAGAATGGGGAGATTAAAGATGCTAAAAAAACAAGTCCTTAGTTATTATAAAAATTTAATGATTAACGTCTTGAAGCAATATGAATTAGAAGAAGCCCGAACAATAATCAATGAGTTCAAATCTAACTTAATTGGTTTCTCAGAATTGGATCAGGAAATCACATATCAGGATTACGAGGAATTGATAAAAGAGGTTGAACTTTCAACTGGACTAACGGTGTCTGAAAAGGGAATTATTAGCGAACTAGAGCAATTTCACAAGGATGCTGAATTTTGGTACTATCACGCTGAACTTGATGTATTAGAAGGGTCTTATTTTCCAGTTGATCCAACAAAGAAAAGAGTGCCAAGTTATGCTCGAAAGCGCAACCGTATAGTTAAACAAAAAAATTTCAAGGACTTAGTACATACGTTAAATTCACTAGATCAAAATTTATTGAAAATGTTTAAAGAGTACGGTTCACAATTGAATAGTTTTGAAAGAAAAAAAGTCATGATATGGCGAAAGGATATTAAAAAGATGACTAACCAGTCAAAGTCTTATATTAGAATTCTTGCCAATTAAAATTTTAAATAAAACAATACTTAAACAGAATGGAGAGTGGAGAAATTGACTGAAGAACAAGTAAAACAAGTTGTCAAAGAGAGTATCCGAGAAATGATTGAAGACGAGACAATTAAATTTGACGCATACCTCAGAGGGGGGCAGGTAGATCTATTAATCTTTTTTAACGGCGATCTCATTCAGGAGTCAGATTGACAAGTAAGAATAAAACAACAATTTTATACAGGAGATGATGAAGTAATGGCAGTAATGAAAGAAGTGTCGGTGGAAGAATATGATTTATTTAAAAAATGGTATTTAAAGCATACCAATAGCAGGGTTTTAAAAACAAGGCATAGAGCAGGGTCTACCTCTGTTCTTGACAAGAAAACAAGAGAAACTGTTTGTAGTGAAAGTCATCGTCTAGGAAAGAGTAAATATTTAATTAAACAAAATTATTATGATTTATATGCAGAGGAGGCTGCGGAGTAATGGCTAAATGTAATGATTGTGGTAATGAACGTTTTTTCTACCTAGAGGTATCGGTGCGAGCCAAACAACTTATCGATACAACCGGTAAACGAAAATGAAAAGACATCTGTTGTTTATGAAACAGAATAAAAAAGGAGAGATGAACAATGGATGAGCTACTAATCAAGTGTGAAGAGTGTGAGTATAGATGGATTGGCGATGACTTTGATGAGGACTGTCCATCCTGTGAAAGCGAAAATATCAAAGTTATTGGATGAAACGCTAATCTTCCAACCTTAAATAAAAACACCATTTCATGCTAAATGGAACACGGGCTGCCTACATGAACAGCCCTTGGCCATTAGCTCGCAATCTTCGTTTTGACTGGTTTGTTTTTCTTGATATTACGTAATTTAAGAGCGGGTTTTTCCACGATTCTGTACGAAAGAAATGCGGATGCAGCAGTAACAGCAATTAGGGCTATTATCAGCGGGTAATCAGACAGTGTTTTATTAATTCCAGTGTACAAGAAGATGTTGATGATCACCATGTGCCATATGAAAATCCCCATACTGATATCATCTAACCGGTTCAGCTGCCAAAATATTTTCGGCCCATTGTACCCGAACCAAACGATCGCATAGCTTAACGGCACAAACCATAAAAAGTTCCATAGTGTACTGTTTATTGAACTAAGATGCATGGGATCTGCCTTAATAAGTAAAAATAAAATTACCGAAGACAAAAATAAAACAATATGCTGTGATGACTTACTCCATGCCTTTGCCCAGAAGATGCCCAAAGTGAAATAAAACATCTGTGGCAGGAAAGAATGTAAGTACAGGTTACCGAACACACTGCCAGGCGCGAACTTTAAAATAATGAAAGAGACTAACACACTGAAAGCGGCAACAGTAAAAGAGCAAAGAATCATTTTTTTGAATCCGAAACGTTTATAAAACCAATACATTACGGGTAACACCAAGTAAAAGCTAATCTGAACAGGAATTGTCCAAAGTGAATCGTTAAGGCGACCTGTGCCAATATGTTTGAATATATCAGGGAAGTATTGAGGGTATAGCACAAGATTGCTCAGAAGCCATATCCAGTACTCTTTAGCAGTGAACACTGAGAATGAAAGAGCTCCTAAAACAATTAACAGTACCGTGGAGGCAATAGCATAGGTGTATATTGCGGGTGAGATCCTGATAATACGGCTCCAATAAAAATCGGTTACATTATTTCCTTTAAGCCTGGATCTTTCATAAGAAGTGAAAAGAAAAAATGCGCTTAGAAAAAAGAAGATTGATATGCCGGTGTGAAACAATGCTTTACTCTCTGGGGTATAACCAAGGACAGAAATGTTTAAGTCTCTTGTAGCATGGCCAACCAGCACACACAGAGCAGCAAACAGCCTGATAACAAAGAAACAATTAAAATGCTTTACGTTCATTTTTAAGAACCTCTTTCCTATACCATATGGCGAATAAGCAGTAAGGCTACTTATAAGCAGTGATGATTATATCATAGAAATGGAAGAATTGTTCTTAAAAATGAACTAAAATAAATATTTTTGTTCTCAATAAGGTATATTTGTATGGTGTAGGGAGGTATAGATACTTATAAATACATGTAGATATTCATAGATACATGTATATCTAGCTATATCATGAAGAATACAGATGAATCACGAAGCTTCTGCCTGTTCTTTCGCCTTTATTTCAAATATAGTATAATTTGGAAAAGGGGGAGAGAGAATGAAAAAGCTAATCTTTTTGGCTGTAATTTGCATTGGTTTCATCTCGTGTTTCACGACACCAAGTGCTGAGGCGAAGCTTACCTTAGACTACAAAAATGTGAATTTTCATATGAGTGAGGATTCAGAGAGTTTCTCAATGGCAGATTATTTTGATCGGAATTACGATCGCACTTGGCTCTTCTACAAATTCACAATTAGCAATGCTGAGGGGTGTACTCTAAATATGAAAATCAGTAGGATAACTCTTGCTGGCTGGGTATTCCCACGTAGTGAAAAGCAGTTTGTAGGGAACTATGCCGACTATACTGCTGCAGATCGAGTAGAGGGAGATGCAAATCGTAATCATGTGTTAGAGATTACAAAGAATCCAGGATGTGGAGATGTGTGGATTAAAGGTATTTATGGATTTGAACATGAAGATTCATTTGATTGGTAAGCTTAATACATAGTCAAGGTATATCCTTGACCTTTTTTATGGATATAATGATAATTTAAAGTGATCATACATAATGAATGCGAGGTAGTAATATTGATTAAATCAAATTTAAAGCCAATATTAGATGAAAGGAATATCAGTATTCGAAAGCTGTCCAATGATATTGACCATGGTTTTAACACAGTTAGAAAGCTGTATCATGACGAAATGGAGCGGTACCCAAGGGATCTGTTGGATAAAGTCTGTACATATTTAGACATTGAGCTACATGAGCTGTTGATTTACAAAAAAGATTAAAAAGATATTGATCACTTTAAGTGATCATGGTATATTAAAGTTACAAGTTAAGGAAACATTAAAAAACAATGGAAAAGAGAGTGGAGAGATTGAATAATTTAGAACAACATTTAAAAGAGCAAACGGATACCTTTCTAGCAGATTGCTTTAATGAATTAAAACAGTGGCGGGAATCAGGTGTCCTAGAGCAGGGAAAGGTTAGAAATTTACATGATACTTTTAATACGAATATCACTCAACTACATATGATTAGTGAAGTAATATACAGGGAGTTAGCATCAAGATTCGTTGAAAGAGTAAAGCAAAACTAGGGCAGAACTAAGTGAGAATTGAGGCCTGCAATGTAGACATGAAGGATAATTGCAGGCTTTTTTTAAAATCGTACTTTTACAAAATTAGAAGGTGAAAACCACACATGAAAGGGGAATATAGAAATGCCAAAATGGAGAAATCAAATTAATATCAAGCAATACCTTACAAACAAAGAAACAAATGATGCTGTACATGAGGTTGCGAAAAATGTGCTTCCTGAATTGAAATACATACTCAGGAAAGAAGAACGACGAATTGAAAAAGGAAACAATAATGCTCTAGATGAAATTTTTCTAGATGACTTTAAAATAGTTGTTGAGAACTTTGAATGGATCAAACAGTCAATTGAAAATGGTGAAGAATCCACTGAATTCGATTTTGATAGCTGGGCAGATGCTTTAAACGAATACCTTGATTGTTTGTATGATATTGGCGATGCTGTAACCATTTTAGGTGATTTAAGGTGCAACAATGAGAAATTTTTATGGGTTTCATAGGGCGTATATTAAAAAGGAGAGATGAAGAATGAGAGAGGAAATTCAAGTACTACTTGAGGAAATTGAAGAATTAGAAATGGCTTTAAGTGAGTCTGATAACAATACTGTTTCTGTGGTTCTTCAAGAGGCAATCGATAAAAGACGTAATGAAATTGGCGAACTAAAGCCAAATGGGTACGTCATGGCAGACGTAGTCCTTAAAGATGGTACCGAGTTAAAACGGTGCTTAGTATTTACTGTAACAGATCGAATGGGATCGCAAGCTGTAACTGAATTAGATGAAGCAAGAGAAATCTTTGAAAAAGATAAAGAGGTTTATTTACAACAGGAACATGAGGATGGAAACTTTGCAGGGGATATAGGAGTACACGAAATAGCAACATACAACCTTGAATATGAAAATGGTGTTACTGAATAAAATCATTCTTTTAACTGAAATGGAGTGGATTAAAATTAGCATTATAACTAGCAGTTTAAAGGAAATCTCTAAACAAGAATTTTTAATTTCAACAGAAAATATATTCAAAAATATTTCAGAATTATTAAGAATATCAAAAGGCGAAATTTATTTTGAGAAAATCAGTGCTGATCTTATTACAGCCAATGATTTGGAGATTGAAGGCCGGCAATTCAAAGTTGAATTTAACCTTAGAAATAGAACAGCGTACTTTATTGATGATATTGTACACCCTGACCTTATCGAAGACTCTAACAGGCACTTTGCCATCAAAGAATTTAAGGAATTCATGCAAATTATTGAGGATTTTGGTGTGGAATTTACAACTGAGTTCTTTAAACAGTCAGTCGATTATTATTGGGGTGGATTCATCGTAAGCCAGTGCATTGACATTAATCAAATTATACTAATAGCAAAGGGCTGGACTAACTATAACAATAGAGTAAGATCATTGGAATTAGTGAGATAAAATGAGGCAATATGTAAAATTAATCAGATTTCATAATAATGGCTTTAAAACCACTCCTTATAATTCGACTTCTTTTCCACATGTAATGCCGTTTATAAACTATGAAGTGACTGATCTTGAAAAGGTAAATGCAGTTGTAAGTGAAAGTGACTTTATTAATCCCATAAAAGATGATGAAAATTGGAAAGGCTGCTTTGTTTTTTTGGAGAAGTATAATAAAGACCTGTTAAACAAAGGTGCACTTGTTATGAGACAAGGGCATAGAAAAAATGTAGCTTATTGGGAAGCAAACGACCAAACTATTTGGGTGAGGAATACTTCACATACTGGAAAAGATGATTGTTATGTCAATCAATATAAAGAAATTTTAGAGCATGATGGACAACCTTATGATAATTTCAAGTATATAAGTTATTATTCAAGTTATTATTGGGTGAAAATGAAAATTGAATTAGCTTTACAGAGGATAATATTGGGTGAGCAGCATTTTGGATACATACCTGAATGGTTATCAGAATGTTATATCATGGACTATCAAGTAAAACAATTTAAAACATCCAAGCTGTTTATATTAAGGGAGCAAATGAGTAGATTATTGAGTTTAAGATAAAACTACGATCTTTAGGGAGTGGATGACTTATGGCAGCCAAAATGATTACTGTCTGGTACAAATACGATGATAAAGGCAACGAAGCCAAACTAAATCATATTGAAGATGGATGGGTGAACGGAGAATATCCAAAGCCTTTAGATACGTCATTCACCAATCAAGAAGCATGGAAGAAAAGTGATTGGGAAAGGAAATATGCATACTTGGACGAACAGAATAAAGTATTGAGCGTTCCGCCGGCTTATTGGATTAAATGAAGATTTGGAGGGGAGTATGCAAATGATCAAGGTTTACACAAAAGGTCACAAGATACCAGAAAAGATTAAGTCCTATATCTCTGAATGGAATTATTGGTCTTGGATTGTTGTTGCCAATACTGCAAAGAGGAATAAGGATGCGAAACGACTAATAGAGAAGATTGAAGCTGATCCAGACAGGATTGCGGAATATAAAACTGAAGACGGAATTGAAGTATATGTAAGCTACATGATTCCAGTGAAATAAAAAAGAGCATTTAAATGCTCTTCTTCATACCACACCTACGACACTCACGTAAAAACACACCACTTTTCACTGAACTCTTGAATAAAGCGTAATCACAGTTGTCACAGCGTCCATATTTAACATCGGGATACTCCTTATAATCATATACAATTGTTACATCGTAGCCATTAGTCTCAAAATCTTTCTCTTCCATTAAATTTCACCTACACAAAGTATTTAACACTACTATAATACCAGACGATGTATATAAGGAGGGCTTTAATTTGATTGGAATAGCATATTTCTTAATACTCTGGCTTGGTGTAGGCTTTCTGACAGGATTTAAGGCCTTATTTGTTGATCAGGTTTATGATGAAGAGTTTAAGCAGGAACTGATTGATTCATTTTCACCAGGTATGGAGCAGAATATGATTGAACTGTTCTTTAAGAATAAAATAAATATCATGGTGTTTTACATATTAATTGGATTGCTGCCACTGGCCATAAAAATTGCTGGTCTGTTGAAGAGGAGTTAGCTATGCCGGTTATCGATACCTTTTTTGTTATTCAATTTGAAAATGATGATTACTTCAAGTCATTTAAATTAGATGGAAGTGGTTATAAGACATCTAAGAGGCTTCATGGCGCTTCTAAGTTCACTACAATGTCAGAAGCTTTAGTAATCGCAAACGAGTTGCATACAGAGTTTAAAGCAACCTCTGCCATAAGACAAATTGAAGTTATTACTAGGTGAGGAGTGTTCAGGTGTACTGGATTGAATGGATTGAGGATGGGGAGAAGAAAAGTATTGTTGCGGATGGCTGGGTTGAATGGGCCGCAATCCTGGAAGACCTTTATCAGCAGCGATTTGAGTATGTTGAATGGAAGAGAATTTAAAAAACAGAAGTCTAAATAAAAATTAATGTAATGTAAAGGGAGAAGGTTTTAGAATGGAAGAATTAAATCATTATAGAAAATGCCTTAGTGTGAATTACGAATCCATTATTTTATTGGTAGCAACCCCAAAAGGGAAATATCCTTCAAAAAGTGTTGATTTAAAAACAAAAGAATTTGTTAATGAGATATTATATAAAGAGTATTACATTGATATTTATGAGAAAGGTAAAAAAGAAATTCTTCAGGATACAGTGTTTAAGCTTTTTACATTGCCATTAATCGGAGATTCATTTGATCATAAAGTAAATAGGACTGTTGCGAATAGCAGGGCATCTGAAGATAAAGTTGAGGCATTTTTTGTATTACAAAGTATTAATAAAGAATTTCAAGAAAACAATTCAAATATCAGCATAGATAAAGCAATAAAGAGAGGAGAAGAGAGTGCTAAACTCTTTTTAAATTGTTACCCATTAGGTACACATGATGTTTCCGTGATACCGGTTGAAAGAGGGAACGAAGGGGTAGAGCTATTACTTGACATGAAGTTTAAAGATAATGCCTCTGAGTACTATTTTGATTTCACATATTTTGGTGGTTGATGGACATGGATGAAACATTTATCAATAATCTAAATAAGAACAAATTTGATAATGAAGAGTTTAAAAATGGTTTTAGAGCAGGAGCTGAATACAAAGATCAAATGGAAAAACGGATACGCGATCTTGAATCAGTGTTGCTTGAGCTTATTGGGTATGAAGACGAGTGGCTACTGACAAAAGCGGGCTTAAATAAACGTACCAGGTCAGTCTTAGTTGACATGATTATTGATCAGCGTAATCTTCTTCGCACTCTCTATAACAAATTAGACGAAGAAACAAAAAAGAAGTTAAAAAGTGAAATTGAAATGTGTATTTGGCCTGGTGATAAGGAGCAATAAAGATAAACTCGGACTAAATATCTTTAAGGCACAGTAAGGATTCTTATTGTGCCGGTTTATATAAAATACGAATTTTAAACAGATAAGGGTTCCTTAAAAAATAATTAGAATAAAAATAAAATAAATACTTGTAATTCTGACAACTCTAATGTATATTATAAACAAGGGAACATTAGTTGGGAAGGGGTGGAGTAACCAATGAATCTTAAGCAGATGATTAAGAATGAATGTGAAAAAGACAACCAGCTCGCAGCGAAACTCTCAAAAATAGCAGGGTACGAAAAGGTTAATGGTTTTTACAAATTCATCAACACCCCAGAGAAAGAAATGGACAACTTAGGCGGTTTAATTAATATTGTTAAGAGCTTGTTTCCGGATAATGAAGAGCAGCTTCTAAGTGACTACTTCTTATCATTGGATCCCAATAAAAAAAGCGCAAGACAGTCTGTCGAGTATGCAGATTTAAACCAATGGAATGCATTGACTGATAAGATCGTAAGCAATCTTTGCGAATCATCTAATTCAATAAGTCGTGAATGGGGACAGGTTTATTCCCTACATAGAAAACTGAATAATAATAAAATTTCTATAAATGAAGCGATCCGGGAAACTGGGAAATATAGAATTAAATCTCCTGAAATGTATTCATTTTCGAATATTATGATTATGTACGAATACTTGAAAATTGGAGAATTTGGCTTAATGAAAAGTACAGCTCAGTTTCTGGAGATTGACGAACTGTCTGATGGATTTATAAAAGATTCGTACAGTGGTCGAATTGAACTGTTAAAGGCCAATATAAGCTTAAATGATTATGAACTAGAAGAAACCCGAAAACATTGTAGCGCTGTAATTGAAGAATGCAATAATAACAGATTGATTGTATTTAGTTATTTAACACTTGGGAATACATACATTTTTGAAGATTATGCTAAAGCAAAACTATGCTATGAAAAAGGCTTGAACTTTGCAAAAGACAATAGCCATCATCATTATAAATTACGACTCGCACTTTGCTTTTTAGATAATGTCTGGGCGAGAGAAAACAAATGGGTAGATTTCGAGTCTCAAGAAATACCGGATATGATTGAAGCTGCTTTTTATTTGACTAATATCAAAGAAACTAAGAAAGCAGAAGATGTTATTAAAAAAATTGAAGAACATGATGTTCTGGATGATGATTTAGGGTTTCTTTATCACGTTAAGGGCTTGCTGTATAATGATATGTCCAATTTTCACGAGAGTATAAAGAAATTCAAAAAATCAGGCGATAGGCTCTGTCTAAATCTACCTTTGATTGAATTGAAAAAGCGTGGATACTCAGATGAAGTATTAAATTTAATTGCGCTCTAGCTTTCTTCACTTGAAAGGAGGTGAAAGAATGAAGAAATTTAATTGCGCGATTGTCATTTTACTAGCTTTAACTGTAGGGTTTGTAAGTGGACAACAATCAGTCCAAACTGCTAACGGAGATATCACAGTGGCTTCAGCTAGCAGAGGAGCATAACACAACTAGGAATTTACATAGTCAACGGTTAGACGTTTGATCCAAAGGATCAGGCGTCTTTTCTAATTTAAAGGGGAAGTTCCTATATTTTATAAAACCAAATATAAGACCATGGGGGAATTAAAATGAAAAAGCATTTCGGGAAAGCACTTTCTTATGAGGAAATGGCTAAGGGATACATGGAAATGGGAGATATAAATTTAGAAATTTCCCAGGAAGATAATCACCTTGAAAATGAAGCAGAAATGATTAGATCAAAATATAAAGCAAAGGTATCCTAATGAGGATTAAAGACAAATCAGCAGACATTTTAACACATACATAAGGGATGTGTTATTTGTCGTGAATAAAAATAAAATAAATTATTGCATATTATTCTGGCAACATATATAATGAAGTTACAAGATGAACGTTGTTGGGAGATGAAACAATGGAAACAACCAGTGCCACTCAAAAGGAAGAGTTGAAGATTACATCATTAAGACAATATCAATACATAAAACAACTAAAGAACTTCACACGAGTCAATCTCCACCTAGAGGATCCAGATGTGTTTACACCTAATAATGTAACTACAATGAGAAAAAATCATAAAGAATACAACCTCATTAAAGAACAAAAAAATTCTATAAAATGCATTTAAGGAGTAAAATTAAAATGAATAATAAATATTACACAGAAGAAAACAAGGCTAAAGTTTGGAAAAAGCATATGATCGTTTTAAAATTTCTAGAGCAGCCTGAGATAGCAGTTGCTTATAATGAGTTCTTACGAAGAGAAGCGACAAGTGATGAATGGGTTCGAAGAGGAGCTTTATGAGGAATTGACGGGGATGCCAATTATAAACGTCTGTAAGGACGAGAGGGTAAATGTCCTAAACTGAATTTTATTATAGGATAAAAATAAATTAGGTGTGATAAAATGAATACAGATATCTTAATTAACGCTCTTAAAGAATACGACATGTTAAAGCAAATGGAAATCTGTAACGCCAATATAATGCTGCTGAGCAATATTCAAGGTGAAAATGAATGGATTGTTGCGTGGAAAGAATTTGATCAATACTTAATGAAAAAAATGATATGAGGTGTCATTATGGAAGCTCAAAAGAAAGCGTCAACACTAAGGGATTATTCAATATTCAACAACATAAATAGGTGGTTTGATGAATTAGATTTAAGAAACAGGGATCAAAAAACTGGAGAAATTGAAAAGTCTAATACTAGAGCCACGTATGAAAGGCATATAAGAGAGTTTTTCAACCACTATGCTGCCAAGGATATTGAATATTTAACTGAGAGTGACCTGGCGATCAAGAAGAGTGACCTGTATGATTATCGAACCCATTTGGCTAAAAATAAAAGTAACTCCAATTCAACAATTAACAACAAGATTGCCGCACTGAAAAGTATGATTAAGTATCTTGAATCTGAACATGAGTGTGATGCATCTGTATTTAATTTTAGGCCTCTTCCAACAGAAAAGAATCCAGCAGGCTCTTTTGAAGGAATATCGGAAGCTGATGAATTTGCTGAGGCAGCGTATGTTACTGAGCGTCAGAACAGATTAATGAAAAAGATGTTTATTTTGTTTAGTGCACGTACTGGAGGGCGTAAATCAGAGGTGCTTAGAGTTGGGTGGGATGATATTACTTATTCAGAAAAGCATCAATGTTATCTCGTCAACTTTAAAAAAACTAAGCAAAAAAAGGCTAGGCCAGTTGGAATTTCCACAGCTTTTTATGAAGAGTTGTTGCTGTTAAAGCAAGAGTATGGGGAACATGAACTGTTATTTCATAAGTTAACAGTTGATTCAATACAGGATATGTGGAATCGCGTATGTAGAGTTATGGGTATTCCCAAAGAAAGAAAGATAACTCCGCATAGTTTACGCAATACTGCAACAAACTTTTCTTACAGCGTTAATGGTGATATTAAAAAAGTGGCAGCGTTCTCTGGTCACAGCAATATCAATGTTTTGAATGATCATTATTTAGTCAATGAAAGGGATTATTCTCAAGATCCAGGGGTTTTGGTTGATCAAAAAGAAGATATGACCTTTTTAGATGATGTTACATTAGAGCAATATAAAGAATTCTTTTTAAAATCAGACATGTATATACAGAGTAAACTTAAAATGTTTTTGAATAAGTGATACAAATTATCATATAAAAGCTTTACTTGCTTATGAAAATAATGATAAATTTAATATGATTATGTGAGGTGATAATGTGTCTGATGTTTTGTTAACAACGGATAAACTTTATAAGTTAAAAAGTGAAATAGAGGAAAGGCTTATTGATATTAAAGATGATTCCAATATGGTGAAGGAATTAAAAGCTACGATGGCGGAAAAATACAAGGCACTCCCTGGTTATATCCAAGAAATTTTAAATAATAATGATAACAACGTACAGCGTTTAAACGAAAAAGAAGTCTACATTGTTTCAAAAGAGATGTATTCAATTCTTGGGGCGCCAGCTTTAAATCCGTTAAATTATTTTCCAACCAGATTGGCAAAAGAGCTTGAAGGTGGGAGAGTATTCGCCGGTGAAGAAGTGGTTAAGCTCCCATACAAGTTTAAAAATGTGATTAAAATTAAAGAGGATAACTATGTCACTTCCATTACTGCCAAAGAACTTAGTGAGTTATATAATAGCTCCATTCTGCAGTACAATTACAACACTCAGCGTGAAGGAAAGTACATTAAGGGCAGCCTTATCCCTGTACCTAAAACAAACCCTAAATCAGTTGATGAGATCAAAGAATTGTTTATCAAAGGCGATTTAATTGTATCTATGTTAACTTTTAACGCTCGTCTTGGAACATCAGATGGGGATGAAGAAGTTGAATATGATCCAAGCGACCAAACCCTCACTGTAACGCGAGGAACCTTATTAGATGCTCTAGATGGGTACCATCGAATTTCAGGTATTGTTAAGGCCATTGCTGAAGTCCCTGAATTAGATCAACCATTCATTTTAAATGTGCTCAATTACGATGAAGAAAAGGCTAAGGTTCACTTTGCTCAAATGAACACAATAAACCCAGTTGAAAAATCCAGAATTGAAGAATTAGGGCAAAAACGGTATTCTTCAACAGTTGTCGAGCAGCTGAAATTTAAAAGTGAACTTAAAAATAAAATAAGCCCACAAAGTGAAATTGGTATCGATAGCAATTTCCTTGTGACATATTATACTTTATCCGAAGCTATAGATGATGCATTTGAGTTGAAATCTCGAAAAGATGCGTTGAAAATTGCGAAATACCTGGTCGACTTTTTTGATAACCTTTTTTATGCCTTCCCAGATGAATTTCTTGAAGATGATTTATCGTCCATTAGAAAGCAATCATACATTAATCATAACGTAATGTTTTACGGTTATGTTTATTTGGCCAAGAAGATGAAGGAAAACAATGTAGAACTAAACAAGCTTGAAAGTATCCTTAATACAATTGACTTTAGTAAGAGCGGAAGAGTGTTTGAAGAATTAGGAAGACGAAATAATGAAAATCAACTGAAGACTGCTATGAAGAAGAAACTAAAGAGAATATTTTATGATGAAATTGCTGTTGTTTAAAGCTTAAAGGAGAATTTAATATGAGTGAAATGTATAATGCTGAATTAAAGGAAAAGTTTTTAGAGAAATACGAAAGTGAAGTAACAAGAAACCTTTATCGTCTGAGGCTAAAAGATTTTTCAGCTACAGAAAACATACTTAAAAAAGACATATTTAATTTTTCTTTGGAAGAGCTACGTACGTTATTTTTAGATTTAGATAGCAAATCTATAGATTCACTAAGAGGAGCAAGAGCTGTAATTGGACAATACACAACCTGGGCAATGGAAAATGGCTTGGCAAACAGTAATATTAACAAAGTGTATCAGATACAGGATGGCGACCTAAAGCAGTTTATAGACAAAAACAAAAAAACACTATTCACCAATAAAGAAGTAGAAGAGTATGTTGATTTTATGGTTAATTATCAGGATAAGGCCATGATACAGGCTATTTATGAAGGTATAGATGGTTATCAGCATTCTGAGTTACTGAATTTAACAGGTGACGATTTACTCGATGATAACAAGGTGAAGCTGGTAGATGATAAACATGGTATAAGAATAATTACTGTAAGTGATAAATGTTATGAGTTGCTTAAGCGTGCTAATGACCAAAGAACATATCATCTTAGCAATGGTTCTCCAGACAGTGGTCTTAAAAACAAATTTGCCACATTAGTTAAAAGCGAAAATATTTTTAGGCTAAAATATAAGAGTTCTAATCAGAGTATGAAAGCTGACAAATTTTTAGTTCACCGTTCTTTTAGTCAGTTTCAAAAATTTTTAGAAGAACCTTTCTTTACACCTAAAAATCTTATCAACTCAGGAAAGCTCAACATGGCGTATGAGATATATAAAGAGAAGGGTGAATTAAAAGTACCTGATTATAAAAAAATAACTCGACAATATGGATTCCTGAATGAAGACGCGGAGTTTAATTCACAATCACTGAGGAAAGTAGTGAATATGGAGAACTTGGAAAAATATTGTATCAAGTCTGAAGTAATTGAGGCTAATTCTTAATCCCTGTTACAGGGATTAACTTTACATAACTTTTAGAGTAAAAATAAAAACAATATGAATTAACTCGTGATATTTTTTACAAAATATCAGGATTTTGTTCATATTTTTCAGAATTCGACAAAGTTAGACAGAGACAAATTTGTACATATGCAGTAAAATAGTTCTATACACTAAAAAGGGTACAAGGAGGTTCGCTAGGTCAAACTCCCTAGCGATTAAGTCAATGTTTGATTTTCCATTCATAGAGGTCTTCAATCGAACAGTTAAGGGCAATTGCAATGATTTTCGCTGTTTTTATATTCATAGAAGGTCTAACGCCATTAGCGTAATCACTTAACCTTTGCTTACTGATGCCTGTTAGGTTTGAAAGTTGCCCTAGGGACATTCCTCTACGTTCAAGGAGAATGGATATCAAACATTGTCCGATTTCAACCTCAAGCATCGGACAACCTCCTGTTATAGTATTGCTTATCATACTATATCAATTCTTTCCAAGTTTTTAAATGAAAGAAAAAAGATTTGCCACTAACTAGGTAAAAGGTTATAATTAAGTCAACAAAAAAGGGAACGTAAGTTCGGTTAATTACTACCAGAGAGAGGGAAACGTATGTCAGAAAAGGATTATTTCATTCAAGGGGAGCTGTGCATACCTTTTTTCGGCAGAATAAAAGCCAAGAATGAAGAGGAAGCACTTTTGTTCGCATATCAATCAATTAAAAAGAAATTGAGAAATAAAACAGGAAAAATGGGATTTCTTCAAAAAGATCATGAAAAATATGAGGCACTATTTGATGTAGATATCATGTGTACAGAGGATGCTGAATTAACAACCTCTTATGCCGAAGAAATAGACGATTCGTTTGAAAATGAGGATTATAAATCTTCACAATTGTTATCATCGAAGTAAAAATACATACACATCTTGTCAGTCATCATGAGACATAAAAAATTGGTGACTTTTTAGTCAGACTGGAGCATACAATGGATTTTAATCTTGAAATTGACTTGAAAGACATTATGAGATCAGTTTCCATGAGTGTTGGTTCTAAGAACATCCAAAGTGGAGAGTACTACATAGACATTATTTTTAAAAACAATGGGGATTGTTTGAGGATTAGAATGGATCATGCTTCAGTTTTAGAATTTAGAGACAAAATAAATGAAACTCTTTGGAAACTGGACGGCATGAAGACGTTTATGAAGACAGCAGCTTTACAGTATGAGTAAAGCTGATTTTTTTAAAATTATTTAGAATAAAAATAAAATAAGTATTTACAACATATGGTTGAGGTTATATAATCGAATTAGAATTAGGAAAGGAGATAGCTTTAATTATTGATTAATGAACCAACTAATAATCAAATAAGAACCATGGTTTTAAAGAAATATGCAAAGCTCTTAGCGTCATGTGAAAGGTCATTGCGCAGCATAGAGAATAACGAAATAAGAATGGCAATTGGAGACCTAGATTTTGTTAAAGACAATTTAGAGGAAATACAATACATACTCCGTGATGTTGTGAATCAGCATGAATGTATTAAGAGTAAAAATAAAATGTAAGTTTTATTCAAATTTAAATAGGGGAGCGGAAACAATGAATCTACAAAAAATGTTCCAAATGCAAAAGGTGCTTGATGATCGGATCATCAAAGAAAAGGGGCTTGAGGGGCAGGACTTGCTCCCAAACCTCATTCTTGCTCTACAGGTTGAGCTTGCCGAGTGTGCGAACGAATGGCGCGGCTTTAAGCATTGGAGCAATGAACGGGAGCCAAGAACAAAACATCCGTTAGAAGTTTCACCTAATGGGGCTTTCAGAAGAGGCGGAAACCCACTTCTTGAGGAATACGTGGACTGCCTGCACTTTATCTTGAGCATTGGGAATCACATTGATTATAAAATCGTCTCTGCTAAAGAGTTACAAGTGTTCTTTTGTGAAGTTAATCTGACAGAACAATTCGCCTCATTATTTGAGGAAATCGTATATATGGCACAAGCAGCGAGAGGTCATTCTCCAGCGGAGCAATCATTGGCGAGGTACAGGTATGAATCTCTATTTCAAATATTCATAGGCTTGGGAGTAATGCTCGATTTTACCACGGAACAGATCGAAGCGGCTTACATGGACAAAAACGCCGTCAATCATCAGCGACAGCAGGAGGGGTATTGATGAACCACGCTGACAACCCGATCACTTCAGACATCCAAACAATTGAAGGGGGAAGAACAATGAAATTCTATGAAATCAATGATCCATATTACGCGCTTATCAAAGCGAAAGACGAGGCGGATGCTGAAAGGATTTACAACGAGTATATTTCTGACACGGACGATTACGAAAATTTTCAAGACGATGAAATCCGAGAAGTGGAACGAGACTATGCGCTCATTATGTATTCACAAGTAAAGGGTGAAGATGGAGAGCTGATGTCTTACACCTATATTTCAGGGACTTTCAACGATCCGGACATTAAAGTCCTTATCATGGACGGTTCGCTCCTATGAACGCAATATACAGAGTCTGGAACGGCGAGCAGATGTATTATGGGGATGACGTAAATATGACCCTGTTTATAAGAGGTAAGGGATGGACGTTGTATAAAGATTCCGCAGGTTTATGTCCTGATATAGTCGCGTCAAGTCTGGACAGAAAATCCGTTCTCATGTGGGGAACAGGGTTGAAGGATAAAAGTCTTTATGATGGATCTATAGTCAAATATGGGACTTTTAATTATCAAATTGGGGTTATCTGTTACGACACGCATCAAGCTATGTTTAAAATCGTTCCGGTTCAGTTCTACCTTGCGAATTCAGGTAATGGCGGATGGACGGGAAACTCAATAAGTACAACTGTTTCCTTAAAAGTCATCGGAAACATTTATCAGAATCCCGAGTTATTGGAGGGCGCGGAGTGAAACAGATCAATAGAATGGCCATTATTTTTCTGGTGCCGATGATATTCACTATGGCGGGCGCTTTACTAAGCCATCATTACGGAAATGATTATATCAAAACAGGGTTCGTAACGTCGGGTGGTTTCATCAGTGGTTACTTCGTTAATAAATGGATAGTTAAGAAGGAGGGCGCAGAATGACGTGGATAGATTTAGTGAGGAATTACTTTCCCGATGCGAATGACAAGCAGTGTGATTTTATATTGTGGGAAAAAACTGCTTTTCCTTTAGCTTCTGTGGAAATTATTGAAAATCAGTTGCAGGAATATCAAACAAACATGTTTCAAGATAGAAGGAGTAATCGGGTCACTAAGGAGGGTGCTTATGAATGCTGAAGAAAAGCGTATTGAATATAAGCTTTGGTACGAAGTTAAGTTCGGTTGGAAGCATTTCAGTTACGGCGCCAGTGATGATAAAACTGCATTGAAATATGCAGAGGAATACGCAAAAAATAACTATATCATAAATTATAAAGTGGAAAAAATAACGAATGAGACATTGCTTTGGACTGAGGAGGGCGCGGAATGAGTGAAAAATATCGTGTTTATGATGAAAGAACTAATGAAACCATTTTTCAGTCGGGAGACAATGCAGAATGTGTAAGATTCATCCTCCGTCATTATGATGAATCACATAAAGATTCCGAACACATTTTCATTGATCGGGTCAATGAAAAGAAGGAGGACGCGGAATGAGAAAGATAAAAATCAAAACAAGCGATAAGGTTGAGGTCACGCGGGAACAGGCGCGGGCGATCAAAGAAGGCATGAAGTTTTATTTAAGAATGGCTGATAATGATCCTCAGAGAGTGAACGACTTAACAAATGGGGATAAAAAAGAATTTGCGCGTCTTCAATTTGTAGGGAAACAATTTGTCATCAATAATGGTGACGTCGAACCGTGGACTGGATTGTTTAAATCACTGAATAGTATGTATGCTGATGATCTGAATCAGGCGATTTTAAAAGGTTATATAGTGAAGGAGGGTGCGGAATGAGCGAATTTCACTTACACAAATATCCCGTGACTTCGGTTGAAGGTAATGAGTATGCCGTAAGTATTTACAGTGATAGATACTCAAAAGGCTTTGTCAGGGTCTCTTTATATAAAAAGGTACGCGGTTTATTCGGGAAAGAAAAGTTTAAGTGTCTCACAGCAGAAGGGGGGTCAGAACCTAGTTATTTCGAAGCAAAGTGGGATTACAATTACATAGAGATGGCAATCAATGAAGTCATTACATACGAAAATTCTATTCAGGAACAAATTAATCATGAAAATAAACAAAAGGCTGCCATAGAGAAATTTGAAGCGTGGAGTGGCCAGGAGGTGTAACTGTTATTGGAGGTTAATGTGAAATCAATTCAAAGAGAAAGATTCATTACAAATGGCATTCCCTATGATGAACTTGATACACAAATGATCAATTTAATTGATATTTTGAATTTCAAGATTGGATTGAAAACGCGCCACTGTTGTTTTGGACATAAACCATACGAGGAAATTCAAGTAATGTTTGAAGAAGAAGTAAATTTAAAAGAAGGTCAAATTCTAGAGTTAGCGGAATTAGCGGGGAGAGAATGGAAAGGTCTTCAGTTAAGCTTTAGCAAATGGGCGAGATTTTCTCCAGTGATGTTTAATTGGTCATTGGTACTATCAAAAAGATTTAGAGATCCGGAAGATGCAAATAAATACCGATACCTGAGATCAGTCGAAGAATTCTTTGAAAACTATGCTGCAAAAAAGTGATTAAAAGATGCATTTTAAAGTGTTTCAAGGGGAGTGGTGAAATGAATACGAATGAGTTGAAAAAAGCACTTGAATACAATACGAAGAATGCAGGACAACAACTACTGCAGCTGACTAATGATTGGAATGTACACATTGACAGTATTGAAAAGAAGGACATCATAAACACTATTCACGATATTGCGATACATATGCTTCAGCAATGGGAAAAGTATAAAAAATATGAGGATATGAGGGAATCAGTTAAGTAAAGGAGTGGAAAGATGGAATTGTTACAACCAAATCAGTATTTTGAAATGATTAAATCAAAGAAAAATAAGGTTACAGACAAAGAACTTCAAAGATATTACGACAATTGCTTGGTATTACTCAATAAGTATAAGCAAACTAATCAAATTAAAGCCGCAAAGAAACTGATATTCCACTTAGAATCAATAGAAAAAGAACGCGAGATTGTAAAGCTTGGCATTGATACGTTTGTTTATCGAGATGACATTGAAGAATACATAGATAACATTGCAAAAGATACTGTCAAAATTATTGAGCTTGAAAATTACGAACGTGAAATCCCTGATGATGTAATCATTGAATACAACAAAGTGAAAGACAAATTGGATCGGTTTTATGTGGTGTTTACAGATTATACGGGGAAGGTTGAAAGGCAGATCGAAAAAGAACGGAGAGATAAGGATCCAATTTTATTCGGCACTTTTCAAGATGAGTCGAGCGGTACTTTGATTGAACGTTTTTATTTCATAGGCGACTGGGAAGATGAGTATTGTGATCTCACTTTAGATAAGATGATTTCCGAAGTGCAGGAAGCAAAAGAATCAAATAATGCAATGACCATCAATACACCCCAAGATATTGAGCAATTGAAGAAGCAGCTAAACAGCATGGACAAAATACCAAATGGGTTTAGGATGAATAATCCCGGATTTGCAGTGGTTACTGAAAAGAAAAATTGGTTTAAAAAACTGTTTAAAAGGGCGAAGTATGAAAAGAACAGTTGACCTTACTGAAAATAGAGAGTTCATGAAGATCGGGAGCAACCAAAGCAAGTCGTTAGTGGAAAGGTACTTAAAAAAGCGAATATACCCTTGGAGTGTAGAAGCAGAAGTGAGACAGAACGACCTTTATAGTAACGGAGTATTATTAACTGGCAACGGCTCTAAAAGGAAAAAACTAAAGGAGACAGTAGCCTTTGAAAAGACGTGTCATTGTTGTGGTAAGTGGGATTCATTCCATATGACGATAACTAAATCAACTCTGTGTAAAAGTTGTGAAGGAATGCTTGATCACAGTGTTGTGGGCAACGTCCCTTGGAGAAAGCAGTTTCAATAAAAGTAAAATTTAAATTAATTTAAAAGAGGGGGATTAAAGTGTTTATTAAAAGTCAAACAAAAAAGATGGTATTAGAAGTGTTTCATAATTCCCTTGATGAGATGTGGGGAAACATCAAGCAGCTAGAAAAGGATGGATGGTCGAGAAATACTCGAACAAGTGTTGCTGGGATTCCCTTACATGAACTTGAACTGTGGAATGATAAGGAGATTGATGAGTTTAAAAGTCTGTATCCTAAAATTAAAGTTCAAGATCCTGATGATTCTGTTTTTAACAACCATCCTTATGTTTTATATACAATACATGAACGTGAGTTTAAATAAAATTGAAGTTTAATAAGAAAAGAATTCAATAAAAAAGGAGAGTTTTTAGTGAACGTAAAGTTACAAGGCTACTTTAAAGAATTAGACACAAATCTAAAGGAATTAGGGATGTCTGATTCATCAGTTGAATATGCACTGCACATTAGGGATAAATTCGATAAGGTCATTTATAGCTTAAATGAAATAAAAAACTATTTAGGCGGGGAAGACATGGCCCGCACATCAGATAAATATTTTCAATAAAAAGACTGTTTTAACGGAAATGAGAGGTGAACAGTTAATGAAATTAAGGATAATGAAATGTTCAGACCCAAGCTACTGGTACAGAGATGAGATAGGTATGTATTACGATGTATTAAATAAAGGCGTGATAGCTCACAGTGTGCAACATGATTCAAACACTCCTTTATCAAAAGCTGCAGTTCTTAAAGAAGATGCCATTATTTTTGAAGATGAAAAGCTTGATAAGATTAAGCAGTTGTTTAGAAAACTAGATGATCAGCTAAAAAAGATTTGTTTATAGGATGGTGAAAATGCATCATGGCAATTGATTTTGCAAAGTTCAATGATCCAGAATGGAAAAAGCAGTGGGCTGATGAAAGAAAAAAACGTGAGCGGCTTTTAGAAGAAAAAGAAAAACTGAGAAAGAAGACAGTTTGTTTTACCGGTCACAGACCAAATAAATTGGGTGGCTATGATATGAAAAATCCCACAATGCTCAAACTCAAAGATAAGCTGCTTGAAGTGATTGAGGAGTTAATCATAAAAGAAGAGAAGTCCAGGTTTATAACTGGTGGAGCATTAGGAACTGACCAGGCTGCTTGCTGGTGTGTACATATTCTAAAGAAGAAACACCCTCATATCAAAAACATAATTGCTACACCTTTCAAGGAGCAAGATAAGGTTTGGTCTGAAGAACAAAAAATGTGGTACAAACGTATGCTTGATGTGGCAGATGAGATTATTAATGTTGAAGAATTAGATAAATATAAAGTTAGTGGAGATAAACTAGGAGAGTTTTCGCCGGCTAAAATGCAAAAACGAAATGAATATATGATTGATCACAGTGAAGCAATAGTAGCTGTTTATGACGGAAGTATAAGTGGGACAAGGAACTGTCTGAATTACGCTAGGAAAACATACTTAGGACATCAAATTTGGAGGTTGCATCCGAAATGCGAATTTGAATTGGATATAAGCTATACGCCTGGATGAGGAGGAATATAACATGAATGAATTTAAAATCGTGAATTTGGATGGGGTTAATTGGGGATCGCATAATGACGAAACTTTAGATTTTAAAGAATTGATTACAGGAGGAACGACCGCAGTCGGCGATGTTGTTAATGTTGAAAGAAGCGACGATTGTCCACTTCCTCTAAGAGAGAACCAATTTTGCATAACATTTACCAAAGAAATTGAGCTGTTTCTTGGAGAACCATTCACCCAAGAAGAATGCAAATCATTATTCGGATCAGATTTTAGCTGCAAAACATTAAAATAAAAGGATTATTTCATTGTAAGGAGGAAGGCACATAGGTTATTTAAAGCACATAGTTGATACAGCCTGGTTTAACTTAGTTTGGTTTAGATGGCACCTTGGAGCGGACATAAGCGTATTTGACGGCTGTGGATGGAATACATATAAATATTTAAAGGATAAAAATAAAATAAATGGAGGTTATAAGGGTGATAAAGAGGAATCTGCTTAGTAACCACGTTGATGAGATTATTGGTGAATATTACGCTGGCAAAGGCTATTCAGTCCATAGCATTGAACACCAGGAAAATGGACAATTGATTTTAGAGATGGAACACATAAATGAGGATAAAGTAAATAAAGAGTTGGATATCCCATTTAATTTTATACATAAAAGACCTCACAGGTCTAAGCTCGTCATTTGAATAAAAAAATACGATGAGAAAGGTTGAAAAGAATGGATTTAGTTGTCTTTAAAAAAGATGTTTTCTTTGAGGATGAACACAGTTGTCCTATTTTTAAAAAGGGTAAGGAGTATGAAATATTGAGCGAGGATAAAGGGTTCATTTATGTAAATTCTAAGCCGGACACAAATGAGTGTTCACAAATTCCTAAGGAAGAAGAAGGGTCTATGTTTGAATATAAGTAATATAAAGAATCGAGAAGGAGAAAACGCATGAACAGAATGAAAGAGCTTATTAGAAAAAATCTAAGCTTAAAGAAGATGTTAGAAGTTAACGAAAGAGAGATACTGGATGAAAAACGCAGAATAAGAATTGAAAAAATTGCTCGAAGCCTGGTGGAAAGATAACAAAATATCATTCATTAGAATCGAATGGGGTTGAAAACATGCTTGGTTATCAGAAAGGGAAGCAAGTAAGGTGGCATGAAGATGGGGAGATGGGAATTATATTGTGGACGACAAATCGAGGTTCTGTAGGTGTTGAATGGGGCTCTGGTGAACATGGTGAATATAATTATGAAGTCGATGAATTATTAAAGTTAGTAGATTAATATGTTTTCCGAAAGTGAACGCGTGACAGTAAGAAAAAGGTTTAGTCTAAATGAAATCGTGATTTTAAACAGAATAGGAGGAAACGAATGAATCAAGATATTCAGTTTTTAAAAGAACTTCAGCAAGAGTTGAAAAATCAAGACAACGACGGACAAGCTGCACCACGTTTCTGGACAGTTGGTGATTATGAATGGGTCGAAGCTCGAGAGGAAAATGCAGAACGGTATTCTGTATACCTGCCATATATTGCAGAAGCCTATGTTTTAGATGATTATTTAGAAGATTTAAAAGAAGATAGTGAGCTATCTAAGGAAGCATTAACAGAGTTGAAAAATGACGACTTTGATGATCCTATTGAGTGGATTCAAAAATACATTGATGAAGAAGCAGAATTAATTCCAGAAAGAAAGGTTCATATTGTACGGCCGGATACAATGTTTTTGACCAAAGAAGAAGCGAAGAGCCACATCAATTTGAACAAGCATCACTACACTTCAGAAGCTCATACTTATGCAATGACAGCTTGGAGGGCACCAAAAGTAGAGCAGTTGCTTAACATACTTGAAACGTTTGATTGGAATTCAATTAAAGACAGTCAATACAATCTATAAGGGGTGGGAAAATGAATACATATGTAGTTACAAAAGAAACTGAAAATTATCTATATGAAATAAATAAACAAATTGTTTATGCCGGTAATAATAAAGATGCTGCCTTTGGTCATAAACCTGAAACAAGTGAGAGCAGACTAATTTTAGACGTCTGGTTTAATGGCCTAATTGTTAAATCATCCAGCAGAAATCCTAATGGAAACTGGCGCGTTTTATTTGATAAAATGGCAATCGCGAAGAAAGAAGTTGAAGACTACAGCAGAAAATTAAACAAGGCACAAGAGCTTGTAGAGATGATAGAGAGAGCTGAACAAGTCTAGATAAAAGATAATTGTTAATCAGTTATTAGGAGGAAACGAAATGAACGTAAATATTAAACGGCTATCACCGGACGCACAGATCCCAGCTTATGCGCACGCAGCAGACGCCGGCTTCGATTTAGTGGCGGCAGAGAACGTTATTATCGAACCGGGCGAAACTGCGTGTGTGCCGACGGGCTTGGCGTTTGAAATTCCGGAAGGGTACGAAATGCAAATCCGACCACGATCCGGCATTACGCTGAAGACGCCTTTGCGTGTGCAGCTCGGTACAGTTGACGCGGGCTATCGAGGAGAGGTCGGAGTGATTATCGATAATATTGCGCAGAAAATTGGTGAAGAAACTACGTTCTATAAGGTAGTTGACGGATATTGGGAAGAAACCGAAAAGGCCGAGTTTTTCGATTTCGAGCTCGACGATTATCGTTATGGAAGCGTGTTTGTTCCGGAAAATACGTGCAAAATTCGCAAAGGCGATCGCATCGCGCAAGCCGTTATCAAGCCGGTCGAACAAGCGGTGTTTACGGAAGTTGATACGCTCGGCGATAGCGATCGAGGGGCGGGCGGCTTCGGGAGTAGCGGGGTTGCTACGACGGAGGAAGAAACGCATTTAAAATCCAGCGGTCTAACATTTGATTTGCCGAAGGAAGACGCTTAGATGACGCAAATATATGCGTGCTTTCTGAACGGTAAGCTATATGGATGCGGCGACATCGAGTACATGAACGACCTATTCCGCGATTACGTTGTTTATTGCGAGATGTACGGGGAAGACGATTGTACATTCCGAATAACTACGAAAGAGAAAGCTCGCAGATTAGTGATTAACGAAACTATTCGCGAAAACGGCGAAGCATTAAAACGATTGGAGGACGAATAATTGCGGTTTTGGATTACGTACGGGGCATATGTTTTCTTTTTCGCATATTCGATCACACAGCTTATTACATTTGAGTCGGGTAAGTATACCGGCTTGGCAGTATTTTTGATTCCCCTTATACTGTCGTCGTTTATAACAGCATTAGTCGTTTCCCTGGGGTTATTCGGAAGTAGTTCCCATAGCGGATATGGAAATGGAGGAGGAGAATAAATGACGAATATTCTAAATGATTTTGTGGGCTATGATATTTGGTGATTATTAAGGAATAAAAATAAAATAGTTATTTAAACGATAAATTATCTAATTGATCCATGTACTAAATTTTCATTTGGTGTGTAATGGCGAGTCACTAAGGGGTTATGTAACGGAGAGATTAGACTCTCCAAGATTCAAAGGAAGGTATGCGGAGTTTACCATGCTTAGTCTTAAATCTGTGCTTAACCTTACATAAGATTGGTTCTACAAATACATATTCATCAGATTCAGACTTTACTTGTTTCATAGAGTGGAATTTACTTCGTTCCGCATTCGGCATGAATTCCATAAATCCAGCTGCAGTGCCATCAGGATAAGACAGAAGAAACCTTATATCCTCTTTGGTGTAGCCAGTGATAAGTACATCTGTGTAATCATAATTAATCACTTTCAGCCAGCTATGGGAACGTTTATTGATTTCATAAGGGGAGTTAGCTTTCTTTAGTACGATACCTTCAAGATGCTTTTCTTTGGCCAGATTAAAATAAGCTAATCCGTTTCCTTGCAGGCCTTCAATAACAAATACATTATCATGGTCAAGGTTTAGGTCTGAAAGCATACTCTTACGTTCAGTGAGTGGCTTAGTAGCGATTGAATGACCATCAATATAAATTACATCAAAGACACAGTAAACAACCTTATGGGCTGATTTCTTAGACATAAAGCGTTCCATTACAGCTTCAAAATCAGGGGCACCGCCTGGGGCAGCTACAATGATTTCGCCATCTAAAACAGTTCCATTGGGAATATCGAGATCCAACAGTTCTGGGAACTTGCTTGTTACTTCATTGTTGTGACGAGTGTAAAGCTTTATCTGATCATTAAACTTAGAGAGGATCAGTCTAATTCCATCAAATTTCAGCTCGGTAATATAACCATCGTCATCAAATGGTTCTTTGATTGAATGTAATAACATTGGCGATACAAACAAAATATCACCTCCTACTTAGAACATAATAGCTAAGCGAAGGTGATATATAAAGCGATATGGCAGTGGTACTTAATGGGATTCAATGAGCTCAGGTGAATTGTTTTTAGGTGAATTCACTAAAGGTGAAACTTGATAAGCTTCCATGTCATCAGAGTCATACGGTAGCAGAAGACTTTGAAGATAATCAGGATCGGTGTTTTTGGGATTTAGCCATTCCTTTTCGCTCTCATCAGTCAGGATAACCGGCATCCGATCATGAATGTCTTCAATAAGCTCATTAGGCTTTGTTGTGATGATTGTGCAAGTATACAACGGATTACCTTCTGACGTGTTCCACTTTTCATATAAGCCGGCAAAAGCAAAGAGATTGGATGATTTAAGCTTAATACGCATAGGAATCTTAGTCTTTGGATCAAGACGCTTCCATTCATAAAAACTGTCAGCTGGGATGATACAACGTTTGCTTACGAGTGGCTTTCGAAAGCTGGGTTTCTCGGCCAATGTTTCAGCACGAGCATTAATCATTTTATACCCGATCTTTTCATCCTTAGCCCAAGGAGGGATAAGACCCCATCTAAGCTTGCCCAGACGATTGTTTGATCCATCATTAATGATTGTCAGGATGTTTTGTGAAGGGGCAACGTTATAGCTTGGATGGTATTCGTCTTCAGACAAAAATTGATCTATATTGAATTGCGCAATGATGTCATCGAACTCAGAGAATAAAGTGAACCTGCCACACATGTTCATCATCCTTTAGGGTTTTTGAATATTGTACAGGCTTGATACACGAAAATCAAAAAGGAGGAATGTGATGAAGCAGCAAACAGTTGAGGTTAAAGAAGTGGATGTGTTAATTAGAGGGATATGGACAAAGAAGAAGTTCACGGATATCCAAAAGGGACAAACATTTAAGATTGAGGAAAATGGGAAAGCCAAGAAATACATAGCAAGAACAGACCCTTATTGGGATGAGCTGTATGAAGCCTACATAATTGATTTATTTGATAAAAATAAAATAAGTGAACGATGACGAGCGGGAACATATAGCTTAAATGAAGATAAAACAGAGATTTTATAAGAATAAAAATAAAATTAAAAAGGGAAAATTTGATGAAGCTAATTGGTATTAAAACAAGTAACTGTTTTTTGGTGTCTGACAATATTGAAGGAAATAAATATTTTCATAGTCAATTAGATGAATTGTTTTTCGATGGGAAACGAGCAACCCAAACGTATAAATCAGACTGGTTTAAGCTTGATAAGGAGCCAAGTGTTATTGAAAAACAAATGCCGGCTAAAAAAATCAATTATAGGTATGAATTAAAAGAGGGATTCCAGGAAACTGATTTGACGCCACAAGTAATTAAAACTTCTTACATAGGTGAAGACAGTGAATACTATGAAGTGAAGGGTCTATATGATTTAAAATTTGAAGAAATCCCGCAAGAGAATCAAAAAATTGAGTTTGAAATGAATGTAATTGAAGAAATTGACGGAGAACTTAAGCTGCAAAGTCATAATTTTAACTTGAATTATAACTTACTGGATAGAATTCAAACTCATCCAATGCTTCTTGAAACAAAGCCGTGCTACTTGTCCCGAGAAGAAAGCTATAAGATTATCAGAAACCATATAAAAGCCAATATAAACCCTAAATTTGCAAGAATCACGAGTGATTATGATTTCTGTTTAACTGTGGTCAAGGTTCTGGAGCTTTACAAACCTCACGAGTATATAGTTGATCTTAATGCAATGTACAAACGGAGAAAGCCTAAACTTGAGAAAAGATTTCAAACAAAGCGGGAAGTTGAAATTTACAATGTTGCACCTAAAGCCTATCAGAGCTACCCAATTGTAGAACCGTTTAGTGGAAAGGGCGTTGAAGATTTAAAGAGTAATATTAAGAAATTTTTAGATGATCTGATGGCTAAAATCAACGAGCCTTTAGTTGAATGTAAATGCTGCAAAGGAAGAGGAGTTATTTTAAATGAAAATTAAATTGGACAAAGACTACATGGTAAATGAATTGGGGCTGCCGGAATCTTCACTACTGGAAGAAATCACTGACACGTCTAGGTGGAGCATTCACTATAGAATTGTGTTCTCATATCAGGGTCGCTTTTTTGAAACTTTCTATAGCAAAGGTGCAACTGAAAACCAGTATGAAAGCCCTTGGGAATTTGAAGATCAAGTGGATTGTTATGAAGTGGAGTTAAAAGAAGTGAAGGTTAGAAAATGGGTAAGAAAAGAAACTGAATAAAAACGATATTTTACAGAAAGAGGAGGAGTGAAAATGTTTACCTGCTTCTGCAACGAATGTGAAAAAGTAATCGAAAAAGATGAAGTTGATTATGAGGTTGACTTGGTAGAAGGGCCTTGGGAAGGAGATTGGGAACACGTGCATTTAGAATGCGGTAATATTGTGTCTTGGATTTAACTTGTATGTCTAAATAAAATCAATTTTTTATTTAAGGGGGTGATAACAATGTGAGTTACCTGTGTGATTGGAGTTTTAAGAATAAAACAAAAATAAAAGGAGTGGTTATTAATTGTTAAGGATTAAAAACAGAATAGAGGATTTTTTAAAAAAGATTGAAGAGGCAGAGAGGGTTAGCATTGGGACGCACCCCCAACTCTGCATGCATCGTATCACTACGAAGCTATTAAAGTGTATCACAGTTAAGAAGACTTTTCCAGTCCTGGTGACTGCTCTGGTTTCATTCCTGAATCCAGTGAGTATTTTAGTAGCGGACAAGTATCGAAACTTTGAAGAGCTTAAAGCGAATGAATCACCGTTCAATTTTAGCGTGTTCTCAAAAGAGCAAGACACTGATGTATTAATTCTTGCTCCCCATGGAGGTGGCATAGAAGGGGGAACAAGCGAGCTTGCAAAGGAATTAAGCGAAACATACTCTACATATCTTTTTGAAGCTTTAAAGACACCAGGAGCCTTTGATTTGCATTTAACCAGTACGAATTTTGATGAACCACAAGCACTTGAAATGTTGAAGGGGCATGAGTTCACATTGTCACTTCACGGTTATGCAAGTAATGATCAACATGTTCTAGTTGGCGGCACAGACCGGGACAAAGCTGAAGCGATAACAAGTACATTAAATAATGCCGGCTACTCTGCAGAGCTTCTAGATGAGGGAACGAGGCTATCCGGTAGCAGTCCAAATAACGTGGCCAATAAAAATAAAACAGGAAAGAGCATTCAACTGGAATTGAGCACTGGACTACGCAAATCAATGTTCAACACCTTTTCTCTGAAAGGACGCTCTGGTACAAGAAATGAGACCTTTTATAACTTCATTGACACTCTATCAGGGTTTCTCAATGAAAATGTAGAAGGGAAGGGTTTGACAACATGAACATGCAACAGCCCTTATACTATTTTGTTGATGCTCTGGATTGGGGAATTGATGATAAAGGGTCAAATGCAATTGAAACAACAGAAGGATTAAACCGAGCTTTAGAGTATGCATGCTCAAAATCATTCTATAAAGTATATGTTCCAAAAGGTATCTACCTAATTGATGCAGTGAATACGTCAAAGCGGTTACCTGAATTCGGTGGAGGTATCAATGTTCCTTCGAATATTGAGCTAATACTTCATCCAGAGGCTATATTTAAAGTGCAGCCAAATGATTATCAGGGTTACTCCTGTTTTTATATCGGCCAAGCAAGTAATGTTACGATTCGTGGCGGTCAAATTATTGGGGATCGACATGAGCATGATTATTCAAAAATTACCTCAATTAAGAAGACGCATGAATGGGGCTTTGGTATCCATGTTAATGGAAGTAGCAATGTGCTAATTGAAAATGTACAAGTTTCTGACTGTATTGGAGACAACATTTGGATAGCGGCTGATGGAATGATGAACACTTCAGGAACATATACGCCTTCAAAGAATGTAACCGTTCGAAAGTGTACGCTTTTAAGAGGAAGAAGAAATAATCTGGCTACCAATGGTTGTGAAGGTCTTCTTGTCGATGACTGTGATATAGAGGAAGCTGGAGGAGATACAATTGGGCCACAATTAGGAATTGATTTAGAGGGCTTTGGAGAAAACGGAATTAAATACGATCACCCGTATAAATTAACTGTGCGAAACTGCAGATTTAAAAACAATGGACGTGGATCTGTTACAGCTCACACAAGCGGCAAGGTAATTATTGAAGGAAACTACAGCGACCATGTTATTTCCTATGGATATAGCACGGATGTCAGTATCAAAAATAACAAGATCATCAATGAAAATGAAATTAAGACTTATGGAATTGACTCGGTAGGTGTTTCAAGTACTGAGTCTGGAAACAGAGTTCAAATTGATGGCAATACGATTAGTGGCTTTGAAGTGGGCATTTGTGTAAGAGGAAAGGGTGGCACAGTATCAAATAATACTTTTGAAAAAATAAAAGCATGCCCTATTGCAACACATCAAGCAGAGGACTTTTTAATTACGGACAACAGGATAGAAAACAGTGATTGTGTTCAAGTCCAGGTTAGAAACTCAAATGATATTAAGGTTGTGAATACCAAAGGAAAAGGAACGAGCTCGTCTTATGCTGCAAAGATAATGGACTCTACCCGAATCAGTCTCGTTAATAATGAGTTTGCTAATGTATATGGTGGAATTTATTGCGAAAGGTCTCAGTCAGTTCGTTTAAAGGGAAATGACTTGTTGTTAAGTGGGAGTGGATACGGCATCTTTTGGGATAAAGACTCTTCTGTCTCACTGCATCGAAATGAAATTCATGAGCCTAGGAATGTTGCAATTAAAGGCACCCCTGAGAAATACAGTTGCCAGATTAGTGAGAATCAGGTTTATTTCTGTAAATCATTAATCGCCATCCAACTGACTGGCGGTTCAGAACATATATTAAAGGATAATGAGATCATGTTCAATCGTGCAGCAGACCAAGGATATGGTGTTTATTTGGAGAATACAAACAAGGTACGTCTCGTAAGAAACGATGTGCGCGGAATTGGTGGCAAGTTTTTATCCCACCCATATTGCACAGATAAAGCAAAGAATACAACCTTAATTTATAACACATATGACAGTGGAACACTGAAGACTGCAGAAGGAGATATTGTGGTCTAAATAAAACTGTAGTTTAAAAGAAAACAAATTAAATAGAAAGTGGTTTATATGGATATTTTTGGGGTAATGTCTGAGTGTAATATAATTAAAACACTCAGAGGAGGAATTAGGTGTGAAAAGCAACATTGGTAAAATTGGAGTTGTTGGAACTTTACTCGTAAGTGGTTTGCTTTGTGATTTTGGGGCAGGAGTAAATGCAAAAGAGCTAAATCAAAGTAGGAAAGATACTGAAAGCAATAATTACCACCAACCAATCAATGTACTTAAGACCGCCTCAAATATTAAGAACCCAGGTTTTTCGACAACTGCGGATGATTGGCAAGATGCCGGAACTACATACGGCGATACCAAGTTTGACAAGTATTCAACTGCTGCTGTCGTTCAAACATTAGGATTTGCATTAAATTTGCCTACAGGGGGATGGTCTTCTTATTTAGCTGGACTAGCTAACATGATTATTCTAGGCGAATATAAAATTGTTTACTTTAAGGATAAGCAGGAATTTAAGATGGCAGGGGCAACTCTAATGACCAAGCACCATGTAACGATTTATGAAGATAAGGATCGAAAGAAAAAAATCGGAAGTGACAGCTTTATCATAACGGACAAAGGCGGCCCAAAAGTTGCTGTGATGTAAAAAAAATGATCCTCCCACCTAAGGGAGGATTCTTATATGCTGTTTATTATGCTGTAAACTAATGCTACAGCAAACAATGGATAAGAGATAATGGCAATTAATTTTGAGGATTTACTCTTATTTTTTTGAAATGTGTATATTAGTGCAAATCCTAAAAAGAATATCGTGACAAACCAAAAGGAATAGGCCGGGAACAATGCAATAAGTAAGACAATAAGAGTGGATAACGCGAAAGAAGAGTTTAGCGTTATTTTCTGATTATTTTCCAAATGAACCACCTCCATTCACGTATTCCCCCATATAAAAACACTTAAACATTATACTTAAAGGAGCTTGATTAAATGATCAACATTTTAAGCAAAGAACAAGATGAAGCAATCCGGTATTTCAAAAACAAGCTAAACATATCTGAAAAACTGTATATATCCCTAATTAATTTTAACCTGCTTAGAGATAAACACGAAGGCTTTGGCAATAGACTATATGAGCTTTATAAAACAGATCCTTATCTGTATATCAGAGCACTTAAAGAAGGTTATGTGGTTGATCAGCCAATTGAATTTAATGAAGCAATTGTGCGGTTCTATGATGGCGAAGAACTTGCTGTGATCCATAAGACTACTGGGAAGAGATATAACGTGAATATAAAAATGAAAAAGCTTCCTGACGGTTTTACGCTACAAACGATGAACATGTGGTCATGGAGTGAAGTTGTTTAATTTTATGAATTTTCACTTGTTTTGATTCGTTATGTCGTTAAGTGGGTAAAATTAAGGATTAGCAGGAAAAGGATATCTCATGATAATGTTAAGGAGGTATTTAATGTGTTGGTATTTGAATATGGCAGAACGAAGCAAGAAGCTCTGTCTAACCTATGTAGAAAAATGATCCGTGAGTACCCAGATGAAATTTTCACAACGGACTTAGCAAAAGTTTCTGATTACGGTAATGAAGGATCAGATAAGAGATACGTAGCTGAATTTCAGGTATAGAATAGTTTGTTATACAGAAGCGCCTTTACTTAGGCGCTTCTTAACTCTCAATATCATTTTATAAAATTACACGCACTATTGGGGGCGGAAACAAGAAGATCAATCTTCAGAAGCAGCCTGTACTGCAATTGATAAAGACACTCATCACAAGAACTGTTTATTATTTTCTAGAATAAAAATAAAATAGTTGTTGACCGTTTCGTTTTGATGATGTAAGATTAAGTTATCCCAAAGAGAGAAAGGAGGAAAGAGATGAAGAAGGAATTAAAGATACTGAAAGTATCTGCGGAAGCCTTACATACCTACAAAAATGATGTCAAAAGGAATTACGACATTGACGAAGACCAAGCAAGAAGAAAGTTAACCAGGAATGTGATGTTGGTAAAGGAATTTAAACCAAGAGGAATTAAAAGAGGTCTTTTTTCTAAAACATACTCATATGGAAACTTAAAGATCACAATTCGACATGGAACAGTAATAAGGATTGAAAATGTAAAAGGTGATCCTGAACCTTGGGACTTTCCAAAAAAGAGATACATAGAATTAAACAAGCTACTTGGTATTAAGGATTGTAAGTTTAGTAGCAAGCCTCATTATAGGCATTTTAAGAGTAAAAATAAAATTAATAATTAAAAGAAAGAGGTTGATTATTTACATGGCAGAAAATAAAACAGTATTACGTGAAGCATCAAATGTTGTAACTATTGAGGGGACACTTGCTGAGGTAAAACACACTGAGTGGAAAAGTGGTAAAGGGCTAAATATTGAACTAGATATTGAGGTTGCACCAAATGAAGTGCATACAGTAAAAGGCTTTTCAAAATATAAGAAAGCTGATGGCACAGATAATGCTATTGCAAAAGGTTATCAAACCATTATCAATGAATATAAGTCCATTGCAGAACATGGGAGAGATGAGGCTGACAAAGTGAGAATTACCCAAGGAAAGATTGGGTTAAATGAATATTACTCACAAGGGATTTTAAAGGCGTATCCACAGTTAACGACTAACTTTGTAAATAGACTGGACGCCAATGAAGAATTCAATCCAAGAGCAGAATTTGATGTTGAGCTGTTTGTAAAGAATGTAACTGAAGAAAAAGTAAAAGGTGAAGAAACGGGAAGAGTTAATTTAAATGGTTATATTCCTTTATATGGTGGGAAAGTAATTCCGTTTGAATTTGTAGTCACAAAAAAAGGGTCTCAATACGTTGAAAATAATTATGAAAAAGGGTCTACGGTTAATGTTTTTGGAAAGATTATTAACTTTAAAGAGCAAAAAGTAACGACCAAAACAGCAGCATTTGGCGAAGACAAGAAAGAAATCACTATTAATTCGAAAAGAGAGTACCTAATTACAGGTGGCAATGATCCATATGACGAGGATAGCAAGAATGCTTTTAATGCAGATGCAATTAAAAAAGCGCTGACTGAAAGAGAGATTTACCTAGATGAGCTTAAGAATGAAGGTGGCAATGAGAATAATAAAAAGTCTGGGTTTGGCGGAAGCGCTCCTAATAACAAGCCTTCAAAGCCGGTTGAAATTTCAGATGATGACCTACCTTTTTAATGGGTAAAAATAAAATAACTTAACTGAAAATACATAACTCGGGGTGTGCTTCGACTCACCCCAAATCATAATTAAAGGAGAGTTTAACATGGCAATCGATATTTTCAATCCTCAAGTTTCAGTAGTCGCAAAAGGTTTAGAAGGAAAAGTTATTACAATCTATGGTTCTAACAACTTGGGTAAGACAAAACAAAGCACACGAATGAAGAAGCCATTATACTTGCCATTTGAAAAAGGTTTGAATGCCATCGCAGGCGTTAAATTTATGGCTATTAATAGCTGGGCGGATTTTAAGAAGGTTAATAAACAGTTAACCAAAAATGCAGAAAAGGCAAAAGAAACATATCAGACAATTATTGTTGATGAAGTAGATGCATTTGCTAAATATGCAACCAGATATGTTTGCGAACAATATGATGTAGAACGGATTAAAGATGGAAATGATGGGTTTGGTCTTTGGAAAGAGTATGAAACAGAAGTATGGGAAGAAATTAATAAACTAATTGGGGTAGGATTTACCGTTATCTTTATTGCTCATGCTGCAGAGGACAAAAAAGGAAAGGTTTATCCTAAGGGTGATAAACGTGTATTGGCCCCTGTTATTGATAACAGTGATATTGTACTTTATCTAAGTTCTAATGGTGTTGATGAAGACAGAAAGGTTATCAAATCAAGTGCTTGGTTGGCTGAAACAGATGAGCACTTTGCACGCAGCCGTTTCGATTACATTGATACATACCTTCCTGAGTTCACTGCAGAGAACCTGGAGAAGGCCATTATCGAGGCAGTCGAAAGACAGGAAGAAGCAGAAGGTATTGTTGCCGTTACATATGAAGAGCAAAAACAAAACAATGCTTCAGAGGAGCTTGATTATGACTCTTTGATGGAGCAAATTAAAGAAGTTGGAATTAAGCTCAATGAAGAAGGACGACTAGAAGAGGTTAATGAGATTACAGAGAAGCATTTAGGCAAGGGAGTAAAAGTGACTGAATGCAGCCGCAAACAAGTAAACGTTATGTCTGTAATTTTGGATGACCTAAAAGATCTTCTATCTAAATAAACTGGGGGGATTATTCCCTCCTCCTTATTAGGGGTGATTATTTGGGAAGACAAGTCAAATGTCCATATTGTGAGACAAAATTAGATAAAGATTTAGCGATTCCTTATAAAAAAAGATACTACCATGAACAGTGCTTCAACACATGGAGACAAGAGGCAGACCATCGAAAAGAGTTACTTCAATACATATGCAACTTATATGGTCTTGCATCTCCGACAGGTATGATGCTAAAACAGATCAAAGAGTTTCAAGAGGATTATGGTTATAAGCTAAAAGGAATCGAGCTTGCGCTTAAGTACTTTTATGAAACACTGGCGAATCATCCAAGAGAAGGTGATGGCATTGGAATTGTCCCTTTTGTATATGACGAGGCCAAGCGACATTACATAAAACAAAAGGCAATACAAAAATCAGCTGAAGACCCAAAGAATCACAAAAGAGAAGAAATCACTTTAATTATAAAAAAGGGATTGCGAAAGAAAAGGGGACTTGTTGACATCTCAACATTATAGGAAGGAGAGTCCATTTGCTACAAGACAAAAAAGCAATTATACAAGTGTTGGGGAGCATATTAAAGGAACCCTCGCTCTTATCTGAAAGTAACGGATACAACCTATCAAAGGCCGACTTTCCCGAAAGATTTCATTCAATTCTCTTTGCTGCAATGTGTAACTTATTTAATCAAGGCACAGAGGTTATTAATGAAGTAGAGATTGATGGATATCTAAAAAATTATGGAATTCAGTATAAAGTTTTCAATGACAATGACGGTATAAATTATATTCATACAATACAGAATTTGGCCGAAGTCGAAAACTTTGAGTATTATTATAACCGTTTAAAAAAGTTTAGTTTAATTAGGGAAATGCATGGACTAGGGTTTGACGTTAGAGAGATATACGATCATACAATAATTGATCCTAGAGAGCAAGAGGCTATGCAGGAACGTTTTGACAAGAAGTCAATAGAAGAAATACTTTCACATTACGAAATGAAGATTATTGAAGTAAAAGATAAATTCAAAACAAACAGTCAAAGCAAGGGTATTCAAGCTGGAGAGGGTGTCCATCAGTTTTTAGATAGGTTAAAGCTCTCACCAGATATTGGAGTACCTTTGAACAGTGAAATTCAAACTTCAATTTTTAGGGGATCTCGAAGGAAAAAGTTCTATTTGAGATCGGGTACCACTGGAGGAGGTAAGACAAGAAACATGGTTGCAGATGCCTGCTTCTTAGGCGCAACCCAAATTTACAATATCAAAGAAAACCAATGGGAAGATAACCTTTTTAGAGAGAACGCATCTGTAATTTCAACGGAAATGGTACCTGAGGAACTGCAAAGTATAGCAATAGCATATATCTCAGGTGTACCAGAAGAGAAAATACTCCGAAATTCCGCTACAAAGTCTGAAGAAGAAAGAATTAGAAAGGCGGCAGATATATTAGAGGAATCACCTATTTGGTTTGAACATTTGCCGGATTTCAATATTAAAGAAATAGAAGAGACTATCGAGAAAAACGTTAGAAAATACAATGTCGGGTATATTTATTTTGATTATATCCATTCCTCTGTAACCATTTTTTCAGAAATGAGCAGAAACAGTGGAATAAGCTTAAGAGAAGACCAAATTTTATTGCTTATGGCCGATAAGTTAAAGGCTTTATGTAATAAATATGATGTTTTTATGATGAGTGCAACGCAGCTGAACGGTGAATGGAAGGACGCTTGGCTAAAAGGTCTACAAATTGATGCTAATTATTTAAGAGGAAGTAAGGCTATTGCAGATAAAACTGACGTAGCGATGATTATTCTTCCATTAAGCAAAAAAGAGAAGGAAGCTGCTTCAGACATAATGAAGAATGGCTTTGGATACAAGATGCCTAACTTTGTTGTCCATGTATTTAAGAATCGTGGGAATAAACATGATAAGCTGAAGATTTTTACATACATAAACATGGATATCATGAGAACGGAAGATTGTTTCACAACAAATATTGATAACGAATTAATCACAGTTGAAAAATTGAATATTAAAGCAGGATAAGGGGTGTAGCACCCTTTGAAATATGACAAGGACAGAATAAAAGAAAGCCTTACGCTTGAGGATATACATAAGATATTAAAAGAATTGGGTAGCGAAAATAATCAATGGGATCAACAAGGGAACCCAATATACAGAACCGTTTGCCATAACGCTTCTGGGGGAAGCTACAAGCTGTATTATTACCACGAAGCAAAGCAATTTCATTGCTATACAGAATGTGGAGACACATTCGATGTCTTTGAGCTTGTAATACGAGCAAAAAGACAAAAAGGGATCAATATACCTTTCAATCAAGCCATTGAGTATGTTGCAAGGCTAGTTGGGAGAACATTTGGTTTCGGTAATAGAGAGACATTCACGAACAATGATTTAATTGATGACTGGGAATGGATGGGGAAGTTCAATAAGAAGAAAAAGATAGCCATTGAACTTCCCAGCTTCAATGAAACTGTTTTAGATGTGTTTATGCCTTATCCTCATCAAATGTGGTTGGAAGAGGGGATAAGCCAACAAACATTATATGATTTTGAAATTGGCTACTATTTTAGAACTCACACAGAAGGGATAACTATTCCACACCGGGACTTAAATAACAGATTGATTGGTATTCGTAGACGATCTCTTATTAAAGAGGAAGTTGATGCAGGTTATAAATATATGCCTTTAAAAGTTGGGAACACCTTATATAATCATCAGACCATGATGAATTTATATGGATTACATAGAACAAAAGATTCTATTGAAAGGTTTAAAAAAGCTTTAATTTTTGAATCAGAAAAGTCTGTGTTAAAATGCCAGGACTTTTATGGTGAAGCAAATTTCACATGTGCAGTCTGTTCAAACAACATTTCAAATTTTCACCGTGATATCTTACTTTCTCTTGGAGTGGAAGAAGTGTTTATTGCTTTAGATAAATATAGACCACCGAAAGAGCATGAGACAGAGGAGATGTATCAACGTAAACTGCTAGAGTATCAGAAAAAAATCTTGAAGCTTGCAGCAAAATTTACACCGTATGTTCGTGTGTATGTTTTATGGGATTTTGAAAACATGTTGGATTATAAAGACAGTCCAGCTGATAAGGGAAAAGACGTTTTAGAGGAGTTGATGAGAAGAAAAATTGAAATCAATACGAATGAAGGAGGGATTTAGTGGCTTATAAGCTCATTGGCAACAATGATTATAATTTCAATCCATTATCGACAATTTTAAAAAACAGAGGGATTGAAAATCCGAAGAGTTTTATTGATGTGAACCAGAGCTCAGTCATTCATTTTTCAAAACTCGATAACATTGATAAAGCATCTGATTGTTTAATAAAGCATTTAGAGGGTAAAAATAAAATATTTGTTCAAGTGGATAGCGATGTAGATGGGTACACATCCAGTTCAATCATTATCAATTACATAAAAGCAATTTATCCGAAAGCTGACATACGATACCGGATTCATGAAGATAAAGAGCACGGCATTTTCATTGATACAATTCCTGATGATGTCGACTTAGTTTTAATTCCGGATGCTGGATCAGGTCAATTTGATGAACATGAGGAGCTAAAAAAGAATGGCGTTGATGTAATTGTTATTGACCATCATGAATGTGAAAGAGAATCTAAACACGCTATAGTCGTCAACAATCAGCTCTCGACTGAGTATTCAAACAAAACATTAACGGGTGCTGGAATGGCATATAAGCTTTGCCAGGCCATTGATTATAAGCTAGGCAAAACCAAAGCAGAACAATTTTTAGATCTTGTTTCTATTGGTAATATAGCCGATTCAGCTGATTCAAGAAATCTAGAGACCAGGTACTTTATGAATGAAGGCTTAAGGAACATTAAGCATCCACTAATCAAAAAGCTCTTTAAAAAACAAGAGTTTTCAACCAAGGGTTGCACAAACATACAGAACACACAGTTCTTTATTAATCCATTAATTAACGCAGCTATAAGGGTCGGTAGCAGTGAAGAAAAAGATCAATTGTTGAGATCGTTTCTGTTGTCTAAAGAAAAAGTTCCATATAAGAAACGTGGACAAGATGAAATCAATCTCGTGTCAATTCACGATGACACAGTCAGGATTCTGGGGAACCTTAAAGCTAAACAGAAACGCATTGTTGATGCAGCTACAGTGGAAATTAAAAACAGAATTGAAGAAAAGAATTTGGTAGCTAATAAAGTGCTTATAGTCTACACTGAGGGAATTTTGGATAAAAGCTTGACTGGGCTAGTAGCAAACGTACTTGCAGGTGAATATAAAAAGCCAGTTTTGCTGGCTAGAAAAAGCGATGAAGAAGAAGGGATGTTGAGCGGGTCTATTCGAGGGTATGAGACTGGCTACATCAAAGATTTTAAAAAAGAGCTAACAGATACTGGGCTGTTTGAATTTGTTAAAGGCCATCCAAATGCAGCCGGATTTGCAATCAAGCGTGAAAACTTGATTTTGGTTAATGAAGTTCTAAATGAAAAATTTAAAGATGTAGAGACAGGTGAAGAAGTTCAAAATGTTGACTTTGAGCTACCGGCTAATCAACTTAGAAAGGAATTTTTAATTAAGCTGTATAGCTATAAAGATTATTGGGGCTATAAGGTCGAAGAACCATTAGTAGCAATAACAGAACTAGAAGTTGATGTTGATCAAATTGAACACATCGGGAAAAAGAACAAGACAACAGTCAAGTTTAAACATGGAGATATTGAATACATACGCTTTAAAAGCGATACAGAATACTTTGAGAAACTTACTCAATCAAATGGAACTTTAATACTTAATGTTGTTGGTAAGGCAAGGGTAAATGAATATAAGGGCAGACAAACACCTCAAATTGAAATTTATGACTTGGAGGTGGTTCGTACAAAGAAAAAAGAACTTGTGTTTTAAGGGGGATGAAAATTGATTGGATGTCACTGCCACACTGATAAAAGTAACATAAGACTACTCGATTCAACAAACTCAGTTGGAGAATTGCTTAAAACAGCAGTTCAGATGAATTATAAAGGATTGGCCATAACTGACCATGAGGTTCTTTCAGCGCATTTGGAAGCAATTAAGACTGTCAGAGAAATGAAGAAAGAAGGGGATATGCCTGCAGATTTTAAACTCATACTTGGGAATGAAGCATATTTAGTCGATTCACTGGAAGAAGTTCGTGATAACTATAAGTCAGGACAGACAAAGTTTCCGCACTTTTTAATGTTGGCAATTGACCCTATAGGACATGAGCAGCTAAGAATACTGTCTTCACAAGCCTGGGAAAATTCATTTTACACAGGAACAATGGAAAGAGTGCCAACAGTTAAAAAGGATGTAGATGAACTGCTTAGCAAAGATCCAGGTCATATTATCGCTACAACAGCTTGTCTTGGCTCTGAGGTGAATATCAATTTACTCAGAATTAAAGAATGCGAAGAAAACGGAGACATTCAGTCAATCAAACAGCACAAATTAAAAATTCATGAGTTTATAACATGGTGTATTAAAGTCTTTGGGAAAGATAAGTTCTTTATTGAGCTTCAACCAGCTTTAAGTGAAGAGCAAATTTATTGTAATAAGAAACTTGTTAATATAGCTAACGGTTATGGATTGAAAATGATTGTCACAACCGATGCACACTTTCTTAGACCGGAAGATAGGGCAATTCATCAAGCCTTTTTAAACGCCAAGGATGGAGAGAGAGAAGTCGATTCTTTTTATGAGGCGTGTTTTATTCAGAATGTTGATGAAATTCATGAGAGAATGGACTACATGGACAAAGAGATCATCAATGAGGCCATTGAAAACACATTGCTAATTGGAGAGATGATTGAAGACTATACGATTGAGCACGAACCAATTATTCCAAAAATGGCTTTACCTGAGTTTGAATTATCCCATTTGTTCAAGCCGGCATATAAGAAATATAAATATATAAAATTAATGGCTGAATCTGATGAAGAACAGGACAGGTATTTGTTAAAGCTAATTGAAGATGGTTTTAAGGCAAAGCTAATGAAAAAGGATATGTCTAAAAAAGAGTTGCACTCAATTTTAAAACGGATTGATCTAGAATTGGGTGAGCTATGGGAAATTAGTGAGAAGCTAAAACAGGCCATGTCATCTTATTATGTTACTGTCCGGGAAATCATCAATACAATTTGGGATGATGAATGTGGAGGAGACAGCTTAGTTGGAGCAGCAAGGGGGAGCGCAGCAGGTTTTTTAGTAAATTACTTGTTAGACATTACGCAAATTAACCCAATGCAGTACAACCTTCCTCATTGGCGTCACATACATAAATCGAGACCGGATTTGCCGGATATCGATATTGATACTGAAGGATCTAAGCGTCCAAGGATCTTAAAAGCATTAAGGGACAAGTTTGGAGAAAAAAGAGTACTGCAGATTTGCACTTTTGGAACTGAGAAATCTAAATCCGCACTTCAAACTGCTTGCAGAGGCTTAGGAATTGATAATGATATCTCTCAATATTTAAGTGGAATGATTCCATTTGAAAGGGGAGCAAACTGGACTCTCTCCGATTGCTTCTTTGGCAATGAAGAATTAGGTAGAAAGCCCATTAAGGAATTTATTAGAGAGGTCGAGGGATATCCCAATCTGAAAGAAACCTGTCTGAAAATTGAAGGTTTAACTAACAAACGATCTTCTCATGCAGCCGGCGTCTTAATATTCAATGATGAATACACCAAATCAAACGCAATGATGAGGACACCAAAAGGAGCATATATCACACAGTTCAATATGGGCGACAGTGAAGCAATGGGTTCTGTTAAGTATGATCTGTTGACTATTGAGGGATTAGATAAAATTCGAGTAGCCTTAGACCAGCTTATCGAAGACAATCAAATAGAGTCCCAAGGAACTTTAAAAAGAACTTATACTAAGTATTTGCATCCAGATACTTTGGAGTATAACTCTAAGAGAATATGGGAAATGGCTGGCGAAGGAGAAATAATGGATTTGTTTCAGTTTGATACAGAAGTGGGCAACCAATCCGTTGTTAAAGTTAAGCCGAAAAACTTATTGGAAACAGCCGTAACAAATTCTTTAATGAGACTGATGTCAGAAGGGGAAGAACAGCCTGTAGATACATATGTAAGATTTAAAAAAGACATCGACAACTGGTATCAAGAAATGAGAAATTACAATTTAAGTTCAGAAGAAATGGATGTACTTAAAAAACATCTATATAAACCAGAAGAAGGTCTATACGGGATCGCAGATACACAGGAATCAGTTATGATGCTATCCATGGACAAAGAAATTGCTGGGTTTAGCATTGAAGAATCTAATAAGCTAAGAAAAGGGATAGCCAAAAAAATCAAAAAAATGATTGATGCAATAAAGACAATGTTTTTTGAGAAAGGGCGAAGCTTGGGAACATCTGAAAACCTTTTAAAATATGTCTGGGAAGTACAATTTAAAAGACAATTCGGATACTCGTTCAGCAGCCTGCATACTCTTGCATATTCTATTATTGCTCTTCAAGAATTGAACCTTAACTATAAGTACAACCCATTGTATTGGAGTACAGCTTGTTTAACGGTCAACAGTGGTGGAATTGAGAGCGAAGAAGATCAGGCCACCAAAAAATCAGCCGCCACAAACTATGGTAAAGTGGCTGCAGCTATAGGGAATATCAGAAAAAGAGGAATTAAAGTTGATTTACCTGAAATCAATAGCGCAAATTTTGGTTTTAAAGCAGATACGGAAAGTAACTCTATTATATTTGGATTAAAAGGAATGAATGGAATCGGTGACGATGTTGTTCATCAAATAATTGCAAATAGGCCATACAGTGACTTTGACGACTTCATCGAAAGAATGTTCAGAAGTAGCATCCTAAAAAAAGGACAGGTAATCCAACTAATAAAAGGTGGTTGTTTTGATTCTTTTGGTGATAGACAAAAAATAATGGAATCCTTTATTAGTTTGATATCTGAGCCTAAAACTAAACTAACTTTATCGAATTTAAAAATGCTAATTGAAAACAATATTGTTCCCCAGGAATATGCTTTAGAAATTAGATTCTTCCGTTTCAAAGAATACATCAGCAAAAAGGTTTACAAGACAATGAAATCTCCAAAAGACAGGCTTTTCTTATTAGATGATATGTCTTCCGACTTTTACAATCAGCATTTCAGTGAAAGCGGAATCGTTGATATGATTAATGGACAACTTGTTATATCAGAAAGGTTGTTTAAAAAAGAATATGACAGTAAAATGTCCAAAATCAAAGACTGGATATCGACTGAAGAAGCCTTAAGTGGGCTTAACAATTGCTTACTTAAGAAAGAGTGGTCTAAGTATGCCGATGGATCTCTTGGTAAATGGGAGATGGATTCATTGAGTTATTACTATAACGATCATGAACTTTCTGGTGTTAACTTTGCTAAGTATGATATTGCTGATTTTTATGAGCTGCCAGAAGAGCCAATCAAAGGGAAACCATATCAATGGCGAGGAAAAACTCTGTATGAATATGAAACGACTCGAATTATAGGAACCGTATTAGACAGGGATAAAAACAAGCACACAATCACACTCCTTACACCTACAGGGGTGGTTACAGTTAAACAGTGGGCTGGCAGCTTTGGACATTATAATAAACAGATTTCTCGACCTGTCACTGGCGGCAAAAAAGAGGTTGTTGAGAAGTCTTGGTATACCAGAGGAACTTTGCTCATGTTCACTGGATTCAGAAGAGGCAATAACTTTATCCCTAAAGTATATAAGAACAGTATCTATAGCCACACGGTCTGTAGAATTGATCATGTTGATAGGAAAGGGAATATCAGTCTAACAACCAAAAGAGCTGAGGTATAGGAGGCAGGATTATCAATAAAAATTTTATGAATAAAAATAAAATAAAATCACACATTTCCAGATCTGTTTATGGTATGATGATTTTAATTCCCTTAACCACTTTTTCTTACATAAGTTATGAGCAGCATTTGCATAAAACAGAGGGAAATGAAGACTCAATAAAAGAATCATTTTATAAGAAGCCTAGACAGATTAGGATACCATCAAGTGAGAATATTGTCTTGCGGTTATTTAAAAAAGCTCAAACGAACAAAGAACAACAATTAAAAAGGCATACAGAGAAGATTATCTCAGCAAAACTCATTAAACCTAAGCAAAGTAAGAAAAGGCACATGAGAGGAGGTGAAAAGGCAAAGCATAGAGTTTTTAAGAGTAAAAATAAAACTGAAATTAAAGAAAAAGAAAACAAGCCGCCGGCCGCAAAGAAAACCATCCAGGTTAAGCTGAGTGCTTATATTGCCCACTGCCAAGAAGGATGCACAGGAACAACTAGAACAGGTGTTGATGTTACTCAATCAATCTATTACAAAGGGTATCGTGTTATTGCAACCGATCCAAGTGTCATTCCCTTGAATTCAATTGTTGAAATAAGCATTGGTGGGGAAACGTTCAAAGCAATTGCAATTGATACTGGAGGCGCAATCGTTGGAAATAAAGTGGACTTGCTTGTAGCAACCGAGCGTGACGCAATTAATTTTGGCAAGCAAAATGGGACAATCTCGATTATTAGTTAGGAGGCGGTTAATTGCCGAAGTTTTGGTCTTATCCAGAAGGGTTAAAAGTCATCATAAATGAGAATGCAAAGAACGCTTGTCCTCATCATGTTGGACGGGAGGGGAAAATTATTGAGTTGCTTCACTCTGCGACATATGATTACGCGGTCAGTGATGAAACAGGTGATATTACATTCTTCAAGGAGCATGAATTAAATCCAGCTAAAGGAGGTTAATTGTATGTTCAAAAAGGGAGAGAAGGTGATTGCTGGTTTCACAGGAGAGATTGGTGTTGTTGCACAAGTTGATAAAGGACATGAGCAATTAGAAGTTGAGTATCCAGACGGCTCATATAGAGTGCTTGGCTTCAGCAATGTAAGAAGGGTGGAAGATAAATGACGATGATAATTTTAGAAGGCACTGACTGCTGCTATAAATCAACAGTAGCAGATAAGCTAAGCAAAGAACTCGGATATCCGGTAATAAAGGGATCCAGCTTTGAATTGGCCAAGAGCGGTAATGAGAAGCTGTTTGAACACTTTAATAAGCTAGCCGATGAGGACAATGTAATTATTGACCGATACATATATTCAAATTTGGTTTATGCGAGGAAGTTCAAGGATTACTCAATCTTAACGGAAGAACAGCAAAGGCTGATTGAGGAGAAGATTAGAGACAAAGCCAAGGTGATCTACTTACATGCTGATCCGAAAGTTATTAAGCAGCGTTTAAGTGAACGTGGTGATGAATACATAAATGATCGAGATATTGAACCGGTCTTAGAGTTATACAGAGAAGTAATGAGCGATACAGGATTACATACATATTCATGGGATACAGAGCAGTGGCCTAGCAAAGAAATTGCTGAAGACATAATCTTTTTAATGGGATAGGGGGATTTATGAAGAAAGTAATTGCAATTGATATGGATCAAGTTTTAGCTGATTTACTAAGTGATTGGGTAGCCTACATTAACGCCTATGACGATCCTTTTCTAAAAGAGGAAGATATACTGTGCTGGAATATTAGCAAATATACAAATACCCAAAACAATGTTTATAGACATTTGGATTACGAATTGTTCAGAAATCTGGATGTTATAGAAGGAAGTCAGAGGATAGTTGAGGAGCTGACGAAGAAATATGAAGTATATGTTGTTACTACAGCAACAAACCATCCGGAATCCCTTAAAGCAAAGTTAGAATGGCTTACAGAGCATTTTCCATTTATTCCACATAGCAATGTGGTGCTTTGTGGCAATAAAAACATAATTAAAGCAGATATCATGGTTGATGACGGAGTACATAACTTAGAAACATTTGATGGAATGAAGATACTATTTGATGCACCGCATAACAGGAATGACAATAGATTTATTCGTGTTATGAATTGGGAAGAGATTGAACGGAAATTACTTTAAAATATCATTATATTTAGAGTGAAAATAAAGTTAAAAGGAGTGAATTAACACTCCTTAGTAAACTAACGTGCTTCTACTGTAATTTTATAAATCACATAATTGTCGTTAATGTCATACGCGTAAACCAATGCTGTGCCTAAAGTTGAATGAGAGGATACGACACCACTGGAACTAATGCTTATAAGGTTGCTTCCAGATACAATTTCCCACCGGGTGTAACCTTTTAATAGAGATACGTTAGAATTCCTAAGCATGTGGTAATCAACTGTACCGAGCGGATCGCCTAGCTGCTTAACTTGGTCAACTGATTTGACAGGTGTTAGGGCTGAAGCTTGTGATGTGAATGCAGGGAGAGCTAGTGTTGTAAGCGATAGAGCAGAAACAATCAATCCTTTGTAAAACTTTTTCATAAGGATTACCTCCTAGGTTTTGATTGTAAGTACAACCCTAGTCTAACATGTAAAATATTTGAAATGTGTGAAGTGTTTGTGAAACCGATTAAAAGATCAATTTTATTTAGAGTAAAAATAAAATATAAGAGGTGGAGTCTGCGGTGAACTATCCAGAAAGCTTAAAAGAGAAAGCCGAAAAGATTAAAGACGAAGTAAGAAGCGGAAAATTAGACGAGGAGAAAATAAAAGCGATTGCTAAGTCTGCAGTTGAACTTTTAACATCCGAAGAGAAGAGCCATACACATTATGCAGAAGTTGTCGGTGCAATTGCTGCAAACCTAGAAGATTTCTTTAAGTCTTATCTAAAAGAGGATTAATATAACAGGATTAAAAGAAAGGATAAAGGGATGTTTATTGAAAAGGTACTATGTTAGATGTAAAGATCACAAAGACGAAAATACGTCTATAATAATTGAGGCGTTATCACCTGAACAGGCAAAAGAACAAGCATATGAAGTACATAAAGTAAGAGATATTTATAATGTGAGTCTGGGAGAAGGAAAGTCAAGGAATTATCTTGAACGAAAATATGCTCCATACATAAAAAATAACAACAGCAAGGCGGTAATTATCTTTTCATAAGGGAGGACAGATCCATGTATATATCTGATCCAATAAAAGAAACACTCGTGCAAAATATGGATCAACTTAGTAGCAGAGTTGATGAGTTGTTCATTTACCTTGAAAATGAGTTGCCTTCAACATCTGAAAGACAATGGAAAACTATAGACAAAAAATTCGGTGAGATTTTTACTAAATCTAATGAATTACAAAATTACATAAGTTGTTTATAAAGGTGAGCAATATCCCTTTGATATAAGGACATCTGTGTTACTTAATATTCAAAATCGTCAGTATTTCTTAACAATTATTTATATGATTGGTAGCATTTATTAAAGAAAGAAGGTGATTTATGAGATTGTTTGTTTGATAAGTATTGGTGCCAGATGCGAATTATATTTTTACAAAGGGGATATTTTATGAACAATTTTTATCGAACGATCTTAGCACTAGTTGCCGTATTTGTGCTGGCCTTTTCAACATTTCCTCCGAACAGTGATGCAAAGAGCACAATCTCAACAGATAATGTCGACAAGGATAAAGTAAAATCAGAGGCAGAATTTATTGCAGATCACACTATTGATGTGAGTAAAAAGACTAAGGAAAAACTTCTTTCCAAGGCAGAAAAAGCAATTGAAGATGGAGACATTAAGTATCATAAATCAAACGAAAAGGTATTTGATAATGCATCAGTTAGAGCTATTAAGTATGATGATGGCACAGTAACTTATTCGGTTTCTTATTTATACGTGGACACTGAAAAAGTAGACAGAGTTAGCTCATTTAATGTTTCGTTTGATAGCGATATGAATATTGAAGAATACTATGAAGTTGACATGAAGAAAATCAGCAGTACTCAAAATGAAATGAATTATTGGGTTAATGGTGTTAAGGATGAGGACAAGTCTGGGGTCTTTGAAACAAAACAAACTTCAGAGGACAAAGGAAGCTCATCTAACATGATGAGTGCTCAGAAGAGTTGGACTGGATGCGTATCAGATTGCTTAGGTGATAAAAATATTAGCCAATGGGCAATTACCGGTTTAGCTATTTTATGTGGAGTTTCATGCACAGCTGGTGTTCCAGCAACAGCAGGGACTGCTTGCTATGCTTGTGTAAATTCTGCTGGTATTATTGGTGTAAATGCATTCTTTGATTGTATGGAGAAGTGTAAATGATCAATATCTTAAGTAAAATACTATTTATTTTGTCTGGTTGCGCTTTGTTGATCTTTGGGATAATTTTAAAGAATGGATCAATGGCTTTTGGATTGTTTGCCTTATTCTTCATAGCGGCAATAATTGTTCGTGTATTTCATACACGAACTGAAGACCATTAGCGGCAGCCTTATTGTACTGTAGGGGAGGAAACTCTCCTACTTTTAAAAAAATATTTAGAGTAAAAATAAAATAGTTATTGATTGTTCGGGTGAAAGCGAGTATATTAGAAATATAGGAAGCGAGGTGATGCATTGGAGTGTGTTAAATGCAGGGATCACATTTGCGACATCATTTATTACATAAGAATAACTGACAACAAAGAATACAAGGAATTCCCGGTACATAAAGAATGCGGAGAAGCAATCAAGAAAGAATGCATTGAGAATTGCAAAGACATGAAATTAGAAAAGACATTGGATTACTTGCAGTTATTTTAAGAGTGAAAATAAAATATTCCTTTTATCGAGTTATCGAGATATGCCTCAAAATAAAGTGTTTGGAGAGGAGATAATTTAATGGCAACTAATTGGTTTATCAGTGATCCGCACTTTGGACATAAAAACATCATTAAATATGAAGGCGACAAACGACCGTTCACAGATACAGAACATATGGACAATGTTATCATTGAGAACTTTAATAACACTGTAAATGAAGGGGATACAGTATTTTGGCTGGGGGACATGTTCTTCTGCAATTCAAAAAGGATTGAGTACATAGTAAGTCGATTAAAGAAAACAAGAAACATTCTTATCAGAGGAAATCATGATAAAGGAATTTCAGATACAAAGTTTAGAAGACTTGGTTTTGATCCACATAGGATGTATCTCTATGAGGATTATATCCTTACTCATGAACCAATTTCTCAGGAGAATATGAACAGATTAATTGAGGAATTTCAACTTTGTTGCAATGTACATGGGCATACGCACAGCAAGGAAACTGGCTTAGAAAATTTAAGTCATGTGTGCATAAGCGTTGAGAATACAGATTTCAAACCCATAACGATTGACTGGATAAGTAGTAAGCGATGGGATGCGTGCAGGAATTCTTATTGGAGGAAATAGTCAGAAGAAAATATTCATAATTTCCCGGGCAAGCGCATTATACGACAAATCAAAACAAATAATGAGGGGTGAGGAATATGCAAACCTTAAATGCACCGATTTATGAAGTTAAACAGGAGAGCAACTGGTATAAAGCAGAGAAGAAACGAAAAGAGGGCATTAACACCTTCTTCGACAAGTTTGAAGAAAAGTATGGCGTCGAGGAAGGTTTCGCGTTTTATCACTCTGAATATTTCGGAGTCTATGAAGGAACTGAAGCGTATGAATTATTTAAAAATGACATTGTTAAAAATCCAAAAGACGGATTTTACGCATTCAAAAAACGATCTAAGCATTTTAACGAGATAAAATCTATGATTGAGCAAATTGAAAAGGTAAGTCCTTTCAGGTCTCATGATGAACTTGGTTTCAATAACATGACTGGTCGTCAATGGATAGATGACAGGTGGTTCTTTGGAGTTAAAAGTGAACAACTTGTCAAAGGAGACAATGTGGTTGCTATTGACTATAAGGATTATCTAAAAATTGTAATGGAGCATTTAGATTAAAATCCAATTTTTATCGTGAAAGGAGCAACTGAAATGCAGGATAAATTAACATCAGCAATTCACTTTATTGAGGTCAATCGGGATGAAATGGGAGACAAGAAATCACTAAACATGCTTTTAAAAGCTTTAAAGAAAATCATCAATGAGGGAGAAAAATGAGGTTTCACATACTTGAAGAGAAACAAATGAGGGACATCGGTTTTACAGATCACGTGAAATCAAAGTGGTACTACATAAAAACAATCCAGCCTAACATCACATTTAATTTAACAATAGATAAAAACAGTCTAAAAGGTGAAATTGATGTTCTAAATGAAAGATGTTTGCAACCGTATGATTATCAGTACTACATGAATGTTAATACAAGAGAAAAACTTGAATTTCCACATATCATACATGATAAAGTCCAAGAAATTATGTCCTACTTAATTGAAGAGGGAATTATCTCAGATTACACATTAGGCAGTTATATTTAAGGAGGTGAATAAGTGGTACGTCATAAAGCAACATTTGAAGGGAAGATAATCAAGAAAAGTTGGACATTAGGTCTATGTGATGCCCTTATCCCAATTGAACAGCAATGTGAATATCAGACATTTTTTGAAGGAGTCATCGACTTAGACCCAATTGAAGTCGGAGGAAAAGTGTATATCCCAGGGTTTAACGAATATGTAGTCGTAACAGACAGGCAGCGCAACACAAAAAATGAATGGACATATCAGACTGACAAGGTAATTAAAACAATTGAAGATAAAGAGAGCCTTGAAAAAGCAATTCAAAAACAAGAAAAAATAGAGGAATTTAATCAGCAACTTAAACAAGAATATAAACGCTTTAAAGAGGAAGAAGAAAAACGTAAAACTTCATGGTGGAAGAGGCTGACTAAAAAAGACTAAAGGAGAGATATTTATTGAATAAGGATACAAAAGATATTTGGAACGGTTTCTTTACCGGATCAGGTTCTCTGATTGTAGTTGGGTTACTCATTTTTGTTGAAGCATTGACTATGTCACTAGTTGTCTATTATGGATTGAATCACGTGTTAAATCCTTTGCTAATTGATACATACAACATTCAAAATGTCCATGTCACTTTACCTCATGCATTTGTTATTGGTGTTTTACTCAACGTATTTGTCAAAGGTATAAAACGATCAGATCAGGAAAAAGATGAGAACATTTTCAAGAAAGCCGGTAAGTCTTTACTTCATTCAGCTTTTGCATTGATTGTTCTGTATGTCAGCACATTGTTTATTTAACGAAGGAGGAATTTGCATGAACTTAAATACATGGAGGGTGATGTTATGGAATTAACAAAGAGGATTGCAACGGCTAGAAGTACATATGAAATTAAATTAATTGCTGAAGAAGGAACAGGGATAGGGTGGGACATTTTAGAATGGGAGGTTAAGGATATTGTTACAAAAAGTACACTGGCTGCAGGAAATGGAATGCCTTTATCACATGTTCCTTATCCCTTAAAACGATTGACGCTAGTTGATAAAGTTAAGCGAATTATTAGTCATGTCGAATCAGAACAAACAACAAAAAAGAGAAAGAACGATGACGTTAGGGAATTCAATGAATGGAGCGGGGTTCTGAACGCGTAACTGATTAAAAGTTTTATTTTATAGACAAAAAGGAGAGAAACTTAAATGATGAAGATTAAAAATATTAGATTATCTTACTTACAGGAAAATGACTATTTGCCAGATGAAGAAAAAGTTATTTTTGACATTAAAGATGCAAAGTTGACTGAAGAAGGAGAAAGCATCTTTCTTGAAACTAAGCAAATATTAGGGTTAGGGAATTGCCCACTTTTAAAAAAGGATCATAAATATGTATTAAGAATAGCAACTAACAAAGAAGAAAAATCCATCGATGTTGGATTTGTTAAAGACCTAAGCACAAATGCATTTTCGAAATTAGAGTTTGAAGTTTATGTCCCAAAGGTCAAGTTTATAAGTTTTTAATAATAGGATGATTTTAAGGAGTTGATTAGACATTAGTATAAGTCAAAGGCAGTCTCAACGTATTCGAGAAGCTCTGATAAATTCAAACACAACTGCTGAGGAAATTGGAATGGATAAGGCATTATCAGAAGTTCTCAATCTACTCAAGAGAAGAATTTTGGAGCTGGAATCTTTGTATTATCCAGAGTGGGAATATGAAAATGCAAAAGTGAAGCTTGAAGAGCTTAGAGAAATGGAGAATAGAATTAATGTACTTCGAGGAACCGGGAAGGATGAACAAAGTGAATTTGAAAATGCAGGAAGCGGTTTTACATCTCAGCAAATATGACAGCAGTTCAAAAAGTGCTCAAGATGCACAGAAGTTGTTGAATGCTTTGAAGGATACATACGAAGTAGCTGGTTGCTGGTTTAGACATTATAAAGGCGGTCTGTATAAGGTTATTGGAGAGGTCATTCACACTGAAACAGAAGAAAAGCTGGTTACATATGAAGACCAAGACGGATTACTTTGGGCAAGACCTAAAGAAATGTTCTTTGGAAATGTGGCTGTTGAAGGTAAAGAGATTAAGAGGTTCACAAAAATAAATTAAAAGGATGATGACAATGAATAAAAAACACGGACTTTATTGCATGGGAACACTTGTTGGCACTTATGATGATGCTATTGAGGCTCATAAAGATGCTATGTACGCTCAAGAAGAAAGCGGAGTACCGCATGAGGTAAGAGAGATTGATGAAGTAGCTGATTTAAACGAATTTAAATTTAAGCTATCAGAAGAAGCTATTGCTGTAGTCAGCAATACTGTATACACAGCAAGAATGAATCATAATACTGAACAATTCGAAATAACTGACACTACAACCGACAGTACTCTTACTTATACAAAATCAGAAATAGACAAGTACATTAAAAACAATGTTTTGGTTTTAGTTTAAATAAAATCACAGTTTCAAAGGAAGGGGAAGCAAAATGAGTGCAGCAAGAAAGTGGAGAGATTTGAGAAGCAAGTTAATTGGGTATAAGGCATTTGGTAAGTTCAGTGATGTTGTTATTAACCATATTCTCAATGATATGGATGAGTTGGACGTAAGACACGAAAAAGATAAAAACAAAAAATAGAGAAAAGGGAGTTGTGGAATGGGAGCTGCTAAACAGTTATACGTTAAGCGCAGTCACTTTGTAACCTTGGATGAAGCAAAAGAAAATACGCAAGTACATATGAAAAATGGTGGCTCATACACTGCTTTAAAAGGAGAGCTGATTGCGACCAATCTTGAAGGGGATCAAATGGTTATCACACAAGAGCAGAAGGATAACTACATTCCAGTACCAATGACAGAGCTATCAGATTATGAAGCTCAAATGGCCAAAGGCTATGCTGAAATGGCCGAGATCATTTTAGAAATGTCTGAAGCATTCCATCATGCTGAAAATGAAGCAGAAACAACCACGAACAGCTTAGTTAACGGGGAATATAAAGAGTATTGATTATTACATATGAAAGCAAGACAGGTAATGTGAAAAGGTTTGCTCAAGCTTTACAAAGGGAGTTAAGCTTCGATGTCATTGAAATTACAGATGGTTTAATTGTGGAAGAAGAATTCATACATATTACATATACGATAGGCTTTGGGGAAATACCTGAAAGGACTTTGAATTTTATTATTAAGAATAAAAATAAAATAAAAGGGGTTGCTGTAAGTGGTAACAGAGTTTGGGGTGATAACTATGGTTTAGCTGGGGACAAGCTCTCAGCAATGTTCCACGTACCATTGTTATTAAAGTTTGAACTAAGTGGAACAAAACAAGATTTGCAGAAGATTACTCAGGAGGTACAACTTATTGACAAACACAATACCAAAGTGGATCAAGCTCAATAATGAGATCATGATTCAGAAAGACGGTAAGTTTAAATTTGAGAAGGATAAGGAGGCCGTACACAGTTACTTTGTTGATTACATTAATCAAAACACAGCCTTTTTCCATGACTTAAAAGAGAAACTGGATTATCTGATTAAAAATGATTATTACGAAGAAGAATTCTTAAGCGAATATACATTTGAGCAGATTAAAACGATTTTTAAACTTGCTTACAGTTACAAATTCAGATTCCCATCTTTCATGAGTGCCTTTAAGTTCTACAATGACTATGCATTGAAGACAAACGACAAAACAAAGATCCTGGAGAGATACGAGGATCGTGTCTCAATTGTAGCTTTATTTTTCGCAGGTGGAGACTATGAGAAAGCGGTTAAGAATGTGCGTACTATGATGAAACAAGAGTATCAACCAGCTACGCCGTCTTTCATTAATGCAGGTCGTAAGCGAAGGGGTGAAATGGTCAGTTGCTTCCTACTTGAAGTAGGTGACAGTTTGAATGATATTTCACGTGCTATTGATATTTCAATGCAACTGTCTAAGTTAGGCGGTGGCGTAGCATTAAACTTAAATAAATTAAGAGCCAAAGGCGAAGCCATTAAAGATGTGGAAAATGTAACAAAAGGTGTCGTAGGCGTGATGAAACTTCTTGATAATGCTTTTAGGTATGCAGATCAGATGGGACAAAGACAAGGGTCAGGAGCAGTTTATCTAAGTGTATTCCATCCAGACATCACAGACTTCCTGGATACCAAAAAAATAAGTGCTGATGAAGATGTCCGAGTTAAAACACTGTCTATTGGTGTAGTTCTTCCTGATAAATTCATTGAATTGGCAAGGGAAGATAAGGATTTTTACATGTTCTATCCTCATTCAGTTTACAAAGAATATGGGCAGTATCTTGATGAGATGGACATTAATAAAATGTATGATGAGCTTGTTGAAAACCCTAAAGTTAGGAAAACAAAGGGGAATGCTCGAAAGCTGTTGGAGCAATTGGCCATTCTAAGAAGTGAATCTGGCTATCCTTATATCATGTTTGCTGACAATGTAAATACAGTGCATCCAAATGAACATATTTCAAAAGTGAAGTTTTCTAATTTGTGTTAACTGTAGCACCTTCGGTCAGTAATGATCGTAGCAAACCCGTCTAAACGGTGAAACTCTATTCAATAGACAATACCGTGCTAAACCGCATCTTGCGGAAATGCCGAACGACTATCGAAACCACGCACTAGCGTAAGGAAGTAGAGTACATCGCAAGCATATGGCGATGGAAACGGCGGGCGGCCTTATAGGTCGATGATATAGTCTATTCTTACGAGTGATCGTAAGCAGTTCATAAGAGAACGGACGAGAGTGTTGCGCCTTTCGTTGAATATTAAAGTCAGAGGTGCTCCAAGCATCACAAGTGTCAGTCTATACAGATTACGATCAGGAAGATGAAATTGGATTAGATATTTCATGTAATCTTGGATCCATGAACATTGTAAATGTAATGAATAATCGATCAATTGCTTCAACGGTTAGAATAGCAATTGACTCATTGACAACTGTTACAAGAAAAACAAACATTGTTAATGCCCCAGCTGTTGCGAGAGCAAATATACTAATGCGATCAATTGGTCTAGGGCAGATGAACCTGCATGGTTTTCTAGCTCAAAATAAAATCGCTTATGAAAGTGAAGAAGCTAAGGATTTTGCAAATACATATTTTATGATGGTTAACTTCTACTCCCTGCAGCGTTCAATGGAAATTGCACGAGAAACAGGGGAGACGTACTACAAGTTTGATGGGTCGACCTACAAATCAGGTAAGTATTTTGATAAGTACGTGACAAATGATTATAGCCCTAAATATGAAAAGGTTAAAAACCTGTTTGGAGATCAACATATTCCTAACATTGAAGATTGGATGAAGCTTAAAGAGGATGTTATGAAATATGGCTTGTATCATTCGTATAGGCAGGCTATTGCACCTACAGGAAGCATCTCATACGTTCAATCATCTACGGCCGGTGTAATGCCTATTATGGAGAGAATCGAGGAACGTACATACGGAAACAGTAAGACATATTATCCGATGCCAGGTTTATCGGCTCAGAACTGGTTCTTTTATAAGGAAGCATACGACATGGATATGTTTAAGGTAGTTGATCTTATTGCAACTATACAGCAGCACGTCGATCAAGGGATTTCATTTACACTTTTCTTAAAGGATACGATGACGACGCGCGATCTAAACCGGATTGACTTATACGCGCATCACAAAGGAATTAAAACGCTGTATTATGCTCGAACGAAGGATACTGGGCAGGAAGGTTGCTTGTCATGTGTTGTTTAAACAAAAAAGGAGTCAGTCTCTGTCTGACCCCTGGGTTTTTAATTAAAGTCCCCTTGCTTTAACAAAAGCCTTAATATCTTCACCGTCATCATTTGTTACACGGACTTTATAAGAACCTTCTATATCTTTTACGTAAAAGGTTGTTTCTTTGAACTTTCCTGGTTTCACTGTAATACCGTCTGCTATTCTCTTGCCGTCAGGGTTCGTAATTCTGTACTCAAAAGGGTAGGCTCCATCATTCGCAATGTAAATTCTGATTTGGTCGTCTTCACTTCCATAATAATCGAAATAAAAGGTTCCTTTAGCTGAAAATATACCAGTTTCACAAATTAGAGTGCCACCGCCTTTACACCTATCATCTGCTAAAGGATTTATGACTTTCACAGGATTTTGAAGCGGCTTAGCTGAAGCAGCAGTACTACCAATAGTAGGTATTAGCCCTAAAACTAAAGCACCAATAATCAGTTTCTTTTTCATTTTTTATTCCTCCCTTAATAGTGAATATGTTGCATTATAAGACTTACAACATTTATAAAATATTTCCTTCATTTTACAAGTGTTAAGGGAGGAAATATATCTAGGAGGTCACATTTTTGTCACAACTAAAGAAAAACAAGCAGTATACTGCAGCAAACTGGTCAAAGCATGAAGATGATTTCACCCAAATGTTTTACAACCAAAACGTAAAGCAGTTTTGGCTTCCGGAAGAGATCGCATTAAACGGCGATCTTCTTACTTGGAAGTATTTGGGTAAAAATGAGCAGGATACGTACATGAAGGTGCTCGCCGGCCTGACACTGCTTGATACAGAGCAGGGGAACACAGGCATGCCGATTGTGGCCGAGCACGTTGAAGGCCATCAGCGAAAAGCGGTTCTTAATTTCATGGCGATGATGGAAAACGCGGTGCACGCAAAATCCTACAGCAACATATTTCTAACTTTGGCTCCAACCGAGAAGATCAATGAAGTCTTCGAATGGGTGAAAAACAATAGGTTTCTTCAAAAGAAGGCTAGAACAATTGTTTTAATTTATAAAGCAGTTCAGAAAAACGATGATATCTCCTTATTTAAAGCAATGGTTGCATCTGTGTTTCTAGAGAGTTTCCTTTTCTATTCAGGGTTTTATTATCCACTTTACTTTTATGGACAAGGGAAGCTCATGCAGAGTGGAGAGATTATTAACCTGATTATTTAATAGTCCCTTTTGTCGGCAACGGCAAATGTGAACCTCTCTAATTGCTGGAAAATCCTTTTTAGGACAATCAGCAGCGAAGCTATGCGAACCCAAAGGAGGTGAAAATGATAAGGAAAGAAGTCGAAGAAGCACCTTGGTGGATAACGGAAACGGGAGTTATCATATCAAAAAAATTAAAGAAACCAAGAAAGACATTTATTACTCCACATGGCTATGAAATGATAGGATACACGCATCCGAATAAAGGAACACAGAACTTTTTAGTACATAGGTTAGTCGCAAAATATTTTATTCATGAAATACCAAAAGGAATGTTTGTAAACCACATAGATGGAAATAAACTAAACAATCACGTTCGGAACTTAGAGATAGTTACACCTAAAGAAAATACTCTACATGCAATGAAAATTGGATTAATGTCAGGACAACCTGGAGAAAGTAATTCAATGTCAAAACTCACAGACTCAGAGGCAACAAATTTAATCTATGATTTGCTTGCTGGAATGAACAATGTTGAAGCTGGTGAAAAATACAGCCTTCATCCCCGTTACGTTAGTCTGATTCGACATAAAAGAAGATGGAAGACTTTATGGGATCGCATAGAACGTTCAACGACTATCGCATAGGCGGCGAAATTCCGCAAAACGAGTAGGGCGCAAGCTATTGGCGTGGGTGAGAACCCCTTAAATCGAAACGGGAGGCATCCTACAGGGATGATGATATAGTCTGCTCCTTACGGTAACGTAAGGCGGTTGCGACAGGGCAACGAGCCGAGAGTAGCGAACTCGGTTGAACTAAAGGTATTAGAGACGAGGCGCTACACGGCGTATACATCGGTTTATTAGCTCAAGAGATATATAAGAAACAAACGCCTCAGAAGCAAAAAGAAATGTATGAATGGGCTTTAAGTTTGCTCCAAGAGCTTTATGAAAATGAATTAGAGTATACAGAAGATGTTTATGATCAGGTTGGTTTAGCTCCAGATGTAAAGAAATTCATCAGATACAACGCAAATAAAGCATTAAACAATCTGGGCTTTGATCATTGGTTTGAAGAAGAGGATGTTAATCCAATCGTTATTAATGGATTGAGTACTAAAACTAAGTCGCATGACTTCTTTTCAATGAAGGGCGTTGGCTATAAAAAAGCAACAGTAGAATCATTAAGGGACACGGATTTTATATTTGATTAACCTTAAAAAAGACAGTCTTGTCGGTAAAGTTTATGTGAATAACGCAAACCAAAAGTACAAAGTGGTTCAAGTTTTTAGAGAAATGAACAGATATAAATATAGAATTCGTTTTCTTAAAACTGGGTATGGAAGAGTTGTTGAAAAAGTTGAAATGAAACGCGGGAAGATAAAAGATAAGTTTGAGAAGTCTGTATTCGGAGTAGGGTACATGGGCAATGTGAAAATGACTGATCATAAAAAGGAGTACAGTGTTTGGAGTGGAATGCTTGAGCGTTGCTATCATCCAAGGGGATGTGGTTATGAAAGATACGGTGCCAAAGGAGTGACTGTGGAAAGAAGGTGGCATTGCTTCGAGAATTTTTTAGAGGATCTCCCTTTAATCAAAGGGTATGATGAGATCCTGTTTTCTCAAGGAAAGATTCATTTGGATAAAGATAAAATTCAAATAAATGTGCCAATAAATAAAAGGAAATACTCACTTGTAACATGTTGCTTCTTAACTAAGAAAGAAAACAACAATTATAGAGACTTAGAAAATATAAAAAAAGAAATATTCGCATTATCTCCTGAAGGAGTTTTGATTGAAGCTAAAGGAATTAGGGAGTTTGCAAGAGACCATGGATTAATTAAACAAGGTATTATGCGGTGTTTATCTGGAAGGGCTAAAACACATAAAGGATGGAAATTCAAATATAAAAGAGAGGCGATTTAAATGAGATTAATTAAATTAGAGCAACCGAATTGTAATCCCTGCAAAATGGTATCCAATTATTTAAATAATGCAGGAGTTGAATATGAGACAGTTGATGTTACACAGAAGCCAGAAGTGGCAGCGCAATTTGAGGTAATGGGTGTACCGGTAACTATACTGCTTAATGAGCAAGAAGAAGTAAAGCGTAGTGTTGGATTTAAGCCTGAAGAACTTGATGAACTACTAAAGGGATTATAATAAAAAATTTCCTTAGGGGAGGGCTAACCATATTCGGTTGGAATATTAACGAGATTTCATGGTGGAAGTACATACTGCTGTTAATTTTTTTAATTACTCTAATACCTTTGTTGATAATGGATTGGATAACTTTCTGTAAGATTAAGCATATTGACAGGATTATTCAACGATATTCATGTTGGGCGGCCTATTTAATTTTTGGATAGTTTTTTCACATAATAAAACAAAAGGAGCTAATAAATAATGAAAATTAAAATCAAATATCTAGACGAAACTCAAACGAGAATTAGCAAAATTGAGCAAGGGGATTGGATTGATCTTCGAGCAGCTGAAGATGTAGCAATCAAAAAGGACGAATTTAAACTCATTCCATTAGGAGTAGCGATGGAGCTACCAGAAGGATATGAGGCTCATGTTGTTCCGCGTTCAAGCACATTTAAAAACTTTGGCATCATTGAGACAAACTCAATGGGTGTTATTGATGAGTCCTACAAGGGAGACAATGATTTCTGGTTCTTTCCGGCTTATGCCTTACGGGATACAGAAATTAAAAAAGGGGATCGTATCTGTCAGTTCAGAATCATGAAGAAGATGCCTGCAGTTGAATTGATCGAGGTAGATCATCTAGGCAACGATGATCGAGGTGGACACGGATCGACTGGAACTAAGTAATACAAGCCCTGGCTTAGATCATGATGTTTGTCCAGTGGAGGGTCTTAGCCAGGGTACAACTTAAAATACTCAAAAAATTCAACAATTATACCTACAAAGGAGATGCTGGATGAAAAAAAGATTACGTAAAAAGGCGTGGATGACAGGGAATACAAAACATGGCGAATTCATGTTTAATGTAATTGATAAGGTAAATGCAGATGGATATGTGTATTATCCAAAAGGACGCTATCATGTAGACAGAAAAGGGAACATGTACAAGTTTAAAATTTAGAAAAAAGCGAAATTATGATGACTGAAGTTTATAAAGAACTTAGGGATACCAAAGGGTTTATTTTTTCACATTTATCACATTAATGTAGGGATGTCGATTGAACGAACATCTCTATAAAAGAAGACTTTTATCTAAAACAATAAGGAGGAAAAACATGAATAAACGGACAGAATACTTAAATCCAAATGAACAGATTGCCTTCTTTTTTAAAAGAAGCGGTTATTTAGATGATTATCATGGAGACTTAAAAAATCTTAAGCTTGGGCATGTGTCTTATGATGAAAGTGTTAACGAAGAATTTGATTATAAACTGACTGCAAATAGCACACATGATGGGACTCTGTTATTTGAAATTCAAACCATTGAAGAAGCTCTAATTAAATTGATAAATCGAAAAACATACTGTCCAAACACTTTTCCGGTTGATAAAAAAATCGAAGAACTTAAAGACATTAGCTATGTAGTTGGTGACATTGAGCTGGTGAATGATTTTTATAGAGCTAAGCAGAAAACTGCAGTCTCAATCCCAGTTGTGTGCAACTATGTGTTTTAGATAAAATTCCATTGATTATATGAGACAGAATCAAATTAAAGCAAAAAAGGGGCAAAGGAAAAATGAACAAACTCGATCAGAAACAAACAACAGACCTGGGAAGACAGCTAACAGATAAGCTCCCTGAAGTTTTAGAAATTGTTGAAAGGATTAGCCATCATGAATAAACACATAGAAAAAATAAAAGCCCATCTAGAAGAAATAGAAAATCTTAAACAAGGCCTAAAATTATTCAGTGAAGATGAAGAAGAATACATAAGCTTATTAGCTAAGATTCAACAGCAGTTTTATTTAATATCCGACGAAGCAATGGAGGTCTTTAAAGAATTAACTATACAAATAAGAAATACAGGTCAGAAAAGAATACAACAAGGAATTGACCAGCTGCCTCACACAATCAAAGAAAGTGTAAGTGAAGAAATTAAAGACATGAAGAGAGCTGGCGAGCTTTTTGATTAGTTGTAGTTATTTATAGGATAAAAATAAAATAAGGAGATGCATTAGGATTACATACTTTACATTATTACTTGCAGCATACTTATTTGCACTAAACATTAATGAAATTAGACTAATTACACGAGGAGAGCAGAACGTATATGCTAAAGTTACGGATATGCTTTCTAAATCACCGTATAAAGATCTGAAGAAAAATAAAAACCTAGTGTATGTTATGACATTGTTCAAGGGGATTTCGTTCATTATCCCCTTGGCTACTATTGGACTGATTACGCATGGTAATGTGCTAATGTTAGCTTGGACAGCTTTTTCTTTAATTTATACCGGTTTAACAATGTTTAAAATTCTTGATGTTTTGGACGGTGACTCAAACAATAAACAAAACAAGTTCGTGTACATGTTGTTTGTTTGCGGTAATATTGTCTTCGTGGTTAACTTTATTATTGGCTGGTTCGTTTAAGCGTCTAATTCATGATACGGTTCAAGCCATTTAAGCCCTGGCCTAGAAGGATGTCTTGGTGAATTCTTAACTGTGAGAAGCCTGTTGTGGTGGGTTTTGATAGCAAATACCTCGTCTTTATTTATTCCTTTTAGGAGTTGTTTAACATCTTGGCATTGCTTATTAAAACTTCGTTTATCGAAACGTTTTGGACAATCACCCCAAGCAAAGATTACCTTTTTAGATTCTTTGGCTAAATTGGCTATAATTTGATGATTAGTCTTAACGGTAGCTTCATACAGGCTCCCGTTCTCTTTTTGAAGCTTATGAATTATTGAGGATAATTCCGCTGAATTTGTTTCGTAAAAAGGATAGAGATTGACAATATGAATGGATCCAACTTCATTTAATGAGTGGCTAAAATTACACAACTTAGTTATAGTGAGGTCGGATACTTCTTTGTCAGCAATACTTGGATTTAACATAATAAACACATACGAAGAGTCTAAATTATTGTTAAGCTTTATTGATAAACAATATCTTGCTTCAATTGAGTCTGTTAATCTTTCAGTTTTACATTCCAGTACTTCTTTAACCACCGCTGGCTTGTATTTGTAAACAGACAAAAAGATCACCTCTTTCCATTATGTGGGCAAGAATATTTTACCAAACGGTGGAATTGAAAGGAAGGAAATTATGAGTCAGTTTGATAAGCAGTACAACACAATCATAAATGACATAATTAATAATGGAGTATCCGACGAAGAATTTGATGTCAGAGCCAACTGGGATACAGATGGAACACCAGCACATACATTAAGTGTAATCAGTAAGCAAATGCGGTTTGACAATACTGAAGTACCAATTTTAACGACTAAAAAAGTCGCCTGGAAAACGGCAATCAAAGAATCACTTTGGATATGGCAACTTAAATCAAATGATGTTAACGAATTAAACAAGATGGGTGTACATATTTGGGATCAATGGAAGCAAGAAGACGGCACAATCGGAAAAGCATATGGATATCAGCTAAGTAAAAAGAACAGGGAGCTAAATGGTGAGAAAGTTGACCAGGTTGATTATCTTCTCCATCAGTTGAAAAACAACCCATCTTCACGTAGACATATTACAACGCTTTGGAATCCGGATGATTTAGACTCTATGGCTTTACCGCCTTGTGTGTATGAGACACAGTGGTATATAAAACAAGGAAAGCTTGCCTTAGAGGTAAGAGCACGTAGTAATGACATGGCTTTAGGGAATCCGTTTAATGTGTTTCAGTACAATGTATTGCAACGTATGATTGCTCAAGTTACTGGCTATGAGCTAGGTGAGTATATCTTCAATATCGGAGACTGTCATGTATACACTCGTCATATAGACAATTTGAAAATTCAAATGGACAGAGAGCAGCATGAAGCACCTGAGTTATGGATTAATCCAGATGTAAAAGACTTTTATGATTTCACAATTGATGATTTCAGATTGGTTAATTATAAGCATGGAGACAAGCTTTACTTTGAGGTAGCAGTATAATGCTATCTCTTATTGCTTGCTGCGACAAATCAATGGCCATTGGATATGAGAATAATTTGCTGTACCATATTCCTGAAGACATGAAACGTTTTAAAGAACTCACTACAGGAAAGCTGTGTATTCAGGGAAGGCTTACATACGAATCGATCGTACACATTACAGGTAAACCACTTCAGAACCGAAGGAATATCATATTAACCAAAAACAAGGATTTCAAGCCTGATCACTCTTCGTTCGTTTATCATTCAATTGACGATGTGTTGAAGCTTATACGAGGACAATTGGATAAAGATGAAGAAGTAATGGTCATTGGAGGAGGCGCTATTTACGAGGCATTCTTACCACATGCTGATAAGGTTTATTTGACGATTGTTGATTCAGTTGCTGAGAAGGCAGATTCATATTTTTCAAGGTTAAATGACGATTGGAGAGTAATTGAAAAGGATCATAGAAAAGCAGAAAACAATACCACATATAATTATTCATTTGTGACTTACTCAAAATAATTAAGAATAAAAATAAAATAGTTATAGACTTTTGGGAAGTTGAATGATAAGATAAAGACAAGTTAAAAGCTTGTCTTTTTTTTACATACTTTTAGAATAAAAATAAAATAATAAATAGGAGTGACGTTATGAAAACTGCAAAAGATTATCTTGTTTCCATTTCCAAACCTCTTGTTGCAATTGAGGAGACTAAACTACGACTTCAAAATGAAATTGATAACCTTTATAAAGAGCTGGGGAAAGTTGATAAAGAGCTCAATGAATTTTATCACAAGCTAGAAGAGGACAAATTTAATGCATCAGAGGGATATCATCTTTCGTTAAAAGGTCAAAAGATATTGAGAAAGAGAAGAAACTTAAAACAAGAGCTCCAATTAATGAACACACTTTTCGGGAGTTTGAACAATAACGGATGGACTCTTGAATCACTAAAAATTGCAGAGTATAAAATTAGCAAAAAGAAAAACAAGCATTTACAGTATGAATCGGTTTAAAAACAAGCCTACATAATTAAATAAAAAAGAGAGGGAAGCCCTCTCAATGTATTAGTAATTATAATCCCAATAAACATCAACATTAACTTTTACTTGAGCTACACTGTCATTGTTATGTGCTCGGACATACAATTGTTTTCCTGAAATAAGTGATGTGTTTACGCTAAATACTTTGTAAAATTGTTCACTAATATAATTTCCGCCACTCGGTGTGACAGAAGCCAGCACAGTGCCATCTGACTTCATTAATTCATAAGTCACATTTGCACTTCTACTTCCTGTCCCTGTTGACCATTGTTTCCCCATGATGGAAATCTTGGTTACGTTGTTTGGTGTAAAGCTAGTGACTACTGTTGCGTAAGATGCAGGGCCTGAAGTAGATCTACCTATGTTGACTTCACCAACACCATTTTTAACGTGAGTATCAGTCCCAAGAGCATGAAAACTACCGGTGTTTGTTAAGACCTCAAGATTATTTTGAGGGGCGGCAACCGGCTCACTTTTAGCAGTAGCATTCGCTGACGCAGCTACACCAGTAAGACCAATAGTTGAAACTAATAAAGCAATTGCTGTTTTCTTCATTAAAAGCATCTCCCTTGGTTTAGGTATGTAATACAACTATATTATAACAATTAATTTTGAAATAAATGGAGAATGTTGTGAATATATGGTGAATTTTCTGAATGGAGTGTGAATTTCTTCGGTGAGAACTTTAAGGAGGTGATATATTGCAACAAAAAGAGCGAGAATTGCTGTCAAAGAAAGAACAGCTTGAAGTTGATGTTTTAGAAAAGGAAGTAGCTTTACTCCGGCTAGAAGTGGAACAAGAAGATTCCAATCTCCACAAAATTGGGGAGATCGGTGTACTCAAAGATTTTCTTTTATACATAAAGAAATACAGAGCAATGTTTACTGTGCAGCAAGCAGAAGAAATTAGAAATATGGATGACCGAATGAAAGAAATTATCAAAGTCCATGATGAACGAGTTATGGTTGATGAAGCAGCTTTAGAGGGGTTTATTGAGGAAATTGAGGATCAAATTAATTTAACTTAGAGGTGAAATATATGAGAGGGTTTGAGTTTAATAATGAGCGCATTAAGGAGAGTGCCAAAAAACTTGGGATTAAAATGCGAAATAATAATCCTGATGAAAAGGACAGTCTTTGCATTATAAACGAGGATGGGACTGAACGAGAAGCCTCTGTGGAGGATTTATTCATGGAACCAATGACTGAGGAAGTTAATCGATTGCGCTGTGCTGTTGCGGATTTGATTGGCGAGAATGAGAGGTTGAAGGCGTCTTTTCAGGAAATTGCGGAGCTCGCTGATAACTTTTACGTAGAGGACAATTCGGTTGCTAACGGTACTTATATTATAAAACCAGATATCATGCAGTATTCAAATACGGTATATCTTATTCAAACAATCGCAAAGGAGGCGTTAAAATGAAACCGACAGTCACAAAAGAACAGGCGGAGGCTATAGAAGAACTCCGATTAAGATTGAGCGATGAAGGAATATTACTATCATACACAAATGATAGCTTAACAGTTGGCGATAATAAAAGCGGTTGTTTATATAATCTTGATTTATTAACATTAGCTGCTGCATTAATTAACGGTTATGAATCTGAACCGACGCCTGAGGAAAAACTACGGGACTATTATGAGCATATAAAAAGATCGCGGGATGAGAGGTATGTAGCAGGGGATATTGAAGATAAACGCCATAATGTAGGAGTATTAACCGGAATACGAAATACACTCGACATTCTCGGAATCAAAATCGAAGGAGTTAATGCTTGATGAAGCTCAGCGTACCTGAACACCTTTATCATCACGTTTGGTGCCTTATTTACGAAATCGAAGCATTACAAGAGGAGGCCACAAGATGATCGATAAATTGACGAAAGATCAACTCGAAGTAATCCGAAAGCGTTCGGAGAAGGCTACGGAAGGCCCGTGGCGAATCGGGAAGCAATCACCAAACGGATTAAATAATATCGGAACAATTGGCGGATTACTGGCTGCACAAACAACGGATGAAGAGGACGCAAATTTCATCGCAAACGCCCGTCAAGATATTCCGTCGCTACTCCATCACATTACTTTTCTAAACGAAGTAATATCGAGCTGCCGATGCGCTGAGTGTGGCGATGAATTGGGGGAAGATTGGGCAACTAACAACGGAGTAGCGTTTTGCAATTACTGTGCTGGACTTAATTCTTTATGAAATCTGTATTTTAAAGAGAAGGTGATGCAGTGAAAGAGTCGTTGAAGAATGATTTTCAAGAGTTTATGAGTATTGCAAAAAGCTTTCTTGCTGTTTCTGGAGCAGTCTTTTGGTTATTGATAATTTCACTCGTTTTTGCTGGGGGCTATTAAAATGAATCAATCATATAAAGTTAGTCTAGAAAAATTACCAATTGAAAGCTTAGAGAGACTGAAAACAGACATACAAAATAGAATTAATGATGGATTGAGTACCGATAACAATGCATACATAAAAGACCAGAGAAGAAAACTTCAAATCGTTTTAGACGAGCTGATTAGACGAAGTACATTTGTTCACTAAAGGAGGTGAATACAATGCCAGTAGTACTTTATGGATTTGGAAGAGGAGCATAAAAAGAGAGGGGAGTAATCCCCTCATACATTAATGAAATTGGCCACTCATGCTTTGTTGAGCTAAGCGAACCAAACGTTTTGTAATTTCTCCACCTACTGAACCGTTTGCTCGGCTAGTTGTCTCAGGCCCTAAGTTCACACCGAACTCAGAAGCAATTTCATACTTCATTTGTTCAAGGGCACCAGCAGCTTGAGGTACAAGTAATTCATTGCTGTTGTTTGATCTGTTTTGTTGAGCCATTTGATCATCTCCTAAAGTAGTATGTAAACAAGTTTGTTCAATTGTATTGTGTGGAGATGTTTTGAAAATATACAAATTAATTTGAAGTGAGGGGATTACATGGATTTTTCAAGTGTTAAAGAAGGAGACGTAATTAAATGATTCTTGGGCTTACGGTGGAACCTATACAACTGTTACAGCCGAATCTACATACAGTAACCCAGATAGCTGCCCAAGAAATGAACAAGATCGATTGATGATTATTGAGTTTATGAACGACGGTACGCCAATGTTCTTCACATTAGATCAACTTAATCCTGGAGAGTGGGAATTAGTTAATTAATACGATTCGGGTGAAATTCTAATTTTATTGAGAAGGGAATGGCTCCTTTATGTATGGAGAAGATGTTGAAGTTACACTAGATGGAAACATTAAGGTGAAAGCGTTTGTATTTTGCCTGCCTACCACATGTAAAGAGGAAAAAGAAAAGAGAGCACTATTAACTCTAAAAAATCTAATAGATAAAAGGTTGAAGAATGAGGATCTAAAATATTTGGATGTGCAAAGTGATTTTGTTTTAATTCCTAAAATGATTGAAAACGGGGAGTTTTAATTTTGAATAAGAGAATAAAGAAGAAGATTCGAAACAAGGTTGAATCATGGATTATTTTTAAGAATCCTAACGGGTCATATAATTCACTGGGTGTAAACAAGTTTGGAGAAGTACCTTCACATGCACGTCCTTTGTATCCTGAATATAAAACCCTAGGAGAGGTCTTAAATTCATTCCCTAAAGGATTTTACTTTCCTTTGGTTGAGTTGGCAAAAGAAGAAGAAAACATGTTGTTCTTTGATCATTATCCTACAGAGTACGGTGGCTGGCAAACAGGGAATAGGGACGTATGGGGCATTTGGGGACAGAGATACTTATTGAAAAAGGTATCGGACGGGTGTTGTGAATACGTGTCCAGATAAAATGTTGATTTCATTTAGAAGGGATAAAGAAATTGAATTTGAGCAGTTAAAACAGCTTCTGAGGAGAGGAGAGGATTTTTCCTAATCAATGGATAGTAAAGAGAAAGAGTCTAATTCTGAGGCGGAACCCTTTTACATAAGCACACTTGAAATTTCAAGAAGATTGGGTAACGATCATAAAGATATATTGAAAAAAGTAAGACTTATAGCTGAAAGAATGCTGATATCACTAAATAGTTCAAATAAATTTATAAAAACCTCGTCCTATATTAATTCACAAAATAAACAACAAAAGATGTATGTCGTGTCTAGAGAGGTTGTATTAGAACTCCTTAAGACGTGCACAAGAAAAAACTACATAAAGGCAACTCAAATGCTAGATTACATGAGTGATAATGATAAGGAAAGATATATGCCAAAGACTTTTTCTGAAAATCAGTTTATCACTTTAATGAAAAATTTAATACCAAGCATAAAGGTTGAAAGACAATATAGGGTGTTAAACTATTTTGTTGATTTATTTATACCTGAATTAAAAATATTCATTGAGTACGATGAGGAATATCATAAGCGTAATTTGGTTTCGAAAAATGATAAGCATAGACAAGATGGCATTTTAGATCATATAAACGACAAGGATATGATGTTTATCCGAGTCAATAACTCAAATATGTATAAAATACTTAGAAAATTAGTTTTCTTAACAGAACTCAAAAAAATAAATCCCCATCTATTTTTAAAAAGAAAGGAATGGTTTTTTGATTAAGTTATAAATGGTAATATTTTAAATGCCTCTGAAGATATTATTTGTCATCAAGTAAATTGTCAAGGAGTTATGGGGGCTGGATTGGCGAAGCAAATCAAAGAAAAGTATCCATCTGCATACAGAGTTTATAAATACATGTGCGACAACGTAGTGTATAAGCCTGACCTGTTGGGTAAGGTTCGAGAAGTAAAAGAGCATGATGGAAAGATTATCGCTCATATCTTTGGACAACTCTCTTATGGAAGAGGAAGGGTATTCACCGACTATGAAGCTTTAAAGTGTGGCTTAGAGCTAATTAAAACCTCAGCCATGACAAATAGAAGATCCATTGCCTTGCCTTATGGAATCGGGTGCGGTTTGGCAGGTGGAAATTGGAATGAGGTAAACAAAATGATCGAATCCATTTTCGAGGACTACGATGTGACAATTTACAAGTTAGATTAAAACTAATTTTAGGATAAAATAAGGGGATTAGAGGTGGATGGTAATAGCTGAAGAATATAAAACTATTCAAATACTGTTCAACAAAATGGAAAGACAAATGGGTACGGTGAAAGAAGCTCTCGAGAACAAAGAATACGAAAGAGCCCACCGTAACCTAATCAACCTTTCAGATAACAATGAAGAATTGATGCAGGAAATCAGATGGGCTCGGAAAGGGATTAAGATTTAACTTTTCTTCTTTCTTCGTGGTTCCATTCGTACAGCTCTTCAATTGAGCAACCAATGGCATCAGCAAAAGTCATGCCAGTAGCTAAGTTCATATTTGCTTTAGCTCCACTTATATAATCGTGGATACGTTGTCTCGGATATCCTGTGCGTTTGAAAAGGTCATCAACTGTGAGGTCATATTCAAACATTAATTCATTTAAACGAGGGCGGAGGGGTGTCCATTGCTTCATTTCGTACACTTCTTTCAATATTAATTAACATAAAACAGTGTAGCAAAGGTTTATTCTAATTTCAATTTTAGTTTCAATATTTTAGGAGAGTGATTGATTGAGAGGTACAAACCAAGGTAAGGTTTTTGAAGCAAATATAGAAAAATCAGCTGCAGATCAAAAGCTGTTCTTCTATAGAATTAAAGATGTTAATCCAATGTTTTTGAAAAGGGGAGCAGCTGTATCAAAAAATAAATATGATTGCTTCTTGCACTTTAAGGGGTACTTATTCCCATTAGAGCTTAAATCCACAAAGGATAAGTCTATTGCCTTTCAAGAGAAGATTATAAAGCCGCAGCAGATAAAACACTTAAAAGAGGCTACGCAATATCCAAACGTAATCCCTGGGTTTCTGTTTCAATTTAGAGAGCCGGAAAATAAAGTTTATTTCGTACATATTAATGATTTCCTTACATATAAGAACATAGCTGAAAAACAATTGAAACATACATATAAGAATAAAGTAAACAAAGCCAGCATTCCAATTGCAATTTGTGAAGAGATCGGCACAGAAGTCCGTTCGATGAAGAAAAAAGTTAACTATACATATTACTTGAATAAGCTTTGCGATGATTTGATTAAAAAAGAACAGCAGAGTGTGAGCGCTGTATGAGTGAATTCGTTAAATCATCTTCAAAGCAATCGTTTGAAATAGAAAAATATCATATAACGATTGAAAGCATAAATCAACCATCAGCTGAAGCAATTAAGAAAGTCAACCTAAAAGTGAATGAAGTAATGTCTAATTTATTAGCAAAAGAAAAGAGCCATTAAACCGGCTCTTTTTTTGTTGTACCTAAACTGTAATGCTTGTAACGATTATCGGGATGACCTTAATGCCGGTCGCGATGAATCATATTGCCGGCGGGGAAGGCAGCGAGGATTTCGGTGATCCGGCTAACCTTGCCCTCGGATTTACGGTGCTCGTCATCATCGTGCTGCTTTATCGGTTTACAAAAGGATTTTTGAAATCCATTTCGATTTTAATCGGCATTGTCATCGGGACGGCCATCGCATATTTTATGGGAAAAGTGCAATTTGACAATGTGGCGAATGCTGATGCCATTCAAATGATTAAACCGTTTTACTTCGGGACGCCGACATTTCATGCGGCACCGATTATCACGATGTCCATCGTTGCCATTGTCAGCCTTGTTGAGTCAACAGGCGTCTATTTCGCTCTCGGTGACCTGACAAACCGGCGCCTGTCTGAACGTGATTTAGCAAAAGGCTACCGCGCGGAAGGCCTGGCGGTATTCATCAGCGGCATTTTCAATGCTTTTCCGTATACGGCCTATTCCCAAAACGTTGGCCTCGTGCAGCTGACAGGAATTAAGAAAAACGCGGTTATCGGTGTCACGGGCGCACTTTTAATGCTCTTCGGCCTTTTTCCGAAAATCGCAGCCTTCACGACCATCATCCCGTCTTCGGTACTGGGAGGCGCGATGGTGGCCATGTTCGGCATGGTCATTTCCTACGGCATTAAAATGCTCAGTCAAATTGACTTTAAAAAGCAGGAAAACCTTCTGATCGTCGCGTGTTCGGTCGGATTGGGACTCGGTGTAACCGTCGTTCCCGATATGTTTAAGCACCTGCCGTCTTACTTAAATCTGCTGACCACAAACGGAATCGTCGCCGGAAGCTTTACCGCCGTCCTTTTGAATATTATTTATAATATGATTCCTAAAACGAAAAAAACCCTTGATGTGACAAGGGTTCAAGAGGGTTAG